TTGGCGGATGGGTGAAAGTGTGGTATAATAACGAAGAAAAAATCAAAATGTTTATACTAAAAGGATAGAAGTATGAAAAGAGTACTTTTTGTATGCAGCGGAAATAGACCAATAAACTCCGCAAAATCCTTTGTTTAAGCCACTTTTCAACGCCACAGATCCTGTTTTGACACCAGTTTGACACCATTTTTGGAATAAGGACATTGAGCCCCGATGCAAAGATTTAAACCCTTATATAGCCCCACAAGATTATTGTGAGATTATATAAGGGCTTACATACTGAGTAAAAATTACCCCGCCTCATCGGCGGGGAATTTTTTATTGACAACTCTGTCAAATCGTGTAGAATATAAATTGTGGAAGCCAATCGTCTACTCAAACGAGCGATGGAGATGTGTCTCTTCAACCCGGTCGTAGACGGTGGACGGTTTAAAAGACGGTTGCCTGTTATCCCGCGAGTGCGGAATGGAGGCATGTGTATAGCCCTCGCGGGAAATTTATTTCTCAGGGAGGTGACATACATAACTCTTCAAGAAGTTTTTTGGATTGCGTCTATCTGCTGGATTTTCATCCAAGTATACGACAAGTTCCATGACAGAAAGAAGTGAGCCGTCTGCTAGCGACAGAACGGCTCACGGTTTTGAGAGTTAAACTCTCAGTGCTGTAAGTTGTAAGTCGTGGCAACCGTCTTGGTTTCCACGCTTTAATTGTAACAGATATTAAAAACTAATGCAATAGAAAAGGTAAACTTTTTAAACAATGGCTGTCACATTTTATTCTGTGACAGCCATTTTCATAGATGATCTGCGCTTAAAGTGGCAGGGCACTTAATAGGGAACTTGCTTATCCTATATACTATAAACAAGTTCCCTAATTTTAATCACGCAACAGAGCCGTTCTTTACGCGCTTAACAGTAGCCTCGATGAGAGCAGTAATATATCCCTCCAGGTCGCCAAAGGCTTCAGACAGATACTCTTTTGCATCCTCGGAGAGGATATCAGTCACAGCGTGCAAAGTCTTCTCAAAGGCGGCTTTTTGCGCCTCTGGAGTGAATTCGCCGCTTGCCTTAATTGCATCAACGAAAGTCTGGTTAGTGGCTTCTACGCAATCTACGACGGTCTCCTTAAGCATGAGGATGTACTTTGCGAGAGTTTCGTTCTTCGTGTTCTTAGCGGCAGCGTCCATCTTTTCTCGTATAACCTTGATAAGGAATACGGTTAGGATGCCCATGAGCGGGACAACAACAGTCTGCATGATTTCATTTAAAAGAGTAATCCAAGTAGTCTCCATAATAATACCTCCAATTATTTAATCACTTTCATGTCTTTGTCTTCCGATGTGGCAAATCCATCGGTGACAATTTGTACGCTTTGATAGTCCGGCGGGGAAACCTTCGTATGAATAAATACAGCAGGGTTAACAGTGGATGCAGTGCCGGCCTTTAGAATTGTTCCGTTACGACCAATCGTTGGCGTATAGCACGCATACTGTTCTCTGGCGTCGGTATCAATCTCATAATGCAGATGAACTCCGGTGCTCAAAACGCCAGTCTTACCCATAACACCGATCTTGGTGTCCTTGGTAACAGCCTGTCCTTCTTTAACCGCGATGGAAGCCAAATGGAAATAGCGAATGATTACATCCTGCGACTTGCCAGTATCCTCATTCAGACACTTTTCGTACTTAATTGCTACGATGTTACCACAAATGGAGTCCATACCACATCGAATTACTTTACCGTCGCCAGATGCATAAATCGTTCTATCGCCCTTAATGGAAATCGCATCGTGACCATAATGGGTACAGCGGAATACCGAGCGGTACTTAGTGTTCATATAGCCGGATGTGATTTTCATGTTGTTAATAGGCTGAATAAGAGTTTGATACGAAGAAGAGCTGCCCTGCGGCAGCTCTTTCTTAAACTCTTTTTCAAAATATTTAGGGACATCATTTGGCCCGACAAGGGTGGCGAGGGGATGGAGAATTGCCGTCTGTTCGTTACCAACTACAAGCACATCTAACGGATCAAGAAGGGTCTTGTCCGTAGCACCGGACGCAATGAGCAACCGGCTCGCAGACTCCTTAAACCCTACAGTATAGAATGGATACTTTGTATCGGTATCAACTTCCATGTGAATGTGATTGTACCACTTATGATTGCCGCTTACCTTTCCGATAGGAGTGTAAGCAGCCACACGGTCGCCCTTCTTCACATAGAGGGTAATCATGTGGGCATATCTTGCAATCAGATCCATCGTCTTCTTCTTCGACGGCACATAGATATTGACATACTTGATAACAACAATGCCACCAGCGGAACCATTATTCATTTCAACACCAAGGACTTCCCCTGTGGCACCAGCAAGCACATCAAAGTCTGTATCACCAAGGGAGTCAAAATCAACTCCATAGTGATTATAACCATAATGATCTTTATACTTCTTCGCCTTAAAGCCAGCAGAAATTGTACACTGCTTCATAGGGTAGAACAGAAGCTGTGAGTTCTGTGGCAAAACAAAATTCGACACTTAATCATCTCCTTTTTCTTCTCTCTTGCGTTTCTTCTTTGAAGGCTCAAATTTATCAGTTGCTTCCTTTACCGTATCGGCCACCTTAATCAGTGCCAAAGCAAACGCCTCAATCCCGAAATAGGTAAATACATTTTCCGTTAAAGTGGTCGGTTCGCTACAGCCAGTTGAAAACATCAGCACAAGGACAGCAATTGTATAGATGATCACAGTTGAAATGCAGAAAATAACAATTTTCTTTGAGAATTTCATTTAAAATCACGCAACCTTTATTACATAACGAAGCCATCCTTTGCATTCTTCCGAAACGAATTTATCAATACTATATCTGCGATTGCTATAGCAGAACCCTGCATTTAAGAAACGGAATTTGTCAACAGAGTTAGGGTACTTGTAGTAAGCTACCCAATGGTACTAACCGCCGACATTATAAAGAAGAATGCCAACATTTAAATCTGAATAGCCTTTCTTTGTAAGCTTAAACCCCTTAAACGCTTTGTGCTTAATTAAAAATGCGACCATTTGGAATATGTTTGTACCCCACCGCGCTCCCGCAAATAGAGTTTTGTTAAACCAATTGTATACAGAATCAATATCTTGCGGATTCCCACTCGCCTTTAATGCATTAAAGGCTGCGATAAATCCGCAGCCCTTTTCACCTATCGTATATTTACCGTATGGGATGTTCCGCATTTGTTCCTGGTAGTCGAGATAGCCGTCAGTTGTCCATGCTTTCTTTGCGATATCCATGTAGACCTCCTTAACCCCATGCGGCACTTATGCCAACCCATTTAGAACCGTCCCAAATCTTTGCAAAATAGCCATTTGCACTATCAATCCACAGCACAGAAGTATCATCAGGGGCAGTAGCCGACACCAAGTGCCCAGAAGAACCACCACCGCCAGAAAGAGTGGCAGTAGGTGTAGTGCCAGTGTTGTTGATAGACAATTGCACAACTGAACCTTTCGCCCAAATGTTTGCTGGGACAGCCTTCCCGTTAATCATCTTAATAGAGATAACACTTCCTTCGGTCACGAGTTTAAGCGAATTCCCTGCAATGCTATTTGCGGGAGCAATAAATCGTATGTCAAAGATGCGTGCGGGCAGAGTGGCAGGCAAGCCACTTGTAACAGTGTATGTACCACTCGCATTTTCCACCAAAACATCATAGACAATACCCATCGCCCCAATGGAAGAAAGAACATCTCGAACAGAGGATGCCGCATCTTCCGCTGTTTCTACGGCGGAATTTGTGGCGCTGGAAAGCTCTTTGAGAGCATCAGCGTCTATGAGATAATTCTTCAACACATATTTGTACAGGAGAGAAATCATTCCTTCCTGCCCGCGATTATAAACATCGGCATCCTCCGGATAATCCTTAGTGGTATATGTGTTACCACTGGAGGCAAGAGGCCCAATAGTCCACTGCCCTGTAGTAGTACGGTTCCAGTTTTTATAAAGCTTAACATACTCGTCATATTCTGAAACGAGGTTGTTCTTATTTTGCCCACCAGGAGCATTGGGCAAATTTAATTTTGAAACAATGCTTGAAGCCATATTATCACCCCTTTACAATTATCTAACCTTGAGCGTCCTTATTATATTGGCAAAAGATATACACAATATCACCGACGCTCAGACTTTCCCCAGTACGATTTGCATACATACAGCTCTTCTCCGAAGTTCCATCGAAATAAACGCTTGCCATGTTTTTGCCCGAATCAATCTCAGCCACTACTCCACGCTTCCGAACAATTACACCGAGAGACTCAAGAAGATCTTTAACGGTTCTTTCGGCATTAGCATCGAGAAGGGAAGTAAGGCGTTCCAAATTATCCTTTGTCATGTCTATCACCTTCACATATAGATCCTCGATACGCTCATCGTTGAGCCAATGTCTGTCCCAATAGGACGAGATATGGAGTTAATGATATATCTCGCCGTGGCATTCTCACCAACGGTCGGGTCTTCGAGAACAATTACATCGTTCTCATTCAAATGAAGTAGTGTAGCGCAGTTTATGTTTATGGACGAATAGTTCTTCCTAATGAGATCCAGTTCGTAATACGCTCGCTCAATGGCTTTCTGCTCGGTATCAATACCGTTCAAATAGTCATTAACCTTGTAAACCTTTTTAACACCAGAATTCTGAATGGAATGCGGATCAGACGGATCTTCATTTTTTAACTCAAAACGGATTTCTGTCTTGGTGTCCTTAATATTTTCACCAATTACCAGAACAGAATTGTAGATGCCGCTATAGGCAAGCTTCTTAGTTGAAGATTGATAATTGAAATCGGAAGCGTCAAAAGAATGCGCTACGCAAAGGAACCGGCTGTCTTCTATCTTGCGAAGTGTAAATCGTCCATTCGCATCATAATAGCAGGTGGCGTTCACATTGAGCGCGATATCAAGGAAGATATCGGCTACCGTACTGCCAGCGGATTTCGAGATGTCATATGTCACGACTTCGTTTTCAAGTTGAGGATCAATATTAGGCTCAATGGGGTCATTAACAATATCAAGATTAAGCGTTCTTCGTATGGCATCACCAACCGTAGAACCAGCCTTGACAATATAGGTTCCTTCAATAATACCGCCACATTGACCATTCAACATAGCCCACTTATCGGTGCCAGAAACACTGATCTCACGCTGGGACAATCCACCAACAATGGACGGGTCGTTAAACAAAAACACACCATTGGTAAAGTAAATCGGCAGACCATCAATATATTCACCAAGAGACACTCTGAACTTACTGCAGATCGTCAGCGCTTTTGCTACATCCAAGGCAAAGTTACCTACATTGTGCAACTTAAAGCTGCAGGTTCTTCGCACACCTTCTTCATTCGTGATATCTACTGAGCCGCTGTTATTCACCACATACTGCTCGATGCTTGTAATTACAGATTCGTCCCACCTTAAAAGCTCGATTTTGTAGCAAGGCATTCTTACTTTGGCGTTAATAGAAGCCATATACTCTTCAAAGGTAGGTTCTCGATCAACGAGGATATAAACACCTTTATTTGTACCCGCAAAGTATCTTATCCTGTCTGCGTAGAATTTGACTTTTGCATTGGAGTCACTGTCTAAAGCAACATACTCAATCTGAGAAGGATTATACGATATGCGTTCATTATATGGCTCCAAAATGCTTTCTTGATATTGAATGAACGAGGATTCAAATAGAATGGCATGCGCGAGCCCGGGATACTCGATGGGGAACAGGATGCTATCGGGATGATACGCTATTCCCTTCTTTTTAACTTGGACAGTTTGTGCATCAAGATCAGAGCCACTAATGCTAATGATGATCTGCGCAATAGCATCATGAGCCGCCAAAGAGTATTCAACAGACCTTATGTCACTGAACTCAGAATTCAGCGCCGGAGAAGTTGGAACAGATAGAGGGGTATAGCCAAGATAATTCATCTTTACTCACCCCCGTATCGTTACACAGTTATAGTTATAATGCCCTTATCGTTCCAAGCAATAGTGACATCTGCACCAGAGACATTCAGGTTTTTGCCAAAATCAAAATAGGCTATGAGCGGTTTTTGACCAGCAGAGGAAGGCGTATTATCATAAACAACAGCATAGCGAATGTTATCGGCAGTCAGATTCTCATATGTGACTGAATCCGCCTTCCATGTGTATGTACTACCATCCGCGTTCACCTTAAAACTGATGTTAGTCAATACTTTACCTCCACTTGTATAACCTGTTCCGGATATTTCGCCAGAAACAGCAGACAAATAGCGGTGCGATTTATCGGGAGTATAAGACGACCCGACAAGCATTATCTTGAATGAGTCGGAATTTAGATTGATTTCCTTATTGCCGAGGCTCAAAAGGAAACCAGTGTATTGGCTTAATGTGCTCATATTTCACATCTCCTTACCATTTTACAATTTCAACTGCAGATTTTTCATTGATATCTTTAGCCATCATGATCCAACCATCTTCTCCACCATACAATGTATGAAGCAGGGAAATCAACCCAACATCTCCTTTGTTGTATATGGAGGAATTGTCAGGATAATCTGCAGTTCTATAGGATATTCCGCTTGTGGCGCTCGTATATTCAACCTGCCCTGTAGATGTCCTTCCTGCATCGAACATAAGCTCAGTCAATTTCTTGGCTTCATCACTATAGTCTTTGTTGCCAACACCAATTGGCATATCAATTTTAGGCATAGTTAATCACCTCACAATTCTTCCATTTCCTTAAAGTTGAAGGTGATATATTTGAAATCACCATCAGCTCCATTAAACACATCGCTTTCAGTGTAACCATCGACAAACGCATAGAATGCCCGCCCCTTGTTATCCTTCACAATCTTTGGACGATCACTAAGAATGAAGTTACGAAGTTCTTCAAGATGTTCAACAGTTTGGATCTGCGCAGAACAATTATCTGTTACGACGGCAGTTACTGAGCCGGAGAGGTAATCCATATTGCCACGGCTGTGAACACTAAACCGTTTGTTGGTTGAATACTCAGTAACATCTTCGACCTGAGAAATGGTTGTGTCTTCAAGATTGTTACCAAAGCTATACGCCACCTGGTTTTCCTCATCGATAAGGAACCAACCAAAGTAATTGCAGTAAACCACATTGGTATCCATTGGAACAGACATTTCATTTTCCGTTTGTGCAAACAACCTATACTGGTAATTATGTGTTTTGGAAGCAGTGAAGTCTTTGAAGAATGTTTCATTCGCTTCTAAGACACTCACGAGCTTCATGCTCGAAGCACCTTGCAATCCTCTGTATAACAGCCATTTCTTAACCTTAGAGGTAATATTCTCAACATTGCCACCAGAAATACCACCGTTAAACTCGCAGATGAGGTACACATCTGGCTCCCACTTCGGAGAAAATTGAGGCGTGCTATTCTCGTCGATTTCTTCTCTGGTCAAAATGCGATTAACGCCATAAATCTTATCGAGTACACATCCTTCTTGAGCATAGAATGTTACTTTATCGTAAACCGAGATCTTTGGTACTGTTGGATTATGAGAAGAAGCAACCGCAAGGCCGGATGCGGCAGTATTGAAGTAATTATTCATTCCAATTCACCTCCACATTGCCAACAACATTGACAACAAGCTGTTCTCCGGCCATGCCAATCGCATACGAAGTGTTTGGATAAATGGCATGTACCGCATTATACCGAGGTTCATTACCGTTAATAGAGAACCAGAAACACTGCAGTGTGGAATCATATCCTATCTCAAGGGTTTCGGTAGTTAATGAGTTCTCTGCCTTCATGATTACGCCGTCAAAGTCAGAGCTGCGAGGAGTCCACATAAACATTGGGACTGAACTTTCTTCTGCGTTGACCTTGAGCTCCTCGTATGAGAGCTCAGCTCCTGCATGCAGATAAAGCCCATTGTTTGGTTTATCCAAATAGTCAATGAACGAGTAATCACCGGTAATTTTCCCGATATTCTCTATCAGTGAAGACCAGCGGACAAGAACATGCGATTCGTCTTCGCTATTGGTAGCAGAAGGTACCATACCTACAGATACATCAGAATATACAACCCGGAAAGGCACTCTGGGAGAGTAATAGGTCTGCCCAATATTCGTGACTATTTTAAACCATACCCAGTATGTAGTTCCGCTCATCAGACCATCGTATTTCCACTCGATCTTTGAAGAATACACATCACCGCTGCTGACAATATCAGATTCTGCGGAATTTGGGTCTGCAATGAATGCTTCCCAATGATTAACCATAACCCCTTGCGGATGGGAATACTCTGGTTTCCATGTGTATTCATGCCCCGTTATTTCTTCCGATGTCAACGACAGGGTAGGGGAGTCATATACGTCAAATACAATGTGTTCCGATTGAACCCCATTATAAATAGATAATGTTGCTCCATCGGCAGGAGCAGTTACTTCCACTCTACCGGCATCGTTCTTTGCACCGTCAATATACTCGAACAGTGCTATATTATCTTTGTCGATGCGGCGTATATAATACAGCTTCCACGCAGTCAGTTCAGTAGGCAGCGAGCCAGAGGAAAAGACAAAAATGGAATCGCCTGTCACAAGGTTGTGGTTTGCAACCTTGTAGGTCTTTTCAGTTGCATCTACACTTTCTACGGCCATTTTTGAAGCAAGAAGGCACACCTGCCACCGATATGTTTCACCAGCGGTAAAAGAATTCGGAGACACCTCGTGCTCCAAGGTGTCTCCATCGTACAGCGGCGTATCAAGCTCAACCAAACCGGTCGTAAGAGAATCATTGATGTTACCGCGCAGATCATAAACTACAAAACGGTATGCGGTGCAAATTTGGCCATCGACAGTAAGACTAAATACATTTTCTTCCTTGTTCTTTGGGTCAATTACTGTATCACACGGCCTCATAAATTGCCGCAGCGGTTTATAAATCAAAGCCATAAATTATCACACCTTTCTCTTACGATTTACGATTTTAGTTAATTCGTCAAGGAACCCATCAACATCCTCAACACCAGTAACTTCTACCTTAGCGATATAGATAGGCTGTTGAGCAGATTGCTGTACCTGACCAGGACGGCCAATCAAATTGGCAGCCAAAGTAGCAAACAGTCCGCTTACTTTAGGCATAATGTATTCCTCTGGAGATTTGGCAAGAGCAAATAACCGAGCAGTTAAATCTGCTGGTACAACGCCATCGCCAACTTCAAGTCGAGTATATCTGCCGCGACGAGCGATGATTTCTGGGCCGTTTCCGTCATCGACATTGTAAATACCGGATGAGGAAACATACTTAGCGCCGGTAGCGAGCGGAGCGCGCTTTCCCTTAGCAATATCATCTACTATCTTACCTGCAATCTTTGTGCCCGATACACTACTTACTCCGTTCGGGAATGGGTTAGTAATGGCATTCGGCAGATTATTACGATACCAATTCTCCTGCTGCTGCTTGCTTTTCGCAATTACATCAGAGATTATTGTGCCAGCCTTTGTATCTTTCCAGAAATCCTTTTCTACTGGCTTGTCGTTACCTCCGGTATTCTTTTTACCATTGCCATTACCGAGCATACTTTCAGCTGCCGCTGCTTCTTTCAAGGCATTGGAATACTGCCTGATGAGGTCTATTGCGCGGTCAACAAATCCTTCGACCTGATCGCCCAACTGATCCATAGTAAGACCTTGCATCTCAGCGACAAGATTCAAATGCTCAATGTAATCATCCCAGTCTTGGCCGAGAATATCCAGCGCATCGTCACACTTATCAATTAGGTCATCGATAGCGTCGATTTGGTCTTGAATAGCCTTCTTAGCCTCATCTCGCTCCATCTCTTTGTGGAGTTCATCAAGGCTACTCTTTGCGTCCTCAAGTTCTTGTGGATCGGATACCCACTGCCAGCCCTTATCAGCCGTATAAAGCCGAGTATTCTTGTTCGCCTTAGCCGCTTCATAACGGTCTTTTGCCTTTTGCAATTCGAGGAGTTTATCCTCGGCTTCGTACTGCTCCTCAAGGGCATCAAGTTCATCTTGAAGATCTTTCTTTCTATCCTCGAGAACTTCTTTGGCAGCATTGATACGGGCTTTCTCCTTATCAAGTAGCTTATCATATTGATCCTTAATTGCATCGGTTAGAGACTTTGTTGCGTCTGCGGCTCCGAAAGTGGTATTGGTGTACCGTCCAAGACCTTTTCGAGTAGAATCAATCATCGCCTTATAGATATTAAATGAGTCGATAGCCGCACGAAGTTCACTGTTGATTTCTTGGTTACTCTTAAGCCCAAGCTGTTCCACAATGTAATTCTCAAGAGCGGCATCCGTCATATCTTCAATGGCGTATGTCTTATCTTGAATAGACTCCGTAGTCTCTTCGGTACTACTCTTCTCTTTAATGAGAGTATCAATAACTTCGACAGTCTGATTCCACTTCTTCGCAAGCATTTCGTCGAGTCGAGCATTTGCCAAGGCGATGATACTATCAGTGTTCAGAACAAGCTGTCCATTCTCAAGCGTGAGAGCCTCAATATAGTCGTCAGACAAGGACAGGAAAGACTGCAATGTATCAACAGTCATGTAGCCATTTGCATTATATTCGCTTATGGCCGCGACGAGCGTTTTATATGAGCTTTGCAAGGAATCCATATCTTCGTTGATAGATTCAAGCTCACGAGCCTGCGCATACAGAGAGCCAGTAACATCCGCTCCGCTATTTGCCATGTTCTCATATTGATAGATAACATTCTCAATAGAGCCGCAAAGGGCAACCATGGCTTCGAGCGTTTGCTCGGGGACAACCCTTTTAAGACTTTCTTCCGTTAAGGTTCCAGCCGATGCCATATCAAGCAACGATTTCTGTACTCCCTCAGATATAGAACCAGCGTAGGTATTAAACAATTCGAGCTGTGTTTTACTGTTGGAAGTCAGCCATGCAATCATTGCAATGACAGCGTTAGACTGCTCACTGTCAATATCCTTCAGGTTTTCAGCAATTTCAAGAAGGTTGGTTTGTGCCTTTTCAATCCCGGACTGCAATAATTTTAGCTCGCCCTTCTCGGCGGCGGTCAAATCTCTTTGGGAAGCCAGTTGATTGAGTGCCGCAATACGCTCGTAATTTTTAGGAAGCTGATCACGCATGTAGTTAACATATTCTTCTTGAGTTAACTTTTCCTGGGGTCTTGTGTAATATCCATCCCACCGTGAATTTTGAAAACGATTCCAAACGGCATTCTTGCCAGCATTAAGTTCAGCTTCTTTAAGCTCTTTTTCCTTTTCGAGCAACGAAAGCTGTACAAGAAGTTGAGCATTGGATAACTGAAGATTACGGAGATCAGATGCATCCGTAATTGACAGTTTTCCAAGACTTTGAATATCTTTAATTCTGCTCTGAGCCTCTTCAAGTTCTTTTGTTGTATCGGAGATTTTTTCGTCAACACTTTCGAGAGCAGATTTGGCATCGCTCACTCGTTCAACAGCGTTGCTCATGCCATTTTTAAGTTCATCGACAAGAGCAACTACCGCGTTTATAGCGAGCTGAATAGCAAATGAGATAGCGAGACTCTTAAGCGTTGATAAAGCTACATTGGCCGCTTTAGCAGCAACAGTAAAAGCTTTATATTTAAAGGTGTCTCGAACAACGGCTTCGCCCATCATATCAGTAGCTTCCGCTGCTTGCTCAGTGCTATGGGCAATTTGATCAGCCGCATCGGCATAAGCGCCAAATTGCTTTATCTTCTCCTGATATTTTTGAGGGTCTGTTTCAAAGAGGGGAGAAAAGACTTTTTTTGCTTTCCCGGTTTTTTCGTCTACTACTTTTTTCCCATCTTTGCCTACTTTATCTTCCCATGTGAGAATCTCTTTAAATAACCCGTCAAATTTATCTTTATTTTTCTTGAGATACTTTTCAGCCTTTGTATAATCTCCAAACCCTAAGAAGTCAAGGTAGTCTTTTTCTGATAGTGCTTCCTTTTCGTTCGCCCAGCGATCAGTGCCAGCAAGCCTTAATGATGTTCCTTCTCTTTTTACCTGTACATACCCGTTATCATTTCCTTTGCTTAGTACATTGGAAATGGCAGTAATAGCAGGAATGATTGTTGGCAAGATGCCCCACAGCTTTATCTTCGAAACATGATCTAAGGATGGGATTAAGGAAGTTATAGCATCTTTGATTCCATATACACTTTTTGAAATGTTGCCTAATTTGCCAATCGGAGAGTCAGAACTAATTTCTGCGCTAAAAAGCCAGTTAAAAGCATTGACGACGGCATTCCCGATATCTACAAATGCTTTAACAAGACCACTATCGAGCACGGTTTGAGAAAGTTCCTCATAAGAAGCTTTAAGTACATCGATGCGTCCATTGATACTTTCGAGGTATTTCTCATTTTCTTTTAAGGCACTGCCGGAATAGTTCAATCCAGTAACTTCTTCAGCAATGTCGAAATTGTTAATAATAGCAGCAACAGTAGAAGCCATTCGTTTACCAGCAACAAGTTCAAGAACTCTGGCACGAGAGGTTTCTTCGAGCTTATCCCATACCTTGCTCAAATCCTGCAACATTTCATATGTAGACTTGAACTCGGTAGCGCTCTTCATAATATCCACATTGGTAAGGGCAAGGATCTCGCCTCTTAACGCAGATGTAGAAGATGCAAGCCCATCGACATCAAGTCCAGCGGCTTCAAGATCAGTTTTTGTGCCACGCAAGCGCATAGAAAGAGTCTTTAATGCCGTACCAACTACATCAGCATCCTGTACAATCGTTTGCGCTGCAGTATACAAACCAACAGACTGCTCAATCGTATTGCCCGCTTCATACAAAGCAGAGGCAGAGCGCTTCATCGCTTCGCCGATGTCTCCGGATGTAGTCGCAAAGGAGTTGCCAACCTCGTTAAACAGATCAATAATACCCCAAGCGTCACTAATACTCTCAAGCTTAAATGCTTTCATCGTAGAGACAAGACTGCTTGCAGCATCATCGATACTCTCAATAGAGTCGCCAACATTCTTATAGACGGTTGCGATTTTTGCATATTCAGAAGCATCATCTATATTGTAGCCAAGTCGAGCAAATGTGCTCGTAGCGTTTACGATACCGACAAGGGTAGTACCAAGTTGCTTGGCGGAAGCAGCAGCGTCCTTAACAAAGCGTTCGTATCGGTTGGATGTTTCATCCGTAACTTTTTGCAACTCCGTCATCGCAGCATCAAGCTCTTTGACATTTTTAACGATATCAACAAGGCCGCGCTTAAGTTTGGTGATGGCAAAAGTCATGATGTTCCAACTGCCAAACTTAGTAATAGCCTGCTTTATCTTATCGATGGCTGTTGCGCCAGTTATGCCAGCTTCAACAGCGGATGTTTTCATGCCGTCAAACCACTGACGATATTTTGAAACGATATCTGCTGCTTCATCAGGATTTGTAACCTTGCCATTGATGATATTGTTTAACTGGTATTTCCAACGGTTAGCGTCAAGTATGTTGCTGTTATATACAACGGGGTTTTTCTTGAAATAAACAGTCTGTTTATTAAGTAAACTTATAGAATCCTGAATCAGTTTGTTGGTTCTTTTTTGGGCGGCTTGAGCGGCAACTTCAGCTTCCTGTTGCTTTTTCTTCTCGTTTGTCACAGCCGCTTCGGCTTCAGCCTTTTTTCTCGCCTGACGCTCTTCAGCCAGTGCTTCTGCGTTAGCTTTTTGCTGCTCTTGGAACTTCTCCTTGAGCTTATCAATCTCATTTTGCAAAGCAGTATTTGTAGCCTGATGAGCCTTTAATTCTTTTTCTACGGCCTTAGCCGCTTGTTCATTTGCTTCTTGTTTAAGAGCTGCAGCCTTTTCTTTGCTCTACTCGGAATCCTTAATTTCCAAATGCACATCGTGCGTACCAGGAGAGGCAATGTTCAGAGCATTGATCTCCTTGCTAAGCTGATTCTTGAATACAGCAATAGCTTCACTCCCATCAACCTTGGAGATTTTAATTGGAACCCGTATAGGAGATTTTTCGCTTTTCTTCTGATAAGCATCTACTGCATTGGAGATTTGCTCAGAAAGCTTCTCTATACTCTCCGCGGTAAAACCGCCTTCAAGAATGTTTGCCTTAATCTTTATTCCTTCGAGTTGTTTTTTTATATCCGAGGTGGTTGTTTCAGCGTCCAACTCACCAATAAGTCTTATCTTATAATTATCAGCCACATAACCACCTCTTTTTACTTATAGAATGCATCAGACAATGCAACCTTTATTTTGTACGGATTGTTGGAATTAAACTCTTTTACAGCCATATCAACAAAGTCAAACCCATCAAAATAACCAAAATCAGGTATATTCTTGAACCAAACATCTTTTCGAACTCTCCAACCGTAACGAATCAGTTTATAAACATCGCCTTGATATCGATCTTCATATTCCCCAGGATACCACTCGTTCAAAATCGACTCGTGCATAATGCTTTCTTGATCAAAATCAATATCGATTGAAAGCTGTTCATGTTGTCCTTGGGTTATTCGAACAAAATTGGGCTCAACCTCTTTAACAGAACGCTTTAATTTTCCAGTTCGCCAGTATTCATTTGTTCTATAGATGCCCCAATAAACGCCATCCTTATGAGACTTTAAATTAAGGAAAAGCCGAATCCATTTCATAATCAAATCGCGCAACCGATTTGCTTCATCAAACATAATTTCCTCTTGCGTTCTACTATCCCCATCGGCTGCCGAAAATTCAATGCCAGAACTCTTGCCAACAACGCCGCTCTTGGATGCTTTTGCTCGTCTTACGAGTTGCTTGGCGACCTTTTTCCCTTCTTGGGAGTTGAAGTAATTCACAAATTCGGCGTCATTGTTAAAATATATAGTAGCCAAAAAGTCGCCTCCTTTCAGCGTTAAAACTACGGGGCCCAATAAGGGCCCCGCTTAATCGTGTCTTATTCAGTTTTCTCTTCATCAGCTTGCTGAGCTACGGACAAAGTATCCGCAACCTGTTTCAAAGCCGCTGTTACGGATGGATCTCCAATTATCTCATCGATAAGCATATCCAGCCTGGTCTTATTTAGCTCACGCTGTTCCAGCTTGTCTATATACTCCTCGATCTGGCGATCAATCTGTTCGCCAGCGATGCTGCGAATTTCGTCACAGATGGTAGATCCAAAGATGAGCTCGTAATTCTTGTTCATTTCGTTAATGTCCTCGGAATCATCCCACAGAGACACATTGGTATATGCGCGAATGATCTCCTTCCACATAGCGAAATCACGGAACTCAGGGAAGTATTCTCCATTAGAGAACATCTCCCTAACAACATTGTGGCAAAGGACAGCCATCTCAGTGAAAGAGATGCGGTTGCGCATCTCAAACTCGTACTCTTCGCCTTCGTAAAAGAAAGAACATTTTACAGTTTCCATATTTTAATCCTCCAAGTTAATCATTGTTTAGGCTCCGGTGCCAGGATTAGTGGTTCCGCCGCCTGAACTCCAGCCACAGCCATTACCGCAGCCCATGCCGCAACCGTAGCCGCAAGAATTGTTGCAATACTGATTGCAGCTACTGATGCAACCGCCTTTGCATGTTCCCTTACATCCTCCACCACAACCAGTTTTGCATGTTCCAGAACAAGTCGTATTGCAATCACCTTCACATCCACCATCACAATCGCCGCTACAGCCAACACCGCACCCATAACTACAACCGCCATGGCAGACTTTGTAACAATTACTCCCGCAGCTCGTGGTGCATCTCCCAGAGCAACTCACAGCACAGTCATTTGCTCCGCTCGATGGAGACTTCTTCTCGTATTCTGCCAGTTTGTCCACTGCAACCTTAATAGCAATTGCATGATCGCCTTGCCTTATGGGGGCATTAAACCCAGTCGGTGCAATAGCATTCAGCGGTTCAATGATTTTATTATAGTGTTCCGGCAGAAGTTTCCCACCGGCAGTCGGCTGAACAACATAATCCCATTCGGCTCCAGCGTATTTTGTAAGATCACCGTTATATTTACGGCGTTGCATTTCAGCTTTTACTCTTGCTTTAAGAGATATAAAATCGGAGGCAAGCGTCTGATTCTTTGATTCAAGAGCCATAGATATGACCTCCTTTCATTTTTACTCTTTGCTGAGTTCAGCAAGCATATCGTATTCCTGCTCGTTGATGATCTTTAAGGCTTCTTCTTTGGGCAGATACATCTTGAATACCTTGTCGATACCGTTCTGCTTATACCACTTGTTCCAGTAATACACATTAGCTAAAGACCTGGCTTTGTGCATTGCGCAAATGTTTGTACTACGAATATTCGGATCTCCATTTTGTTGATAATCCCATGCAACGCACTGACCACAGCCGCTTGCCACCGGGCAATCGAAACATTCATCCGTAGAACATGAACGTCGAGTAATGCTATCAAGATAGTCCTTGATGGCTTTTTCTCTCTTTGTAACAAAGATTCCATCAACAGAGCCAATTATGATAGGTTCAACATCCGGGCCGAGAGAAGAAGGCATATACCGAAGACATGGATATGCAACTCCAGCCGGGTCAAACGCAAGCATTTTTCCAGCCCCACCGCACCATGTGTCGTTTTGGTCATGGGGAAGAGGTCGAAAATGCCTTTCGTCAAACAAACTAACAGTTGTTTCATCATTCCGCCGAAGAAGGTTATCTGCCATCTTCTTCATTTCAGAATAAAAAAGCTTCGCCTGTTCATAAGACCACTTTGTCTCGTACACACAATTCGCATGGATTAGATTCATTCCTTCTGCAAGGAAGAAATCGATAATCTTATTCAAGTTGTGCAGGTTTTCGGGAGCAATTGTGACTTTTGTTCCAAGCTCCTCATAGTAATGAGAATTGAAGTGCTTCATCGCTGCGTAAGCATCATCAAAGTTTCCTCTGCCATCATGATATACTCTGCAAGCGTCATGGATTTCTTTTGGGCCGTCAAGAGTAATGGAAAAACTGACATTGCCGCGGAACTTCTTCAAAAAACTCTGAACTGCAGGGTCAAAATACAAAGCACCATTCGAAGTCATAGATGCCCGCCAAGTATACAACCATGGATGATCAAGCTCGATACACTTCTGCACAAAATATGTACAAATATAGTCGATAACATCAATGGCCATCAATGGCTCACCACCGATAAAATCGAGAATAATTGCTTTCGTCTTATGATTTATAAAAGGGCTATCGTTTTTATCATACATATCAAAAAGGAGGTCTACCCCTTTACGGGCGACCTCCTTTGACATTATGCGATGACCTTTATGACCTTGGTAGCAGTTATGGACACAAACATTGTTCGCGATATATGTATGGCATTCGGTTTCAAAGTTATAAACATCACAAGGCTGCTTATAATCAAGGCGACTACATCCGTTTACTTTTTCAGGCCGGAGATTCATATCGTCATCGCAACAAAAAACAACATCGCCATCAGATAAGTCTCCCGCACATTCCCAGCCAAGATCGCCGGACTGGTCAGTGAGAACCCTATGGTTTGGTGTAATACATATTGTGCTTTCCCCAACTCTTATGGTTGATAGTTCAGAAGCCTTACGATGGAAAATCGCCGTAACGGTAGTTTCAAATATTCGAACATTATCTGCATCACCATACTCAGGAAATGCCATAACCTTGTCGCCGACTCTGATATCCTTAATTAGTTTAGTTGTGAAGTCACTCATAAGGATATGAGTATCGCCGGTCAGACAATAACTGCAATTCATGCAACAGTCATCTGTAACTTGGAATGTAACACTTCTTGTCATGCTCTCTGTCCTGCTGAGTGGATTTTCGGGGTCGTAATATAGGCTAACGATGTAATCATGGTACCCAATATCAGTTCTCTTCTTCATTTTCTTTCTCCTGGTAAATTAAACACTCGTCGTCAAAATCAAAACGATAATCATACGATCCAGAAATCCCGCTTGGCTTATGCTCTTTGCTTACGCTATTTTTGGCAATTTCAAGAGCTGTAAATTTCTCTTCAGAACTATCTAAGTATTTTTGAAGATGTTGCTCAAGAACTCCCTCCTGAGACATTAAAAACCGGATAATATTTAAAGAGGCATTATATTCATACCAGAGTCTTTCAACATATGTGCTCTCTTCTTTTGCTAACTGTACCTTAAACTCTTTCATTTTAATCCTCCAAAGTAGTATTTACATTAAAAATCTTTCTATGCTCTCTTTGTAAAGCTCGTCTGTTAACCTAAGCTCCGCAATGAGCGCTTTCATCTTTTCAATATAAACTCGATCAAAGCTATATAGCCGGAGCAACTCTCTCTTTAAAAGACCCAATGCCCTCTATACGATTGTTCCAGGCTCCTCTCCACTGTATTGAACTGACAAATTCTCGATATCACTAATTCGATCTTGGAGCGCATAGGATTTTCCGCATTTTGCAATGGTGTAACATTCGGCAAGTACGTTTCTTTCGGCAGTAGAATATTTAATACCAAGTGCTTGCTCAATCACAGAAATAATATCAGATGCATATTTCCTTGTGATTTCTACGCCATTGTCATCGCCACTTTTTATTACATTAAAAAACAGGACATAAAATGGGAAGTTGTTTGTAGTGCAAGGTACTTCTTTAACTGCTTTTTTCATAGTAGCAACATCAACGGGCTGAAGTTCACTAACTTTTACAAGTGTGTCTGCGATATTTATTTCCACATTAAATCCTCCCCTCAAAAATAATCAATACTTTAACCATTGGTCGTCCCTGTTCTATAACAACTTCCTTTGCAAGTGCCGCTACATCCAGAACCACAGCCAGAGCAACCTTGGCAATCCATTCTACAAGCAGCTGTGCAGTTACTGGTGCAGCCATCATTCCAACAGCCACCGGCACAACTTGGCGCACAGCCAGCATTACAGCCGGAACCACAGCCTTCACAATCACCAGAGCAAGTTCCACTACACGTACTACTGCAAGTGTTATCGCAACCACCACAACCAGAGCAACCTGAACAACCGGAACAAGTGCCGCTGCAAGCAGTACTGCATAGTCCAGAACAACTACTCGTGCAGTCTGTTGCTCCATATAAAGCTTGGCTTTCATGCGCTTTAAGCTTAGTGTCAAAGGATGAAAGCTCTTGAACAATATCTCCGGCATTTTTAGTTGTATATCCACTCGCTGTGATTGCATTCACCGGAGTTACGAGCTTGTTGATATGCTCAGCGGAAATAACACCGCCGCTTGTTGGGGTTACTGAATAATCATAGGCAGTTCCTGCGTATGTGGCTAGCGAGCCCGTATATTGTCTTCGCTTCATTTCAGCCTTAACACGAGCTTTGAGCGATACGAAATCAGAAGCGAGAATTGTGTTTTTCGATTCTAAGGACACTCAACCTCACCTCTCTTTTGCAAGCCATTTGTCATACTGCTCTTTGCCTGCCTTCACCTTTGGGAGCAGTTCTTTTATTTTATCAATATCATCCGAAGAAACAACATAGATGCTCATCAGGCGATATCTAATATTTTCCCTAAGATACCACGCAGGCTCATCATTTGAAACATTAGTGTTCGCAGCGGACTCATACAGAGAGAGTAGTTTATTTCTATCTTCGTCTGTAGAAACGCTGTAATCATACGGAACCAAATATGCTTTAAAAATGGGGGAAAACTTCTCAGCAATGCCATAGCCGGTACAAACTGTTCTCGCCGTAGAAGAACAATACTCTAAAATCTCATCCAATGTTTTATTCCCATAACGAGCGTTTCCATCAGCGAGCACCATGAATAAATCGTCAATGCTAAGATGATTGCTCTGTGCGTAGTAATCAGCAACCAAATTTTCTGTAACAGGTTCAAACGATTTTACCGCCACAAGCAGGCTATAAAAGCTTAAATCAACCATATAATCCCTCCTTCTTAAATTTTCTCGTCTTTAGCGTTCTCATCAACCAAACGCTGATACAAATGCTTAACAGCGCCATTACCGCCAAGCTTAATGTACTTATCTCCGGCGGTAATGCGTTCAGACATTGGCATCTCAGTAGACACAATAGTGAGCCGTAAAATGCTTAAAACATTCTCGTCACACTGTTGAGCCAAATGTTCGACCCACTTTACTGCCCTATGTATCTGCTTAACCAACGCAAAGCAAGTCGCAACCGCAGTAATCAAAGCTGCAATTTTTATAATTAAGTCTATCGTTTCCATAGCGTCTTCCTCCCGTCTTAAGAAAATACAGAGCCTATGGGAGTCCAAGCAGTACCATTATAGAACTTCATAATATTACTGTTTGCTGTATCAATCCAAAGCTTCTTAGTATCAGATGGAGCCGAGCTCGAGTACACAAAAGGAGAGTAGGAGGGGACAGTGGCCAATGATGAATTAAAGTCTGTTTCAGAGCCAGTATAGCCGCCGGTTTTAGCAGCCTCATAGGCACTCGTACCATTTGTACCATTAGTGCCATTCGTTCCATCTTTACCGTTGTCGCCTTTTTGTAACACAAAGTTGAGAAGTGCCTTGTCCCCAGATATGGAAACAGTGACAGCGGGAGAAGTACCCGATGTCACTGTGCCGACATCAATATTTGGAGCTTCCTGCTCATGCGGAACAAGATAGATCTGATCATTACTTCCATAATACAAATCCTTTTTAGAAGTTGTAACACCAGACACCCCATTTAACTGCGCCTTAGTCAGGATGTTGATGATGAGCTTGCTTAATAAAGACATATCATCACCACCTTACTTAAATACAGCATTTACGGCTGTCCATGCAGACCCATTGTAATACTTGAGAATGCTTCCGTTGGTCGTATCAATCCATAACAGGTTGGTGTTTGTCGGAGCAGTGGTGCCAAACTCAAATCCCTTTGCACTAATACCGGATAGAGCATTCTGGACAAATGCGGTTGTAGCAATTTGTGTGGTATTGGTTCCCTTTGCTGCAGTTGGTGCGGTAGGCGTTCCTTTAAGGTTAGCGTTTGACACGGGAAGATAATCAGTGTTTGCTATAGCAGCGGACACACCACCAGAACCATTGCCCATAAGGATACCGGAAGATGTGATTTTAGGCTGCTTAGTTGCGGCGTTTTCATCTACATATTTCTTTGTTGACGGATGATAGTCCGCAGATGGAATAAATTCTGTCGTATTGTCTTTTCTTAATACAAGAGAACTAAGCACCCTACCAGTTTCATCACGAACACTGTCAACCAGGGTATATGGATATAAAATATTTCCAAGTGGGTCTTTTAAATTAGCCTTCTTTGCCATTATAAATAACTCCTTTCATTATGAAATCTCTTTCCAGGTACCGTTTATTTTTACAAAGCCTTGTTCAACGGATTTCCAAGTACCATTTATTTTAACGAGACCATCAGAAGCTACTTTCCAGTTGCCGCTAATTTTAACTGGGGCAGAAAAGGTCGGAGAAACTTCGATTACTGTTATGCGAGCATATCCATTCCCTGTATGGCCTGTTTCATTAGCGCCAGTAGGGGACGGAAACGATGTTGCTCCCGTCGCAGTTTGTGCGTCAGAAAGATAATGAGAGCTGTTCAAGAGACACCCAGAAGGGTAATTTGATGCAGTGGATGCTGTATAGATGTAACCAGAACCGCCTCCGCCATTGCGACCATCGCTATCGCTATCATTGTCGTAGGCACCACCGCCTCCATACCAGCCGCCACCACCACCGCCACAACTGTAGCCGCTGGCGTTGCCTCCTTGCCCAAACGAGCCATTAGTAGAGGCAACATTATTCCAGGAAATTCCCCCTTGTGATTGTGTGCCGCCACCGCCACTTCGGTTTCCTCCGGTGGTGGTAGTTTCATTTGTATAACCACCAAGCCCGGTAGTTCCGCCACCGACGCCTTTACCGCTTACATTGGCAACGCCAGAACCGCCGCCTCCGCCAGCTACTATTACACGGGAGTACAGCGAATCTTGCCCGACTCTAATATCGGTTCCGCCTCCGCCGCCCCTACCGTTTTTAATACCACTGCCGCCACCATTAAATCCCCCAGTTATAGCAGAGGAACTACCCTGCTCGCCAGAATAAACATAAAGTGGTGTTTTCTTAGCAAGACTTAGAACGCCGACAGAATAACCACCATATCCACCCTTATAGGATGAATAATTACCTCCCTGAGCCCCCCATGCTTCGAGTTTATATTTGCCAGCAGGAAGTTCAATGAAATTTCCTGCCCCTGAATAATCAAAGTTAATAATATCTCCGGGGTTTAGCTTTCCGATTACGAGTGTTCCGCTAAAATATGGAATGTTTGCATCGCACCACGCCTGAGTAGGCTCATTTCCTGCGCCGTATGTTGCAGTAAGATCAATGAGCATTGCACCGTCTACATATACGTAATTAGGAGATCTTATTTGCTCAACATCAAAACGGAATTTTTGCAAACCAGAAGCCCACGAATTGCGAATCAAACGGAAACTCTGTATCTGCCATGTCCCGGCTTTAGCTGAGTCATACGAGCTTGTCCCCATGCTTGGTTCTGCCTCTGGCCAATATATTTGCATGCCAGATGAGATCCCAGAAGAAGATTGGTACATTTCGCATCGACCATAATAAATATGGCCTTTTACTTGCGGTGGATTGGAGTTGGAATAAAAGTAACACTCAGTCAAAGAACCTGCATTGCTTGTGACTTTTAAGGAATAATTTCCGTACTTCTTGATTGTGCTATCATAAGATACAGTACAATTTGCCCCAGAACTCCATCCAGCATTATCAAAACTGCTATGGGGAAGCAGGTTGGTTAAGATGTGCTTACCAGAAGGAACAGCATCAGCCGTCGCCATTTAAACACCACTCCCTTCACGCTTCATACTTAAGCCAAATATCTCCATTGGCACCATCAGATGCAGTAGGTGCAGCAGTAGAAATGAAAATATTGCGCATCTGCTTAACGGCATAATCAGCATTATTTTGAGCTATAAGCTTGCCATTCATAGTGCCACCAGCCTTGTCAACTTTGGAAGAGGACAGATTCTCTGCAGATGTTTGCAATGTGCCAATGTCTGACTGTGCAGAAGCTACGGACTCTTGCAAGCTGGTGATACTGGATTCAGCATTGGTTACAGATGTCTGCAAAGAAGAAAGGCTCGAATTTGTAGCATCAACAGATGATTTCGTCGCAAAATACGCAGCGCTATACCCACCGAGAGTATCGGCGTCGATTGGATCTGCCGCATCTACAATACCACCTTCATCGTATGTAACAACATTGTCAAGATTAGATGGAATTGTTGGAGCATTCTTTATGTTGCTCCAATCAACTTTCCCGTTTTTATCCAGCTTATTGTTCAGGAGACTTCTCAATTTTTCATCCTCGAACGGAAGCTGGGAATACTTCTTTGTACCATCACCGATCTTCGTGCGAACTTCGCCTTCCGCTGTATCAACAATAATAATTTCTCCATCGAGCAACACGGGATCTGCGGCAGTCCAATTGGCGCTTGTATCGCGCTTGTTTTTAGCTCTTGCATTTATAATTTTTTGAGCCATTAAGAAACCTCCTCAACAATGCTCAAAAAGGGCCGTTGGAATTAACCAACGACCCAAAGAGCAAATTTTTAAATATTCTTAGTAGCGCTGCCACAATCAAGAATCAGGATATCGCCAGTAGCCTGAACAATATCGGCCTGGTTGTGCGTATGGGAAGCAGCCGCATAGTTATGAGCAGTCTGAGAGTGCTTATATGCAGCATCCCACTTATCAGTCATAGTCTTTGTGACATCTGTGGCGCTCAATCCTTTGCCGGCCACCTTATCGACCTTGTTGCCGAGAGTAGTAGATAAACCACTAATCTTGCTCTGATCAATAGCGGCATCGGAAGCAATATCTGCATTCTTAATACTACCTTTTACAGCGTAAGAACCCTCATCACCGAAAAGCTGCCACACAGCAGTTTTGTTGGTACCAGCAGTCGTACAAAGATACTCCTGCTTATTCCAGACAACAACATCACCTTTGGCAAAGTTGGTAACGCCGGTCACGGCAGGGCCGGACTCACTTGTAGGATCGGCAGTAGCTGTACCGACGAAGTGCATGGCCCCGGTCAGACCAGCAGTTTTCTCATCAATGTAAGTCTGCAAGCCAGATACATCTGCCATTTTATGCGTGTGAGAAGTAGCGGCAAATTCAGAGGCGTTATGAGTGATAATATCACCAAAGTTCTTGCCGTTCAGCTTAGTGTCAATCAGAGCGTTTACTTCCGCTTCCGTCATAACATCAATGACGGGAGAACCGGAAATGTCAGCAAAGGTGCCACCCTTGGATTTGCTCTGCAGTTTATAACCAGTGACAACATTGTTCGTTTTTACTTCAACAAGCTGGTATTGCGTGTCTGTATCCTTGTCGGCGAGTCCTTTGATAAAAGCGTCAAGCCCAGAAATCTCGGACGCTTCATAGGTAGGCTTTGTTTCTGCCTTGGCCCATGGAAAAACATCTGCAGCAGTAGCTTTCAGCCAGGGGAGAGCACTAAATGTTTTAACCCCATCGCCAACCTTTGCAAGCAATGCAGGAGCTTGAGTAATATCACCTGTGGCAGAAGGAACCTCAACAAAAGCTATTTCGCCCTTTTTAAGTACAACAGCCTTGCCAGCTTCGGTATTCCAGTTCGCCCAAGTATCATACTTAAGCTGTATCCGTGTCTGCAAAGTCTTTTCAGCCATAATAATCAATCCTTTCTTTTATATAAGGAGGGATCGCCACATGGGCGATCCCAGAATGTCATATCAAGCGTTTCCGCAATTAAACACCAGAGTATCAGTGCCCTGAGTCAGCAGGTCGGTGCTGATTGCCTTAACACCAATGGTGCCGTCAGCGGCTACCTTGATAGTAACATCATCGACCTTAACGAGGCCGAGAGCCGCGGCGGTAGCAGCGGGAATAGCACCAACCTTCTCGTCGGTGTAAGCCTTGGCGTTAGCCTCAGCAGCATCCCAAGCAGTAATCTTTTCGGCGGTAATACCGTCGAGAACGGTCTTATTGGCATGCTCGTGAGCCTTATCTGCGACAGCCTTCAGCTCAGAAGCCAGAGCATACTTGTCAACGCCATCGACCTTCAGCGCATTATCAATCTGAGTGGCGACACCTGTATCGCCAACAAGTGTCTTCAGAGAACTGATGTCGGATTGCATCTTAGCAGCACCAGTGGTGTCGCTCATAATCCAATCAGCAATCTCCTTCAGGGTGTCAAAGTCTTTGTCAGCACCTGCAACAACTTCTGCGATTTTGTCTGCAACAGTCTTAGCGACGGAACCCTCGCCAGTGCCGTTCAGCTTAGTAATGGCAGTCTCATTTGCAGTAACACGCTCAGTCAGCTTAGTGGCGGCGGTATTGGCGGCACCAATCTTGTCATCAACAGCCTTGATGCTGGCCTCAACCTCGGTCTTAACGGCATAACCCTTCCCCTCGACATCAGCCATAGTAACCTTACCGTTGGCGAGCTCATAGGCATCCTTTACGGTATGAGCATAGTCAGCCTCACCAAGAACAGCAGTCTTAGCGGCGGTAATGTCGGTAGCAACCTGAGTCGCAACAGCCTTTTCGTCCAGAGCATCTTGCAGACCAGTGACCTGAGCAATGGTATGATTATGGGTCTTAGGCGCATAGGTATCGCCAAGAGCAAGGCCATCAAGCGCGTCGGCAATCTTTTTCGCTACGGAGCCAACCGTGGTCGCATCGCCATTTAGGGTATTTACCTGACCCTGAACAGTAGTAACGGCTTCGTTAACCTTATCAACATTCTTCTGAACTGCATCAGCAGCGCCCTTGGCATCGTAATTGCCAGCGAGACCATCAGCATAATCCTTTGCGTTCTGCTCAGCGGTGTTAGCCTTAGTGGTAGCATCGGTAGCGGCAGCTTCCTTCGCCGCAGTGATCGCATCATCAACCTCGGTCTTGGTATAAGCGTTGCCGATACCATAGCCAGCCAGAGTAGTAGCAGAATCCGCTTTGCCATTGATCTTGGTAGCCAGAGCGGCGGCAAGATCAGTCTCGCCAACTTCGCTCTTGGAGGCAAGAGCACCAAGATTGTCAATACGGTCTTTCTGAGTACCAATAGCAGTATTCAGGGCAGTAACCTTACCATCGACATATGCCTTGACGGTAGGAGCTTCAGTAGCGGAATCGCCGCCGTCCTCCTTCGTCAGCCCAATCTTGGTAGTAGTGAAGGTCTTCGCATTAGTCTCTGCAGCATCCCATGCGGCAACCTTCTCGGCAGTAATGCCATCGAGAACAGTCTTATTGTCGTGACTGTGGATACCAGCAACTGACTCCTGCAGAGCATCAATCTCACCCTCAGCTGCAGTCATGCGAGCTTTCAGACCAGTTTCGGCAGTGTTCAGGTCAGACTTAATCGTAGAAATGTCTGTCTGCATCTGGGCAGCACCGGTCTTATCGGAGTTAATATAGTCCGCAATTTCCTTCAGAGTGTCATAGTCCTTATCGGCACCGGCGACAATTTTGGCGACCTCTTCGGCGCTAATGGCACGAACAGACTTATCAGCATCCTTGCCAATAAGAGTTGCGACTTTACCATCAAGTGTACCAATGTCATCCTCATTGGTCTTAATGCGCAGACGCAGACCCTGAGTGTCGTCCTCGCCGATGGTACTTTCAATAGCGGCAACGGCGGTATTCAAACCTTCGACGGTTGTATTGTCCGGCTTAACCCACTCAAGACCATTTGCAGTCTTTACGAGCTGAGCACCAGTCTCTGCGGCGGCGTAGCCCTTAATAGAGAGAACACCAGTTTCCTCGTTACGAACAATGGTAACATTGTCGCCAAGGGTAGCACGACCGACCGCCTCGAAATAATGCTCAAACATGGCATCGTCAGTAGCGAGAGTAGCATCATACTCAGCAGTCTTTACATAATACAGAGCAACCTCCTCGGTTTCTGGATTAACCAGAGCAATAACCTGACCGAGGTAGGGATACTTCTTCATATCCTTAACAGCGGCAGATACACCAGCGCCATTAGCAGGGAAGCGACCCTCTGTTACATAGTAAAGCATATCCTTGACAGAGGAATACTCGCAAGAGATATCAAGCGGGGCATTCTTCTGGCGGTTAAGGTTTACACCCAGATTAGCATGACCTTCATAACTGAAGCTGGGCTTGCCATTGTTCCAATTCTTAATAGCCATATTATTTATCCCCCTTTACTCAAAACTTGATCTGATAGGTAGTAGCAGCCAAACCAGCCAGGTTTTCCACAATGAATACATCATAGTCAACGGCAGTATAGCCATTAGCACCTTCAACAGATACAGTCTGCTTTGTAAAATTGCCCTTTACATCCAGGCCCATGCCGTCCACATCTATTACAGAAGACAGAGCCTTGTTCTTGGATGCGGGAATAGCAACATAGACACGCTTAGTGCCGGCAGGGATAGCCAGGTTAACATTGAAGTTTGAGCCAGCAGCGCCCTTGCTTGTACCCTTAGTACGGATCACATTGCTGGTCAGAGCGGTCAGATCAGTACCAACATAAGTAAACCATTTACGATAGCCAGTAACGGCAGCGGAAGAAGCAGCCGCAGTAGTGCCAGCTTTAATTTGTGATGCCGGGTAGTCATTGCCGAGGTTTGTTTTAGGAACATTACCATTACCATATGTAGCCTTAGCAGTTAACTTATAGTTCGTATTATCTTCGACAGTGAAACCATCAAAGGAACCGGTAGCCGTAGTCTTCTTGGCACCGGTGCTATCACTTACTTCCCAGCCAGTAGCAGTGACGCCAGTAGCGGTGGGGGCGTAAGCGTATGTCTTCGGGTCAAAAGCGGTAGTATAAGCAGGAGTAAAGGTTTCGCCAACCTCCTTAGCACCAGCGCCGGTCAGAGTGACAGAGCAGGTTGGAGTAGGCTTGGGGGGATTGAGCTCCTGAGTAAACATTGCGGTCAGAAGCTGATCCAGAGTTTTGCCTTTCTGAATAGTAGTGCCCTTGGATACATTGCCAACAGAAGTATAACTGCCGGCGAAAACCAGATCCTTGCCGATAATTACATTTTCAGAGTTGATGTTGCCATCCATGGCACCCCAGTTCTCGCCGTCAAATACATAGCCCATATAAGAGTAACTCTCAGGGGTAGTACCAAGCGCAGTTTTGATCGCGCATACATCGCCCTTTGCGGCAACAGACTCGCCGAGAGCGCGTGTAATAGCTTCATTATCGGTTTCGCCATCGTTACGAACAACACTATAATAGTTGTCACGAGCCTGCCCAATCAGCGCATTGATTTTGTCCTCGTCAACGCCGCTGTAGCCAAGCTGTTTCCAAGCCGTCGCACCATCGCCAACCTTGGTAAGAACGGCACCGTCAGCGGTGAACTCGAAACCAATCTCGCCCTTATCAAGGACGGGGTTTTTAGTGTCCCAATTCGCGGTACTATCGTTCCGAAGGATCACTTTGGTCAGAATTTCCTTGTTCATGAAACCCACTCCTTATTATTCATTTTCTTCATATATGCTTCCTGCATTACCACCGTTTATTTTTAGAACATCGGGGAATATAACGGAGCTTTCAGATTTTGCTGAAACAAACGATTTATTCTCATCGTCCCAGAAATACATAAGATTTGTATCGTTGGCTACATATAGATACTTTTCGTTTCCTACAGCCGGAAACTCTGAAAGACTGTTCTTGCGGATAATCTTGTAATCTCCGCCGAGGTTGTAAAAAGTGCCAAAAGTAGCACTAAAGTTATTCTTGGTAGAAAAATCGCTCACGGCACCCGTCACCTCCGTTCTAAGATATAACCGGTGTTTGCAACCATAATATTGCTCGGAATAACAGCGCCATCTTCCATGTGAATAAAAATCTGCATTGTAGTCTCCAAACGGCTCTTTAGCTTGCTTGTGTCATTCCGGCTTAACGAAGTAATGATTGAATTTAATTCAACACATACTTCAACTTGGTCTCCTCTTTTTGTAAATTTTTCGGCTCCATCTTGCGAGAATACGATCTCGATATCTTCAACCCCAGAACTCAGAATAGATACATCGAAGTCGCAGGGGAAAGAAATAAACGGAGTGGAGTCACGATAGATGATGTTAAGATTTTTGTTTTCCGCCACATCTTCACCCCTTTTCATTGTTTAAAATATGGGCACCGTAGTATCCAATAAGAATAGCGTCAGCCACATCGTCCGTAAGGTCAGATAAGCCAAATTGTTTGGAAGCAATGGCTATGGACTTTGCCTTCTGCTCCTCGCGCTTTCTCCCAGTAATACCACAGTACGACTTCCACGAAGACGGTTCTATAATGCTGAATCCAATGTCTTTTTCAAACAGAATTGCCATTACGATACCTTGCAGCTGGGACAATGTACTGTACACACGCTGGTTAGACTGAAACTGTGTCGCCTCAAAAAACACATAGTTAGGTTTGTGTGTAAAAATTAAGCCCTTGATATCGTTGTACATTTCGCACATTCTGGAAATAACATCATTTTTAACATTGGCCTTAAACACACCATGCTCCAAGAGCTTAAGCTCGCCTTTTTTGCTCAGAACCCAAACCGAATATCCGGTGTATTTTGTCGCCTGATCAAGAGCTATAAATTTAATCATTTCATTTCACCGCACAGAAAAGGGGACTGCAAAATGCAGTCCCCAAAATGCTTTTATCTGTGTTTTCTCCCCTTGTAATACTCGGGAGATTCCTCATCTTCCTGCGTAGGTTCCTGTTCCTCAATGGCTTCGGTTCCTTCAAAAGCTTGCAATACCGTATCTGGCTGTTCCGGTTCGGAAATCTCAACGATTTCCTCCACTGTCTCAGCCTCTACAGGCTCTATTGGCTCTTCAACGGAAAGCAAAGCTTGCAGTTCCTCGTTATGCTCGGGCTCGACATTTGGCTGAGCGATACGAGCCGCCTCGATTTTTTCAAACCAAATAGCCCCATGCTCAGCGCAACAGGCAACACGCCTCCAGTTCAGAGGCGTGTTGGTGCGGCAAGGCGTAAATTCCTTACCACAGACTTTACACTTCGCCATAGTTGTCACCTCAATTCAATCAGGTGACATCAGCGGTACCGTCTTCGATAACGAGCATATCCCACAGCCGGATACCACCACCGCTGCAACCAGAGGACAGAGAATCCGCCTCAAAGGAATGAGTAGCCTGATTATCGCCCATGGCAATATCAAAGTTGCCAGAGAAGTCAGCAACAGGAATCACGAACTGAACCAGATAGCACTTGTTGCACTTATCCTCAGCGAGAGCATCAATATACAGAGTGCATTTCTGAGAATACTTGCCGGAATCATTGGAAATAACGGCAGCGTTCACCTTACGAGTGTAATACACAACAGCTTTCTGACCGTTGTAAGCGTCAGCAAGGAAAGCCAGCTTCTTCGTGCCAGGAGTATAAGTGAAGGTACCTTCAGTTGCGGTAGCGTCCTGCTCCAGCTTAAGCCCACGGGTACCATCAACATTCACGATGTACAGGGCATCAATTTCAGCGCCAACAGTGCCAACGGCAGTGTAAGTAGTGGAAGCAGCATTTTCTTCGATATCGACAATCTCATACCACTTATACTGAACATTCTCATCACGGGAAACTTCAGTACCAGTATCAGTAGCAATCAGACCAAGGCTCAGCATACCATTGGTACCAGTAACCTTTACAGCCTTATTTCTCTTAAGAGAATTCAGCTTGCGGCCCTGCTTACCAGTGATATCGACCTTCTCCTGGGTATTGCTGATGGTAGTATTCTGCAGCTCGTCCAGAGTCCAGAGATACTCACCGCCCAGGTTATAGCCAATGATTCTTTCGAGGGAAGTCAGGGTAAGTTCATTAACATTAACCATAGTTATATCTTCCTTTCTAAAATAAATGACCCGACTCAAATCCAAGTCAGGTCTTCTTTGCTAATTTTTGAAGCATCTACCGTACCGGCATAAATACCGCTCATCCGATGGTCAAAAGAAATTTTCTTCTGAATCTGTTTTACGCAGGCGTTGAACTGATACAGAGTCAACTCCATCGATTGTTCAAAATTGTATTTGTACTCTGGTGTGTTTACGAGCGCAAGAATCAAGTCCTCGAGTTGCTCTTTCTCTTGATCTGCCGCCCTACGAAGACGCCTCCGCTCACGATCAATTAGATACTTCTTGGTTATAGCGTTGCCAGGAATTTTATCATGCTTTTCAAATTGCAGAATTTCCCGCAATACGGAGCTGATTTGTTCCTGGGCAAGCCTATCGATGATGTAGCCATGTTCGAAGTCATAAAGAATATCTTCTCCGGTCTCTTTGTTTATTGCCCTTTCAAAAAGGGATAAATCCAGATTGCCAAAGATAATCCTTATGCGTTTGTACTTCTTAGCGAAGTATGAAAACATCAATTCAAACACGAACCACTCATCAACAGTTGTAAAATCAACACCCATATCATCCAGCATAACCATTGCCTCATACGGAGTTGCAACCAGAGAGCTAACGATACTCATATACTCGCTTTGCCCAAAGTCGAAGATCTCGCCGAGGGTTGGGATATGAACCGTGATATAGTTATTGATTTTGTGATCCCTTTTCGATATCAAACCTAACCTCATTGTAGTTTGCTCACCCGATTCCAGTCTGTAATATCATAAGTGAGCACGACGCCGTAATAATCCTTAGCGGGGTGAACATCATCGACATCTTTTAACTCGACATGACCAAGGCCATACTCGAGAGATCCGTTTAATACGGAATCAATCGCATCAGCCAAAAGATCAACGCGAAGACCGCCAGGAGCTCTCATCAAACTGTAATGCGTGAAGATGAAAGCGGTAAGGCGTATGGTTTTGAATGTTTTGCTCCCAACCTGTGGTACGGTCAAGCGGACACCAACATAGGTCTTGGCCGCCTCGTCTGCTTGTGGAATGAATGGATAAGGGTAAATATGGTCATATAAAAGAGACTTGTCGGGAAGGGTAGGGGAGTCCTCGTTTGTGTTCTTTAAAAGATTAACGATATCTTTAGAAGAGCACAGAGCCTTCATGAGAGTATTTCTATAATCCTTAAACATTGACATATAACCCATTAGACCCACTCTCCTTCCTCAAGCTCAGTTTTATTATTGTTATCGGCAACCATAGAATCAGAATTATCGGTTGGGTGTTCATTGCACTCAACAAGCATCAAAGTGTAAACACCGTTGCCATTGTACATGCGGGTAATTCTATCGATCTTTGTTGCTTCATAAATAGGGTGGTCGTCCTCGCTGTCACCATCGTCGATGTAGAATCTATCACCACGACGGATCTTAGTAGTGTCATCATCTTTTGGAATGATGACGCGGTACCGAGAATCACCGTAAACCATATAGTCAGTATGCTGCACACCAACCTGCGAATAGGTCATGTCGGAAGCATACGCTTTTTTGGTGATGGTTTCGCCATCCTTAACCCACTTAAGCTCATAGTTGCACTTTTGAAGCTCATAGGAAGGGTAGACATCCTTTTGCCCGCCCTCCTTAGTGACAATCCAGGTCTCGTCATTCCATTCAATGTACGAGCCTACAATAAGGAAGTCATCAAAAATACAATGGGCATATTTAAGGTCGAAGTCGTCAGAGTTGATTATCATAATCTTCCGATCTTCGCCATTGACCACAACATCCTTACACGATAGTGAAGATGGGCCAAATCTACGATGGGTGGATTTCATACTTGCGAGCCAGTCACTTCTCTGCATCTCAGCCATAAAAGCACCTCTCACATATGAAGACTCGAAATATCCCCGTGATTGTAGGAATATTCAAGCATCTTTCCAACAAAGATGTTATATTCAACCTCATAGGTGGTACGCACTTCCTTCAGCACATTTGCAGGAGACGCCGCCAATTGAAAATCCTTCGTGTCAAGGTAGTTCTGCAGGTTTTGTGGCTCATTCTTAATTTTGCGAAGCCAGACACAGACCATACCGTCAGTCAAAATATCAATAATCTCGTCATCGTTCACATCGTCAGAATTGAACACACGAGCATCATCATCTCGATCCGATAAATCGACTACGCAGATATTCTTGAATTCGGCAATAGCAAGGTGCAGAAAGCGGTCGATTTCATCCATCTCTTCGTCATAACCGTAATCACTGAAAGAATACTGGCTAATCTTAGATTTGAAGTATCGCTTGAATACATCGTATGAAACCATCGCAACCACCTCCTTTAATTAGTCATTGTCCACCAGCTCGTAACCGAGAGAATCCTGCAGGGCATTGATAACACGCTGGCTGTCGATAGTGCCATCTTCAATAAGCGCATATGCCCGACGAGCAATTGTCTCAATTGCCTTATCAGGCAGATTTGCAACGATACGCTTGATCTCTTCCGGAGAAGCTTCAAAAATCGCATCAATCTCATCGATAGAACCAAAATCTGCATAGTATTTATTAAGCTGCAGATAGTCGATAACATCCTTGGCATTTTCACCGACAATCATAATCAACTTGCGCTCAAAGAACAGCGGTTGTGAACCCTTCATGATCTGAAGTTCGCCAACAGTCATTGTCTGGATATCCCCGAAATCCTCCCACTCGACTCTATTACCAGTACGCTTTGAAATATAAAGCATATTGCCATAGGTACAGGACTGTACATCTACGAGCTCATCGGGAGAAACCTTTCTCAAAGTGCGATAAGTCGGCTTCTTCTCGACGACAGGAGCCTGCTCGACCACAGGTTTCGTTTCTTTAGCCTCTGCAGGTTTAGTAGCAGAAGTCTGGGGCTTTTTAGTGCCCTTCGTTTGCTGTGCCATATATTTAATCCTCCATTTTAATCACTAATTTTCTGAGCATAGAATTCTGCTAACTTTGTGAAGAGTTCAGGAGTCTTCTCGTATTTATACACGGATACCTCCTGAACTCTTTTTACAAAGGTGTAGCGAATACCGCACTCAGCAAGAAAAGCGACCTCGCGTCTAAACGAGGTCGCATATTCTCTGTCGAATCCTTTTCTTTTTCGCTCCACCCAATACTCACCAGCCCTTTATTAGCCGGTGATGGTGTACTTGCCCAGCTTGCCGTTAACCAGAATGGCAACACCGTACTTGTCAGTGTACAGATACTCCACAGACATGTCAGCATTACCGGTCTGGGTCTCAACAATATAAGACTCACCCTCACGGACGAACTTAACGAACTTGTCGCCGCCGGCAAATACATAGATGGTGTTATCATCAAAGATAAACTCATCAGTGCCAACCTTGTGGCGATTCTTTACGGCCACCATGGGAGTGCCGTAGAACTTGCCGAAGTAACCAGCGTTGTACAGGTCAGTCTTAGCATTGTCGCCAAGCTCAGCGCCGGGGCACTTACGCAGGGCAGCCTTGGTACCAACGATAACAGCAGACTCGCCGTTAGCAGCCTCGGTGTGCTCAACGATAGCCAGGATCTTCTCGGCGTCAGCGGTGCCGGTGCCAACATAAGCATTGCTCAGACCAACAGTAGTGGCACTAATGCCCTTGAAGGCGGTGTAGATGTCGTTGTAAATAGCAGCCTTAAAAGCCTCGGCTACCTTAGCAACCAGCTCGTTCCAGTCGATACGACCAGCCATGAAACGAGAGAACTCCTCATACATGCGAATAGCATGAACGGTAGTCTTAACGCTCACAACGGTCTTCTCACCAATTCTCTGACGACGAGGAGTAGCGATGCCGTTAGCAATCTCGGAAACGATGAAAGTGCTGTTATCGGGAGCAACAAACTCATTCTTGTCGCCCTCGGCAAGATTGCGCTCCTCAACATAATTCATGAAGAACTCATCGCCCTTCAGACCCTCATTGACCATCAGAGGAACCAGCTCCTCGATAATCTCGAAGATCTCGACCTTGTTGCGACGCAGGGCCTTAACATTCAGTTTGGAAGAACCGCCATTGGCGGCAATCAGAGCTTCACGCAGTACATCTTCAGAGCTCTTGGAATCATAGGTCTCAACCTTGCCATGCAGCATGTCGGTTGCGAGCTTTACAATAGAATTTTTCTCATTCATATCATTTTCCTCCTAATTAGATACTTCCGTTACTCTTAGCCGACCTCGATGACATAGTAGGTCAGGGAACCTACGGTCTCGATGTCAACAATCTTGCCAACCTGAGTAGACTTGTCAGTGGCGGTAGCAACAACCTTCAGCTTAGTGCCAGCCTGCAGTTCAACCAGGTTGCCCTTAGCGATAGCAGCGGCTGCATCCAGAGCCTCAGCGGTAACAGAGAAGATATCGCGTACATGGGGAATGTAAACACGAACATTTTCACCAGCCTCGTTGATGAACTCGGTAAGGTTGCGCTTGCGCTCGTCATACATCAGCTCGGGAGCTGCAACCAGACCAATATGAGTCAGGGGAGAAGTAGCCGCAGGAGCAGTAGCCTTACGAACCTCACGCTGACCATCCAGCAGGTCGCCAATCAGAACAACGCGACCATTTTCAATAGCCGCCTCTTTGTCGTTGTCATAGAAACGAACAGAGCGCAGCAGGGTACCATCAGTGGTGCCGGACATATTGTCCAGGCGAACAACGCCATAATTAGCCATAATTAAATTCCTCCAGTATTTTTATTTCTTACCGTATTTTTCGAACAGATCGCCGTAGGGGCGGCTGTCACCTTTGCCGTCAATAGACGCAGAATCCGTGGGCATTTTCAGTTTGCCAGTAGCCTTTTTCTCGCCACCGACAGCAGAAAAGTTCTGGGCAACAACAGCAGCTTGCTCACGCTTGAATTTGCCATAGGCAGCATCACAAGCCATGCGGAGAGCATCAGAATTCTCGTAGGAATATACAGATTCAGCAATAGCCTTAAACTCAGGTAACTCGGCAATCTCTGCATATTCGGCAATCACCGCATCAAATTCAGCATTACGAGCCTCTGTTTCCTTCTCGTCTTTATACGCCTTCAGAGCCTCGTACTCCTCGTTGCTGTAGGAATGGGTAGCAACATAGTTCTCCTGTTCGGCGCGTGCATTGTCTACGGCCTGCCTCTCTTCGTTAGTCAGCAAAGTCATAAACATATGCTCATACTCACCGGTTAAAGAAGCGACCTTGTTCTCCTCGTCAAAGGAATAGGGTACTCTTGCATAGAAGCGGGTCTCTGTGTTGTCCGCGACAACATAGTGGTAGCCATTCACGAAGATGTACTTGTCATCGAAATCAAAGAGCCAGCGTCTGATGTACTCAGTTACATCGCCAGACTCATTGCGAACATAGTCATCGGTTACAGCTGCAGACAGAGCGTCACGGCGTTCATTAAAAGTAGCGCCAAACTCGATGTCATTACTGCCGGACTGGGGGCTGTGTGCTTCCGCAAATGCAGTAAGCTTCTCCCGCAGCTCGTCGAGACTCATTTCATCGCTAATTTCAAAGTCAAGCTGATCCTCGTTCAGGCCAAACTCTGCAATTAAAGCTTTCTTGTCTTCCAAGTCTTTCCCTCCAGTTCTTGAATCCGGACTAAAAGAAAAGGCCAGCTCTTTGAGCTGGTTCTTCATAAGTTCAAATTCAGATTTAAAGTTTTCTCCCAAAGAATACTCTACAGGCACCACACAAGCAGATGGGAAGCATGGTTCTGTATGGTATTCGGGGTTATCGTCCTTGCCAAGTAGTGTTAAACATGAGAATGTGAATTCAGTGATGTCTCTATACTTCTTGTCACTCGGCAAAGGACGGATTGATTTAGCCTTGATCTCCATGGATTGACCCCAGTAGAGATCGCTGCTATAGATACTTTCCATGAGATTTGGGTATCTTCCAGCCCAAATCACAATAGAACACTTAAGATATGTAGCTTGCGTCCCGTTGTCTTCCTCAACCTCTACAAACTCAGTATTCTCGGGGATAACGCAACCGAACGGAACGGTCACATCTTTCAGCATAAGCCCATTTTCTGTAACCATAAGCTCTCTATCATGTCCGCCCACATACCACTTGTTGTTGTCCTCATCATAAAGCAGGTGAGCAACGACAGGAATAAAATAGAGCGAATCTAAGGCATCAACCACTGCTTCTTTTGAGAAGTGTGAGCCGTTGCGGTTTTTCCCAAGGGCCATTACATAACAGGATGCTTTGATAAATTGCTCATTAAGTTTTGAAAACTCAGTCAATTTGGAGGAAAAACTTAAATTTATTTGTTCCACTTTTCGTTTTCACCTCCTCCATTTTGAAAAATCTTCATAGTACCACCTCAAATGAACATCGTATCGGAAATGAAATATTGATCATCGGAATAGCGGGACAGCGTAAACCGCTGCAGCTCATCGCTGTAATCAAAAATCCAAACCAAGTTTCCGTTCATGGTCGAAGTAGTATATCCAAACCCCTGAGCCATCAGTTCTTCTGCGGCTTTGGGATTAAGAACATAAATAAATTCCATACGCGCCACCTCAATTCTTCTCTCTGGAGCGCTCGCCCTCATCCGTGAGCGTATCGGGATTAGACTCAGGACGACCATTTCCATCATTGCCGGACTGAGTAGACGACATCCGCAGTGGGTTAAACTTCGACACGAAATCAAAACCCTTCTGCTCAATCCAACAAAGACCATCCATCTCCTCCGGATTAAGGCCAGCCGCAACTGCACAGTAGGCGGATACAAAAGGCGCACCAGATCGACAACCATTAAGGTAGACCTCTGCGGCTTCCTTGCGGTTATAGCAAGAAGTATCCAAGAAACGAATAGAGAAGTTCTTAGAAGCAGATTGTTCGTGCAGTATTCGGTTGATGGCGTCTTCAATCATACGAACAATGCCGAAAGTAATGTTTTGGTCTGCCTTAATGGAAAGAAGCATCGCATTGCTTGAAGTTGCATTCTTGCTTGAGAAGATCTGAGAAGATACGCCAGCGGAACTAAACATATGTTCTTCTGCATCGGAAACAGTGTCGGAAGTAGAAGTGCCTCCAGCCCTGTCAAAGCTGATTTTCTCAAGCTTCATAGGCGACAGAATAGAACCAACCTCATCTGGCAGAACACCGTCGAGATTGCGCCAATACTTTTCCGCCTTGCCAAAATCCATCTGCCATCTGCCATCTGGATCTTTTTCAAGATACATCGCTAGAATTGCATAGTTCTCCAACTCTGTTTTTGTCATCTTCAGGCTTTGATAGTCTGAAATGTCATAGAGATTGGGGAGAATGCCAGCAAACGGCGGAATAGGATAGTCGGGGACATCATTATTCACCTTGATAGCAAATGAATTAGGAGAATCAAGCTCTTGCCACTTACTCCCCGAACTATTTTTATAGGCATTGTACTTTTTCTCAAACTCCGGCGGATAAAGTGGAAGCAAGTCGCTTCTCGAATCAAAATAGCTAAAATTGAACGATACATTAAAGACATTGCCTTCTACTGATGTGATGTCACAATACTCGGAAGGCAACTGCTGAATAGTGATATCGTCTTTTGTGACATGGCAAGTGCCATAAAACACATCTTCCCGCAGGCATACAGTCAAAATCTTAGCCCCCTGTGTCTTAATGTTCATAGTGGACAGAAAATCAAGAGTTTTGATGTAGTTCTTCTTATATGTAGTGCCTTTGGTTTCAGCGCTGTCATAATCCATTCGGTATGGCGTAACGATATATGAGAAATCATTCAGCCCGACGAAATATTGGATTAGGCGACGGAAGTTGGAACTGGCTCCATACATATAGATAACAGCATTGCGAAGCTGTGTTTTATATCTGTACGGATTTGAGAGATAAGTGATAATTTCTTCTCTCGAGTATTTTGCGAAAGTCGGGGCACGAGTCGTGCCATTCAAATCACGATAAATAACATGATTGAGATTTGCAAACATCATAGGTGGATCTACAACTGGCTCAGGGCGTGATTCGCCCTTTCGACGGTTCATCATGTCTTTACGATTTGCATATTTTTGCAAGCACTGCGCACCTCCTTCATTTTACTTTTGGCGCCCGGAAACAGAATTCAGAAAAATCGTCATCTGTTTGGACATTGGAATTGATTAAATCGGTTCTTCTCTTTTGAGAAAGAACCCATGCAGCCATGGCGACTGTATCATTCTGTTGCTTTTTGACCTTATACATATTTCTACAAATAACCGGAATATGAGTTCATATGCCCTGCGCAGCAACTGCGGATAGAAACGATATTTAATCCAAGGGTATCTGTGTATAAGGCGGGAACCACACTAATGGTTCCTCACGAATTTCATGTTTAGATTATTGTTCGTGTTCAGACTGTTGCATCGCCATATAAATGGCGTCCTCTCGCTCAGTCGTTGCTGGCGGGGTAATACTCAACCCCTTCCAGGGCGTTGCCCATCTCTGGATGTTCGCCGTATATAAGAGAGAATTTTCAGTGCGGATTATGTGTTATGCCGCATTGGCCCACGCATTCGAGGCTCGGTCGTCATGCATTGTGTTTTTCTTATCCTTAGCGAGATCGTATGATGTCTGCCCATTGGCAGAAATATACTTTCGCATATAGGTGATTTCGGTTTTGGCAAGGTTACACTGTACCAGTGCAAGTCGTTCAGGGAAGGAAAGCTCATAATCCTGATAGCTGCCATCGGCATTTACTATGGTTATAACATCCTTGCCGTCATAATCAGGAAACTCAATCAGGTCAAACTTTGTCATATTCTCCAGCGCATCAAAGATAAGCCGCTTATGAGAAGCAGGTTCAATCAGATGAATGCAGGGAAGAGCATTAGGATAATTTGCCCTGGAGGTCTCATACTGTTTATGTTCCGGATCAACCATGCCACGATGCACCTGCCCGGAACTGTCTTCCCAATCCTCCATAAGGTTATCAGCCACGGCAGAGATACCGCCACCACCGGCGCCGGCATCGATATAAACCTCGATATTTTCCCAGTCAGCAGCGTTCGGCCCGTTGTAATCAACGAGCAGTTTTTTGATTATTTTGACCTGCTCGTTCATCGGCAATGGAGTTTTCTTGCGCGTTTCTGTATCGACAAAGGAAATACACCGCACATACCGCAACTTCAATCCAACTTTTTCGTCCTCAATAAGCTCAAAAATAGAAAGGACACTTCCATCGAAGTTGCGAGCGGGGTCATATGTAAAGATGAATTTACGCTTACCAGTATCGTTACACATAACCGGAGGATAAACAAAAGAGTTCCGGATCATTGTCTCCATACGGACAACACTGTTTTGAGCGCCGCCTTTTGAGAATTTGTTGAAGTATTCGCGCTCTGCCATATCCGGGTCTTCGTCCATCTTTCGGCTGATTTCTTCTCGCTGTAAGTGAGAAGGGATCTGTTCGCCATTAAGAGTAGAGAAATCTAAAATAGTGTTAGCGTTGATATCGCAAACGAAGTAGTCAGGATGCCCAAGAATCATTTTCTTGGAGAAATCACGATACTTCTCGTAAAACGGATATGTCACATCACTTGCGGAACTAGCGTACAGTCTCTGCAAAGGCATCGCCTGCGGCTCGTAATACTTAGGGCCTTTAGAGACGCCGATACCCCAACTCGCGTCCTGTGAAGCGAATGGTTCAGTGGTTGCAAATTCTTCTTTGCCCATCCAACCAGTCTCGTCGTAGAATATAGAACCACGCTTACCACGAATGGCGTTAAGGTTTGAAGACAGGGTAGTCACACCAGAATTATTAAACAGAGAGAAGTGATGGCCCGCAGGGTCATGAATAAACCCAGTAGGGGAATTGGAGTTTCTCTCGATTTCGGAAGCGAAGATGTCCGTACAGGTTCTAAATGAAGGAATCTTCTGCAAGGCGATATCCTCGATTTTCTTGAAGCACTCAATAGACTGACCGGCACTGTTTGTAAAGATCCAGACCGTATAGTTCGGTATAAGGAAGCACTTCGTTTGCAAGAAGATTGCAGCCTCGGTTGTTTTACCAGCCGAACGGCTACAGAGCCAAAGGACATACGGGCGCCACCAGCTTTCCATGAAAGACCACTTCTGATAATCAATCATGGCAATGCCGAACACTTCTTCGGCGAAGCGAACAGGGTTTTCACGCCCCTAATTGATTACCTTTGCCGCCTTTTCATATTCCTCAACCTTACGCTGTGACCATTCAGTTGGTGTAGTCGGCACATAAATTTCCATTATGAACCACCACGCTTTCTCTTAGCTGATGATTCCGCAATCAGATTTTCAAGATTATTCTTGAGCTGTCTGTTTTCCTCCTCAAGCGCATCCGCCTTTTCTCGCAGGTCAGTCAGCATGGTGCGTTGCTCTTTCAGCATTTCGGTATAATCGTTGGCATCGAGAGAGAGCTGTTCCATGATGCTCGAATTACTAAGATCAGCGATTTGCTTCATAGCCTCAGAGGTTTTAATATCAAATAGATTAACCTTCATTGCTTCATAGCCATTATTGGTTAGCTCCCGCATCTTGCCGGTCAAGGTATTTTCCCCGCCGGTCTTTTCCTTGGAATACTGCGAGGCAATATTGTTGTCTTTTACAATGGCATTTACAATGGTTTGCAGATTTTTTCTTGCCATAACCATGTCAGTGAGAGTATCGGTATTAGTGTTTGCCTTCAGCTGCTCTCTGTTGATTGCTTCGTCAAGCTTGCGAACCTGCAGTAATGTATTAGTAAGCTGAATAACGGACTGCATTTTGTGAGAATCGTCCGTTATATAAGGCGTATTAAGGTAAGACGAAAGGACATTGTAGCAATATTTTCTGTCCATATTACTAAGGCCGGCATCGTCAAAAGGGTCATACCCGATTATCGAAATAACATAGTTCATATTCTGCCGGTCACGCTTAGACCATTTATCTTCTCTCTCTTCCTTAACACCATCGCCATCTTCACGATTGATTTCTCCGGAAAGGAGAGACCACGCGAAAGATTTGCCGGTATAGGCAGCACGAGAAACAGAGCCAAGGTAAACACCAATATCAAACGGATTTGTGTTGACCTTAACATCCTCTGCAGTTGACTTGATATATGGCTGGTCAAGACGATAGCAGGTAAACATAATTGCATTGTCAAGGCCGTATTGATCCACATCACGATCAAACTGCTTACGGACGCATTGCTTGCATACAAGCGTAATGCTGCCGGGGTAGTCCCAAAACGCCGCAGTAGGGGATTTGTAGAAATCAGTAGGCTTCTTTTCTTCGTGACAGCAAACACATTCGTACTTTTCATTTCGCTTTTCAAAAGCAGGTTCCTTAGCCGCACCAATCGCTGGCTTAAGGCTCCTCTTTGTAGGTGCGGTCATTTAATCACTCCTCTTAATCGCTCATATGAAAAGGGAGCGCCATTTCGGACGCTCCCTCACTCTGCCCAATTTCGGCTGAGCAACACCGCTTTTTTAGCTCCCACTAAGGTAGGGTACACCTTTAGTACAAGTTCACCAGACATTTATTTAGCTGCGCCTCCGCCACCGTTCTTGCGAAGATTTTCAGGATTAGGGACATATTCCATTTCTTCCTTCAAAGAAACCGAAGGCCGAAACTTAATAATGATCTTACCAGGTGCCATACACTCAGCGCCATCTGGCAGAATGCACTTCCTTGGATCTCGACGCTCGACAATGAATTTGCCAAAGTCATTTAAGTAGAGGTCTTCGCCGGTCGCCAGCACATCCTTAATGCACCGGAGAATAGCGTTGACCATATAGTCACACTCGTTCACACGAATCCTTGTTTCGTCGGATACATAGCGTATGAATTTATGTTTGTTCACAGGATATCATCCTCCTCCGCCGGATACTTTTCCAGGTCATAGGAGAGACAGGGAATAATACCAAGCTTAACAGGATAATGAGCAACAACGCCATCGCCATTAACGACGAGAACGGACTGAGCAGGCATTGAACGCATCCGATGCTCAAGTGTGAACTGATCACCGCTACCGCCCAAGCTGCCGCTCTGCACCATTACCACATCGGAACATTCTGTCATGGCAGGGAAGTGCCTGTGCCCATACAGTACAACATTTGGTTTGTACCCAAGGAACATCGCCAGTTTGGATACGCCAGCTTCGTTGAAGCCGTCGAAATCACCATGTACTGCGACATAGCTACGACCACGAATAATGAATTGGTCAATCCCGTTATCAAGGCGCTCTTCGGAAACGGACACATTGGGAACCTTTGCAAAGAATCTGCTCAGATACCAAAGAAGTAAATCATCCAGGCGCTCGTCGTGAAGAGCATCTTCCTTCTTGTCGAGACGGGTATGGTTTCCAGCAACACAATGAATAGTTACATTGCCGCCAGTCTGACCAAACATCTCGCCAACTCTGCCGCAGAACTCGCTCACATAGTCGCACATGAGCTGGATCTGCGCTACAACACTCTCGCCATTCGTAACGGATAGATTCTTATGTATATTGCCGGAAATGCAATCACCGAGAATTACGATGTGGCAATTCTCTGGGTCGTGTGTATCCTTTATTTCCTTGACATACGACAAGTATTCTACAAGCCGCTTCTTTGCCATCTCGCTGTCATACACACCATTATAATTATAGTATGATGCGCCGATGTGCAAATCAGCCAAAGAAACAATAATGTCAGCCTTACGGCGATTGATAGTTCTCTGCTCCGGCAACTGGATATTGCCAAAAGACGCATGGCCATTGCTCTCAATAAGTTCACCGAGGTAATCCAGACGGTGATCTAAGCGAGCGGCAGACCGCAGGCGGTCGTTGATTGCTCGACGCTCATCACGCAGACGCATACGCTCCTTGGTCAGTTCGTATTTCTGTTCGATTAGTTCTTCGGACAATCCATCCTTCTTGCCATCAAACACACCGTCCTCCATAAAACGGAGGGCATACTGCACGGGCTTACGGTAAGCAGAAGATGTACGATATTCAGATTCATCTTCACGCCATTCCTTATTGATAAGCGGAGCAGCCTCATCCTATGTCAGTCCAGCAGAACCATTTTCAATAGCTACGCCAACCCGCCACAGGTACTGATTTTCTGTTTCGTTTTCCTTTCTCTTGAAATCTATCATGCCAGACCTCCTTAAATGTAGCGGTACTCGTCCGCCAGGATGTCTCGGATAGACTTGCCACGAAGGCTTGAGAGAACACGCAGGGTATCATAATCATCATCAAGAACGAGGTATGTATGCCCTCTGGAATTCTTGCGGCGAGACAACACCTTGAGTTTGTTTTTTGGTGCAAGCTTCTGCACCGCTTTTACTTCATCTTTTCCGATCTTAAACACTTTAATTTAATCTCCTTAAATATTACGGCATATAGCCTTGGCTGTTTATTGGTCAGCCATCCCATAGTAGATAAAGAATAGAGGAGCAGTGTACGCGCACCGCTCCCTTTTAAGCAAAATGTCTCCCTGTGTTTCACTGCCTTGCAGCGCGTGCCAGGAAGTCCTGTTCTGTTTTAAACCACCAATTTGTATTGCCGCCGGTGGTGGTAAGCGGGCGGTATTTATCGAGCCGTTCATTTGTATTGCCGCCAACGGTGGGCGGGTGTGGCTGACCGGGCGGAGTTGCTGCTCCGCCCAGAGTGTGGGGAACAAGCGGCTTCACATTCATACAATTCGCCCATTAGCCTCCCGTATTGTAATTTAATGAAAATACCGAGAAATGCGTTGAAATAGGCACTTTTCGGCATTTTATAAGATTAACGGAGGCGAAAAAGCCTTATTTCAAGCGGTTTTATGGACTTCTCACTTTTTCTGATAGTATTACAATTTGGCCCTGAATTTCTCTACACTTCGAGCTACAGAAGCCTTTCTTGCCTTAGCAGTACATGCTTCGCAACGGTGAGTACGGCGTGCCATCTGCTTTACGAAGAAGTGTTTCCCACAATCTGAGCAAACCTTTTCAACCATGCTGTTTATATCAAACTCTACGGGAATTGGCTGACACGCCTCACAAATCTGGTTCTTATATGAGGTTCGCCAAAAGCGCTTGCCACAACAACTGCACTGTATGTAATCTTTCTCGATGTTGTTTCGAATATTCTGGAACACTATGTCACCATAGCACAGCCAGAATGTATTTAGACTCTTGCTCTTCTTGTCCCGGAAGAAGTGAGCAACCAGCATATCACAGACGGCGTTCACATTCGGGTTAATAGCATACAGCTCACATCTAACGGTTGTACGGAAGAATGCATAGTTCTCCTCGTTGGAACCGTAGGACAAAGACAAGTTCTTTCTGGCGTCAAGATCTTTGAATTTCTCAATGACACGAGGGTCAATAGAAACGATGGGATTTCGCATCAGTACCTTATAATCGAACTTCCCGAGGTTGGCAGCCGTAAAGCGCATTCTCTTATCGGGGATAATGTCAAACAACTTGTTGACGATGCTGTCATTGCGTGGTTCTACTTGTTCCTGGGTTTTATCTTTAGCGTAAATAAAGAATTGGGGTGGCTTCATTTTCGCAAATGCCTTAATAGCGACATCTGCGTGAGGTGGGCGTTGTACAGCCCATAATGTTTTTGCGTACCGTTTTATACCATCTCTTTCGAGATACTTTAACTCTGCTCTTGGCAGATGGTGTAGACTATATCTTTTTCTTGCACTATGCAAGAAAGGTGGCATTTCCGGGTATGGAATTTCACCGTGCCCGTACTCCCTCTCGGGATAGTCGTTAGAGCTTTGAATGTTTATTTATATCCGAATATCCATCCTTTTTTTACTCAAACATTCACTTGCCACGGGATCGCCATGCGGAATACCGTTTAGGGTTTCCCCGTTAGCTGCCTTACTAACCATCATTTCCTATGGTTCCTAACCGTTAAGGCAACACCCAGCATGTGCTGGTTAACCACCATTCACATCATGCGTCACCGCATGAGTGGACAACTTTTATCAATTACAACATTATTCTCGAAGCACAACCACTTAATCACATCAAGTTTATCCTGCGTCATTTCGCCACTGTTCCAAATCTTCGTAATAGTATTGCTGATCTCACCGATATTGCCGCCGCTGTAGGCAGCCTGCAAACCGTCGTAGATCTTCATATTGTCAATATGCATCTGTCCCGCCTTCGCCATCTCGTAATAGAGGGGAACAATACCATGCATGTTTCGTTCTGCTATGCTGACGAACAGTTCGTCAGCGACCACTAAGCTCTTATCTCCGTCGCACATAGGAGTTACAGACTATATCTTAGCCATGAGGTTTCCCTTTTAGGCTCGGCACGCTTCGCCGGTGGGATTTTCGCCCACCAGCTACTCTACTCGGTTATTCACGACGAGCCTTGACGGCTTGCCGCTATCCTTTCGATAGTCGTTACGCTTTTGCTTAAGCAATTAGCACGGGATTATACTCAACTTCCCCCGTTAGCGCGGTTTACACCGCACACCCAGTAATTACTGGTTCACGCCGTTTTCATCCTGCCGTTTCCAACAGGTTCGACCGCGACTGTTTATCGAATTGCAATAATTTGCTAATTAAATCATAAGAGCTTGTATAAAGAGCATCAGTACGGAACCACTTCTTCGTATCCTCGTTGACCACATTACGGCGAACACCATGTTCCCTATAAAGGTGTGGACTCCGCAGGCAATCCAGCTTCTCTCGCTTGGTGAACACTCTTGCCGACACTTCACCGTCCTTAAGTAGCCCCTGCGGCACTTCGATACCAAGGAACAGGTGCTCGCAAAATGCGTACAGATCCGGAATAATAAACAGATATTTGCCATCAACATCAATTTTTCCCGCCCGATAGTCATTGACGAGGCTCTTTTTTATCTGTTTTAAGGTTTCCTTGGAATACTCCTGGCAGAGAAGCTCATTATAGATACCGACACATTTCTGAAAGTGATTCTTCTCTCGGTTGCTGTCCTTAACACCAAATACTCGGAGCATGGTATCCTTATCCGCTGCAATGTTGTCCAGCTTTTTGACTGACTTTTCAGCGAGAGCCCGCAACTCTTCATCCGATATGTCGGTCAAGGTCTGTAACATCTGATAGTTCAGCTTGGCGTTGGGAATAAAACTCTCTTCTTCATTGCATTTACACGCCAGACACCCATAATGTTTAAATTTATCGACATAATCCTGCCAATTGTCGTAATATTTCTACATTTTGAACTGGCTCTTAGTGAAAATACAACGGATATCGTCTCGCAGAATATCCCATTCTTTGCCGTAGATATCTCTGACGAGACCGTGGTTTATCTCCGGTTCTCTTTCATTAGCCTCTCGAATGAACTTCTTGAAGTCGAAAGAGGCGAGCAACCCCTTTACCCACGGGAGCCGCACCATCATGTTCTTCCAACTGATGCTCGGCAGCATCATTCCACAGCCATCTGTGTGCGTTATGGGAACGCCCATTTCCCTGCGGGTGATTTCATATGTAGTACCATCAATGTAGTCTACGGTGCCATTTACGAGCGTCTCAAAGTCTTCTACAACGATGGACTTATCAATATCAAACCCATCCCAAATATCAGTGGCAGAGTTACTCAAAGCCAAATAAGCAAGATACTTATTGACATTGACACCGCCCAGCTCATTGATGTGGTCAACCGTAAGCCCACACATGAGTGTCAGACGATGCTTCTCAAGCAGAGATTCCTTAACAAAGACGGTTCTTTTGGTTCGGATCTGTCCTGCGGATGCCGTAAATACCACATACCGCTCACCATTGTGAAGAAATCCATCCCGTATGATGTCTTTAAGCACTTCGTAGTAATACGCCCGAACAACAATTACATCGTCGTACAACTGATCCTTTTCGAAGCTGAATACCCTCGTCATGGCGGACTCAAACACCGATATCACATTTTTAGGGGAGAGCGCACGAGGGTCAAGGGCGCGAATTCCGGAATGGCTCTCCAGTTTATCCTTAAGCTCGTTTTTGAGCCCTGTGATGATAGGAGTCAAAGTGGCAATCTGCTCGTTAAGGATCTCAACCACATCCTGTGTAGGCGGGTCAATCTCAATTTCCTTACGCAACCGGTATATCTCACGATACCGGGTAGCCTATGTCTTCTCTGGAAGGGAACCGCCCAGAAACTGCTCAGCAATTCGTAACTCTTCTTTCAAGTTTTTCTTTCGGGTGCGCAGGTTGTTGAGCTGGATGCTGATATCCCGTTCTTCCTCGTTGTAGAATGCGTCGGAATCTACGGCGTAAATATTTATCTGATCGGTTAAGCTCACTGCTGCTCACCCTCCCATTCTTCTATGTACTCATTCTACTCAGCCATAAATCGGCTGCCGTCCCGAGTATTCACATCGACGATGTAATCGTTATCCACTTGGTCATTCCTCCTCTCTCGGGAACTCTATCTCAATAATTGGCTCTGCCACATAGCAGCACAGGTCACACGATACTTTTACGGCTTCTCTTGGCGTGTGTCCAAGATACAAAGCAGTCAAACCGTAGTACATTCCGGCTCCGATAGCTTCGTATTCTTTCACCTCATAAACGAGAAAATCTTCAACACAGAATAAATGGCCCTTGTATGTAATCAGATATACATTTTCGACACTATAATCTCCATCGTAACCATGCTTCTATTTGGAAAACTCAACGATAAAATCCTGCATTCCGGCTTCCGTAGCGGAAGATGGGAGGTGAGTATCAGCAAACCGAAACATAAGGCTAATCTCCTGCGCCATCCCACATCCGCCAATCCCCATTCCATTGATAGAGCGAAGCTTTACGACATCCCCTTTTGTGCGTTTCATATCGCCTTGGCAAAGAATCGAGTCAGCAGCCATAATTATTTTATCCTCATATTTTCTCGCACAAACTACACTCATTCAACGACCTCCTCATATGTTTTCTCAAATATGTTTGCTTTGCAAGGATAGAGTTCGCCGTCTATGCCTTGCACTATGTAGTCTTCACACTGGGAAGCTGTCATAATACCTTCCAGCGTATTTACCTCACACCACAATTTCTCATCGTAGTGCATCTGTACGCGACCATCCCGTACAGCGTTAAGGAACCATGGGGGAGTTGGCTGAGATCCGAGCTTAAATGCTTCGATTACAACAGGGAGCTTTCGGTACTTCATAATTTATGTAGTCCTTTCTTAATAATATTTGCTTCCTCCGGGAATGATTTCGTCCAGCGTTCTTGGTGTGTAGTCCATGTAATCCATCATGGCTCCCACATTGTACACATTACCTTGATACTTTCCCGGATTGGATTCTTTCATAAAGCTCACAATGGTGTGAGTGTGAGCCCACTCCTGCGTTTCGTGGACATGTCCGTGGAGCATGTATACATTCGGGTCATAGTCCTTTTTATAGCAGGGAATAGGGTAGTGGCACATAATGACCAGTCTATCCCCGTCCTTTATCTCCTTGTAGTCCTTAACATCGGCAAACATATGACGAAGCTCAGCCGGCATATTTCGCAGGTCGTGGTTGCCACGAATGAGAACCTTATTGCCGTTCAAAGCAGAAAGCAGCTCTATCCACTCCGGGGCCTTACCCCAGCAAAAGTCGCCAAGGATAAATACGGTATCCTCGCTGGTAACTCGTTTATTCCAGCGAGCAATTAACGCAAGCTTCATTTCAGTAATGTCGTGGAAAGGGCGACCATCAAAGTTGATGATATTGCGGTGCCCAAAGTGGGTGTCAGCAATATAGTAGTTCATCACGGTTCCTCCTTCCGCACCTTAATGAATGTTGACCAGCTCCCGAAATCAACAGTCATCTCGTTCTCATCGCCCCAGTAGCGGTAATAGTACGGAGTTATCCCTCGTGCAGCGAAGTCCTTTTTGACTATATCCCAATAGTCATCAAACTTACTCACCATCCCAATCTTCCGAGAGGTACCGTCATTGTTTTCATAATAGATTCCCTACATTCTTATAAATCTCCTTTACCGTGTGCCGAACCGTATCATCAATCAGCTCGTCACACAAAATTTTTCTTGGGTCGCCATACCGCTCAATTGTTTGGGCGGCATTTTCATTTACATAGTCAGGTTTAATCCCGTACTCTTCACACTTTGCTACTGCTTCTGCCACAGCTTCCTCTCTATACCGACAAGTCCACAGGATGATGATCCACCCTTCTTTCTGGCGCTTGCGGACATAGTTGATCACTGGCCAGTTTGGCTCGTATTCATAACTGTAATAACTCGTCCAAAACAAAGTGTCATCAAAATCAACTGCTAATATTTTTCGTCTCATCTTCCAACCCCCAGTTCTCGTTAAATCCTTCGGGGATTTCACAGCCTTTTCCCTCATGGAAACCCCAGCGGTCAATTAGTTCATTCCAGTAAATCTTGTTTGGCTGTCCTTTAATGGCGTACACCCACCATGGGTTATCGTTAATTGCCGTAAAATGAATAGCAAAATCCTCACACATCTTTATGGCGTGCCCTAAATCCCACCGGTCTTCCATTGTAGTAAGAAGAACGATGTCCCATCCTTCCTTTTGCCGCTCCCGAATTTGACTAATAATATCCCAGTCCGGGATCAAGTCATAGGTGGAGGAGTCTGTGTGGAAAATGGTGTCGTCATAGTCAACGGCTAAAATCTTATATGCTTCCATTACCGCATTTCTCCCTTCTCCAGTCTATCGCACCATGCAATCAACAGGTCTCGCATTCGCTTGGACGGTATGTAAATCTCAATGTCTTTGCCCTCGCGGATTGCAGATCGCCAGACCCACTGAACCATAACAGACAATGCATAACCGTCTTGGTCTGGCTGAACACCCTGAGAAACGAAGAAGTTGTATTCAAATGGGTTCATAAACACATTGACCAGATACGCCAAACAGGTCTTGTCACGGTAGCTGTTTGTTGCTCGAGAGTTAAAAGATAAGAAATTCTGTTTGTATCGCCCCTGCAGCTCCTCTCTTGATACTGCGTATGTTGCCCATAAGCGGTCGGATGCCTTAGAACCGCTTGTATTGTTAAAGAAGTTGTGTACATTTTTCTTCAGTTTATCAACGGAATCTTGTTCGGCTCTCTCCTGAAACCACCGCATCGATAAAGCATACTTCCCGTTGCCAACGCTGTTCATCTTCTCGCTGTCCACAATATGTATCTTTTCCTTAAGGTGTCTAGCGTACTCAGGTACCTCCGCCCGTTCGGTGAAAATGTACCCCCCGTCCGGAGATTTCCTCGTACCGATATAATCATACTTTAAGCCTTTCATGTCAAAATAGTATCGCTGGGTCTGTGCTGCAAACATGTAGGTCAACACATATACATCTTCAAAAGACCTTAACAACTCAATTGGATAGGAATACAAAAGCATTGTATTGTTTAGATAGAACAGCTCTCCAGTCATAGCACGCTTCATTAAGTCGTTATATCTTCCGTTGTACCCTTCGTCCATCTACACTACTTCGCCAGACTCCAAGACCTTAAACACATTAGCCATGCGAAATATCTCAACATCTCGCTGGCTAATATCTACGGTTTCAAACAACTCCAAAACCTCGTCAAGAACCAAGGTGTACCCACCATCTCGTATCAGCTCGAATGTTTCCTCTGTGTTGTTAAGAAATAAAGCATGAGTAATGGCAATATTCTTTTTTTCTCGCAAAAGCTGATGCAAGTGATTTTGCTTTGCGCCTCTTACAGCCGTTGGCGACTGAAAATCTCTCACCGTACATGCTGTAACCACTCTGTCAACCTCTTCAAGGAACGGAGTAATGAAGATGAACCGCTTATCTCTCTTTTCGTTCATCATCCGTATCGCTGCACTTGTTTTTCCTGAACCCATGATAGAGTCACAGACCTTAACAGAAAACCCTTCTCTCAATAAAATTCCTTCTTTCTATATGTATTTTACAAGCACTTTATTGTGCTAAAGTAACGGCGTGGGGGCTTGGGGGCCTTGAGCCTGCTCACTTTGTTCGCAGTCACACCGGCGCTCTGCGGCCCGTTTTTCGTCTATCCTATATATATCTTCTTTTAAGGGAAACACCCGTAAAACCGCTTGATCAATAGGGTTAAAAAATATTTTAGGTAAAATGATGCCTAATTTTTGACTAAAATTACTTTTTTCATTTTACTTGTTGCAGATTACCAGTACCAAAATTAACATACTTCACTCGCTCACTTTGTTCGCTTCGTTCATTATCGCATTCCACTCGCTCACTACTCGCTTGTTCGCTTCGCTCGTTATACCACTTTTGCAGTCTTGGGCCTAATCCAAGGTTTAACCCAAGGTATGCATCTGTAATATCATCCTGAGTAATGCCAATGTACCGTCTGGTTGTACGGCTATCGGAATGCCCGTAAATCTCCTGAAGCAGTAACAGAGTAGCTTCCTTTTTACCAACCGGAGCTGCTTCCATCATCTGATACCCGAATGTCTTGCGTAAGGTGTGTGTGCTTGCCTTAACCTGAATACCTAAATCCTTAATAACTCCCTTAATCATCATGTCCACAGTTTTCCGGTTTATATGCCCAGTCTCTGTGTCACTCCTGGTCGCCGGAAATAGATATTCATTTAGTTTTATTTTATGGCCCTTGCGGGCTTCATTGTTCAGGTATTCATCAATAGCCCAAACCACTGCTTCGTTAATACCTATCCGTCTATTCTTTGGGTTCTTGCGACTCTTGCGAGTCTTATGCTCAAATACATCAAACTCTGTCTTGTACTTGCCATCGGCATCAATAAAGTCGCTGAACCGTAGCTCTATCAGGTCGCTAACTCTCAGTCCTACATTGATCCCTACAATAAACAGCATGTTATCTCTGTACCGGCCTTGCTCTACCAGATACTCCGATATACGGCGAATGTCTTCTTTGTCCTTAATAGGCTCAGCTGCTTTGCTCTCCGCAAGCTCCTTCTCTTCGATTTCTTCTAGCTCAACCTTTGCAATTCTCTCCATATATGTACCTCCTTGAACCTTAGTTTCTGAGTATATTATAACACCCAAATTAAGCATTGTCTATGGCCTTTTGAAAATAGAGCATGCTTTTCTATGCCTTCTATCGGTGAAACGGGATCTTTCGAAGTTTACCACTGAAAAGTGGTAATTTTTCTCTGTAAGGTTTAATTGGTGTAGTGGCTGTTTTTGCGTTGAAACTGGGCTTTTTCGCTATGGGTGAGGGGATTGGTGAATTGACTGAGCGGGAATGAACAGCTAGCATCTGGCTGCGCGTTTTGGGCGGGGTATGCGGTGAAAAATACCCCCCCTATACCCCAAAATGTGAATATGGGGCATAGTCAACCTCACAAATTAGGTATTGCAATTGGCGCGGGAAACTGATACAATAGGCATGGGGGATAATCCCCCGCCCAAAATACCGCCCGCATGGGGGCGGATAACAAATAACCATGCACAACGCCAAACAGCCCCAAAAGGCGAAAGGCACGAAAGAAAGGAATACCATGAAAGAGACCATGAACAAAGCCGAAAGCACCGCCCGCGAAACTGTTACCCCCGCCGCCGTCAATGCCCGCCCCTACTACTATGGGCTAAAAGCCACAATGTACGCCGTTCGGTATTTGTACCGCGGCGGGAAAGCTGAAAGCAATGGCGCGGAAACAATGCGCGAATACTACAACGAATTGTGTCGCGCCGCTGCCTATGTGAAACGCATGGAAACAGCCGCCGCCCATTATGGCACGAAAGCCGTGCGGTACAAGGTGCGCCGCATGAGCGCCGCCGCTCAAAATGCAAAAGCCGCCGCGGAAAAAGCTTGCAAGGCAATCCGCGCCCCCAAAAACAGCACCCCCGCGGTGAAAGCCGCAAAAGCCGATAGCCGCACGAAAGTACGCATGAAAGCCGAAAGCAAGATAGCGAAAGCCGCCCGCGCAAACCGCGAAAGCGCCGCCGCCGCCGCATGGAATGACGGAAACATAGCCGCATATATGGCGGGCGGTATTTGTTGCGATATGGTGCAAGACGCTATTGTGGCAATGCTAACCGCCGCCCCCAATGCCGATATACTGAAAGAGGGCATGAAAGCTGTTTGGCGCAACATCAACGCCGCCCGCGCCCTAACCGCTAAAATGGACTATGCCCCCGCCGCCGATGATGACAACGACAATCTTTATATCGTCAATCTGAAAGCACGCGACAACACGGAAACAGCCGCGGAGTGCGCCGCCGTAGTGGAATGGATTGAAAGCTATTGCACTTCCCGCCCCGCAACATTGCGCGCATGGAATGCATGGAACGGCGCCGCCCAAAATGCAAGCGCCCTATCAAGCGCGGATAGGTTTGCACTTTGCAAACTTTTCGCCGCCGCCCGCGCCGCCTTTACCCTCTAATTTTACCCCCCGCCCCCCGCTTTTTTGCGGGGGGCTTTTTTATGCCTTTCGCCGCGCCGCCGTAAATGCGTTTTACGGCGGCTTTCTGTTTCATTCTTAAATTTACGCGCCGCGCACAAAAACCGCATACGGCGCAAATTTGCCGCCCTGCAAGCGATTGCAGGCACTTTTCCGCCCGTGCGTATATGGGGCGGGGGCATATATAACGAAACTGTTATATAAATATAGCAAAATTAGTATCTAACGAAAGTGCCCGCCCGATACAGAGTAGGTGCGGGGCGCAAGCCCCCACAACGAAAGCCCCCCCGCCCCGCCCCGCCGCGAAACGAAAGCAAGCGTCGGGCGGCGGGGGAAACAAAAAACAAGCCAAAAGCACCACAACCGCGTGACCTATGAAACCCGCTGGGAAGTGGTTTAAGCTTGAGGCCGTCGCTGGAGCAGATGGTGAAAATGCCCAGAGGTTTAAGCTTGCACAACCTAAACTCGGCTTGAGGAAATGCTGAAGCGAGAAAATAGCTTGAGCGCCGCGAACACGGTGAGCAAGCGAAAGTGGAGAAAACCACCTCTTTATCAATGAACACTTGAGCGATGCGAGAGTATCGAGCGAGTGAAAAATCTCGTGCTTGAGAATGGCTTGATGGGTAGGATTGGTTGGAACCTGATGAACAATCTTGCAGACCATATGGCATTAAGTTGATCCGAATCTGCGCTAATGGCTTGAGCGCCGCGAACACGGTGAGCAAGCGAAAATGATTGTCCTGATGGCTCTAATCGTGAATACCTCTGAGGGCTTATTCGTGAGCATACGGCGTGCCCCTGATGCTTGCCATTGGGGGCATTGGTATGCTCATGAGTGTTCGAGCATAAGAAAATGTGCAATAGCACGCATTTTGATGAAAGAGGTATTATTATGGCTAACACTGAAAAGAAAGTTCACTGCATTAACTGGATGCACGATGCTCTGCTGAGCGCCTATGACAATGGAAACCGTGGTGCAATCAAGTCTGAGGCGGCTATTCTGAACAATGTGACTGAAAGTCAGTTTGCCATCTACAAGGATAGCATTTCTGTCCTGTATGAGGCACTCTGCGACTATGTTCGCTATGGCAAGTCTAAGGACTTCATGACCAATCCCATGGAGCATGAAAAGGCTCTGAAAGAGCGTCGCAACAAGGTTTTTGACCTGTGGCGTCAGATTTTGGACTGGGGTGAAGCAGAAAAGGATCAGAGGCGCATTATCGTCCACCCCCGCGACATTGAGGATCTGATGACCGTCGTTCAGAGATTTCAGGCGAATGCTGTGAACACCGATATGGACGAAAATTTTGTTGCGCAAAAGGTCTGGGCAACCGTACCCGAGGGCATTTTCCGCAATAAGGTTGAAACCATTCTCGGTATCCGTATGAACCAAGCCGAGGTTATGACTGATAATGAGCGTGAGTTTCTCCGTGCCCTGAATAAGCTCGTAGGCACTATTCGCAAGAATAATGCCAACATTGAAGCGGAAAAAGCCAACAAATCCGCCTATGAGGTTCGTGCTGCAAAAAATTCCTCTGAAGCTGTAAAGGCAGAGTTTAAGGCTCTCTCCGATATCTGCGATGCTAAAATCGCCCAATTCCAGAAGAAAGTCGATGATGCCCAGAAAAAGCTCGATGAGATTAAGGGCCTCACCGCTGATGAATGGTCTAAGAAAAATGCCGATGAAAAGGCTGCTAAGGCTGAGGCTGCTGCTAAGGCTGCTGAGGAAAAGGCTGCTGCTGCAAAGGCTGAGGCTGCCGCTACCCCCGCGCCCGCTCCCAAAAAGGGTAAAGGTGGCAAAGGCAAGAAGTCCGCAAAAGCTGCCGCGTAAAAACGAATGGGAAAAGCCCCGATGACAATGTTGTCGGGGCTTTGCTTTATCCCTTTAGCGATGCAACGAATGAAGCGACCAAATGAGTAATGAGCGAAAAGATACCCATGCTTGATGGCTCCTCGTGCCGGGTATCGGGCAACGCTTTTAAGCCAATTGTTTAGGCGTAAAAGCGGCTGAAAGCAAGCATTCCAGATGGCAAAAATGCTATTAAGCCCGTTTGGAGAAATAGTCTGTATGGAGGTAAAAATCATGCTTGAAGCAACAAAGGATTTTACCCTGATGGACTGGGTAAAAATCGTCCTTGGAGTGATCCTCGGAGGGGCTTTCTTCTGGGGATTTGTGTTCGTAATGTTCGCCGCTTTTGGCTAAAGCATTTAGGAGGAGTGAGCAAAAATGTTCCTAAAAACTGATTACGGCGCAATCCTTGGAGGACTTGATGCGCCTATGGCAAAAGGTATCGTCCTGACCGACTGTACTAAAAAGACAAAAGAATTTTCAACCGTAAAGCGGTTCAGCTTCAGCAGCTCCGCAAATGCGGTTGCGTTCACTTTTGATGATGGGGCGGTATCCGTGTTTAACGCAAGAAAAATCGAAAAAGTGGTCGATGCAGCTTCCGGCAAGAGCTGGACTGTCGTTGAGGCGTAAAAATCAAATGCAAAATTAGCACCCACAAAGGGTGCTTTTTTGATACATCTCGAGCGTGGCGAGTGCCATGACCGAATAAGCGAGAAAAGAGTAAGCGAAAAGCGCCTTGAGCGCAGCGACTGAAAGGAGTAAGCAAAAATGACAATCAATGAATTCGTACAAACCGGTATCCACATTCTTCCCGATGGCATCACAGTTTGTTACCACGGCTGTGAGGTTGAGCTGAGAGAGCCGATGCTCATGCTCATCAAGAAATCCGACGAGGGCAAGGTAAACGCAGCATACATCAACCTTGCCGGCTGTAAAGTCATTGTCCCGATTAAGGGACTGAACGCCCTTACGGACAACAGTACCGGAGAAATCCTGTATCTCCGAGAGGAGGAGTGATAGGGTGAAAATTCTTGCGTTAGAGCCGCATAGAAAGCCCCAGATCGTTGAGATTGACGGCAGCCTCAAATCTATGCAGGAAATCGTAAAAGGCTCCATAGAGGCAATATTCCCGTTTGACGACCCCGTTGCACTCATCTGCAATGAGGAGGGAAAATTCGATGGCAGCAAAGCCTGCCTGATGATGGCTGATGAAGCCGGAGCAGTAAAGGACATCATCTTCGGTACGGTCTTTATCTGTGGACTGGGCGAAGAAGATTTCGTAAGCATTCCCGATGATCTCATCGAGAAGTACACACATTTTTTGAACACATGGAGGTACGCATAATGGAAAAGAGAACCCGCAACGCAGAAATTATCCTTAAGGAAAAGGCAGAAAAGGCAGAAGCCAACAACAGCAAGTTCTGCTACGGCCTGAATATGACCCCTCTCACCGAAGCCGAGCGCAAGCAGCGTGAGGAAAAATGGGAGAATGGCGTCTATAAGGAGAGCGACTATCGTGGTCTGCTCGGAGAGCGCACACCTTACATGTTTAAGGCGGTGATGAAAGCGTAATGTACACCTACTACATCATCTACCCAGACCCGGAGGATAACCACCTCCGGGCGGAACGGGTGGAATTCGTCGAAAGAGCAACGGCTCGTGTGCGTTCCCTCATAGAAAATGGCGTTGATGAAGATGATATCGTTGTTGCCGAGGAGGGTATGCTCGAAAACGCCATGCAGTTCGTGAACAACTGGGAGGACTAAAAAATGATCACATTTCAAGAGGCGCTGGAGGAAAACCAAGCCTTTGTAGTAGCGCCGGACACAGAACGTGAGGTAAGAGGCTATTTCACAAACTGCCGTGTAGATAAAAACACAGTTCCAGATGGCTGGTATGCGTATGATATACGGCATGGAGATGAGGGCGACTTCTGCACACTCGAAAAGAGAGTATTTGTTAATCATGCAGGCACATTCCTGTGTCAACAGCCGGTTAAGCTTGATGTATTTGAAAATCCTCACGATGGATTTCTTAATCTTGCGGGATGGGGCTACACATTTGAATAAGGAGGCTTTGCGATGAGCATCACAATGAAATATGTTCAAGGGCATGTGGAAGTGTACGGCGACGGAAAGTTCCTTTTCAGTGCTGATGATACCAAAGAAGCCCGCAAAGACCTTGAGGAAATGGGGTATGCCGATGACTGATGTAATTCTAATTGCGGCTTCTCCGCTGATTGTCTTAATGGCAACAATCATCATTACCTGCATAGGAGGTGCAATTAAAGGTGCATTTCAAGGTCATAAAAATCACTTCCGATAAGGAGAAGTACATAGAAAAAAAGCTCGAAATGCTCAAGGACTTCCGCATTAAACTCAAAAAGAAAGACAAAGAGAAACTGTACGCTTGCAATTCCGAAATTGAAGTCGATCAGATTTGCAGGCGGATTATCATGGAGGGGTTGGGGTGAAATATCTTTTGGTCTTGCACGAGGCTCTCGACGAGAACCTTATAGACGAAATAATGTTAGCTGGTGTAAAAATAAACAGAACTCTCTTTAGTAGTGATATTTACATTAAAGTAATCTGCGAAGGCAGCATGGGGTTGCGGTTTAATGGTGATTTCGAATATCTTGGACATGCCAAAAATGCGTTTTATCATACTCCAGAGGGAAGCCATTATATATCAGGTTACACTGAAATCAACCTTGATCAGTTTCTTGAGCTTCTTGGCATTAAAGAGTCTGAGCCATTCGAGGACGAGCTGATGCAACTGTTAGGAGGGTAAAAATGAATAAAATGGGCTTAATTCTCGTTCACTTCGATAGACAGATGACAGAATCGGAATTCTTCGATGCGATGTCAGAAGTTTATGAAAGAAATGGCACGAAAAAATTCTTCGTAGACGGAATACATTCCGTAGTGGCTCGAAATATTCTTGATTCTGGAAGAGAGGATGATACTATATCTCTTATTGTTTCAGATGATGATCTTATCACATGGGAAGGTTATTGCTCTCTGTCTTGGTATAAGGAGCACGGCTATGAAAGAGCGCCTGTCTATACTATCGATGAATTCATTGATGTTTTTCGCCCTGACCTACGGGAACCAATAATCTTTGAGGATGAACTAATGGCACTGATAGGAGGATGAAATGAAAATTGAAAGAAATTTGCTTGTGCATTTTAACCGCAAAAGTACGGTTGAAGAATTCCAGAATATTTTCTTCGGAATGGTGGCTATGGCTTTTAGCCCGACACTCCGCACTATGCCAAGAGAATCTCTCCGGGGCATTGGATCTAAAATTATAGGAAGCTCAAATCACGACACCATTTCATTGAGCATCTTGGAAGATGGATTGATGCTGTATGATGGGTTTGACGATTTAGACTGGTATATAAATTCCGGGGAATATGCTGACTATGACATATTAACGGTCGATGAGTTTATCGAGCAATATAAACTTAATGCAACGAAACTTCTTTGCCCTTTCGGCGGGAGTGAGATAAACGACTGCGCTGATTGTGTATACGCTGGAGACTATCACTTTGTTGATGGGGAGTGTGTAAGAAGAGATGATTAAAATGCCGCTGTGACGGAATTGGCAGACGAAAGGGACTTAAAATCCCTCGATGGAAACATCGTGCGGGTTCAAATCCCGCCAGCGGCACCACGGGGGTCGTCATTCCCCCGCACCTCCTTTCGATATAGCCTTAGCACTGCTCGTGCGAGAGGCGACTTGCGAAATGCAAGCCGAAAAAGAGCCCCAGATGCAGGGATGTGCATCACCACCTCATTACTGGAGCCTGCGGCATCAAACCGTAGGCTCCTTTTTGCGGGAACTTAGCTCAGCTGGTCAGAGCCCCCGGCTCATAACCGGTTTGTCAAGGGTTCGAGTCCCTTAGTTCCCACCACATCGGGATGTGGCTCAGCTTGGTAGAGCGCGTGCCTTGGGAGTACGAGGTCGCAGGTTCAAATCCTGTCATCCCGACCAGCCCGCAAGGGCAAAATCACAGGAGGTATTAAATGCGTAAAATCATTGCAATCCTCTTAGCGCTTCTGATAGTAGTTCCGGCGTATGGGTACGAAGTCTTTACCGATGAAACGGACTACACATTGGAAGAATTCGAGTATGTACTGACAAATCTTCGAGAAGGGCTGTCCCCATATGCTTGGACAATCCTCGAAACAGGGAAGTATTACGGAATAAACCCGCTGTACTTACTTGCAAAATTCGGATTGGAGAGCGGATGGGGAACATCAACCTACTTCAAGGAGAAAAACAACATCGGAGGTTGGCGTCAATATGATGGCAGTTTCCGGTCGTTCGACTCCGTTGAAGAATGTATCTGGTTCATTGCGGAAGGGCTGTTGGAATACAACAATCCAGATTCCTGGAAGTACACAGGTTCGAAACTTGAAGATGTGGCTTATCGCTACTGCCAAGATGAAAACTATGTGGAGATCCTTACCGACATCATGGACGAGCTTCAAGAAGAAATCAATACATATCGAACCAACAGGCGGCACCTCGTTTAGAGGTGCCAAGGCTTGCCTGCTTAAATGCGCCATTAACTCAACGGCCAGAGTATCCGGCTTATATCCGGCTAGTTCGGGGTTCGAATCCCTGATGGCGTACCAATTAGCTGTTCCCGGGACAGCCACGCGGATGGATTTGACGCATCCCGGACAGTTGCGGAGAGAGATGAAGGCGCAATGCGCACACTAGATTCAGAAAGACTGTCCAATTAAATATGGTTTCGTAGCTCAGTAGGAAGAGCGGCTGGAGGCCCAGTGAGTCGGTGGTTCAAGTCCACCCGAAACCAAAATATCAATTTGTGGGTCGCGCTAACCCAAGAAGTGAGAGCTGGCTAAATGGGAAAAGGTCGATTAAAAATCTTCAACCCACACTTCTCGTGTGAAATACTGGGTAGCACGAGTCGTATTACTACATCAGCACAGTAAAGCGAGGTTCGAATCATAAACCACCGAGGGTAGGAATGGCCGTTCTTAATACTGTACGGTTTATGAGGGTGCGGTACGATTCCGCAGGGTGAGTGCTAATTGCATGGCATAAATTCGCCAATAGTGTACACAGCTTGCCTAACGCTCAGACCTCTCCACATTGTCTTTACTCTGTGGTGAGGCGCTAGGGGACTGCGAAAGTGTCCAAGCGGGGTAAAGCATCTAACCCTGCGGGTCGAGAAAAAGTTCATCCAATGGCTACGGATTGAACTTGTGCGTAGATGCTTTGCTGGTTTGAGAATCAAGAAAACCAGCTAGACCTGGAGAGGTGTCCGAGCGGTTTAAGGAGCCGGTCTTGAAAACCGGTGACTCGTCAGAGCCATGGGTTCGAATCCCATACTCTCCGCCAAGTAAGTGAGAATTAAATGTTGCGTCAAAGGGTTTGCCTTCCAAGGGATGGTGCTTGCACTGTCCCTGATTAGCGGTTTCGATGCGTTTCTAGAGCGTGCAACAGCCGCCTTTACATGGAAAGTTTGGGTTCAAATCCCGAACATTCCCCCAACACCATCTTGTTCATGGTGTTTCTCCTTTCCTTTCAAATAGGCAGTCGAGGGGTGCATGGCTGGGAAGAACCCCACCTTTGAAAAGGAGGTAAGAAGATGTTTTCAGTAGGCGATAATGTAGAAATTGTTGAGAATATTGCATACGACGATTATGCGTGTGACGATTTAATTGGCGCTGTTGGAACTGTTATTGATGTTAATTTCGATGAACCGGAAAATGTCAATGGAATACTGAATGCAAAATTTTGCATCTCATTCGAGGATGCCTATGAGTCCACTTGGGAGCTAGACGCTTATAATCCTAATTGCCGCTGGGTTCTTGAAAATGAGATCCGCTTAGTTGCTCCAATAGAATCCTTTGAGGACGAACTTCTTAAATTATTGGGAGGGATTACCGAATGAGATTTTCTATGGGAGATAAAGTTCAATGTAGCTGGCGTCAGACCGCAAGGCGCTTATCAACGAGCTATGCCAATACTGCGGGAAGTACAAACACGCACATAATGGCGCGTGCGACGGGTGCAAATGGAGGAAAATGTGATGGATGCTGTGAGGTTTATTAAGGAACGCAACAGAATGTGCAAGAGTTTGGATGTTAGATGTGAAGTGTGCCCCGCTTTTCATGTTGGTGAGAATGGGGCACAATGTGCAGTTGGTGCCGCATCAATGTTGGACGCTACGGCTCAGATCGCTATTGTCGAGGATTGGTCTGCTGCCCACCCGCGCAAGACGAGGCAGAGCGTACTTCTTGAGCACTGGCCGGAGGCGGAACTCGTAAACGGGTGCTTGGCGATATGCCCCAAACGCATTTCCGCTAATTACCGGAATGGAAACGCGGATTGTACAAATCGGTCGTGCGCTGACTGTCTCTACAAGTTCTGGATGCAGGAGGTTGAGTGATATATGGATGAATATGTAGACCGTAAAAAGTTTGAGAATGTATTGAAAATAGCAGATTCAATAGCAAAGGCAAATGGGAAAGACAAAGATCGTCAAATATGGGCTAGAGCAATCCGCTTATTGAATGATATGCCAACGGTAGATGTGGCCCCGGTGGTGCGTTGTAAGGATTGCAAGCATAGCTGGGAGGATATAAGCGGACTGTGTTGCTCGTATAGGGTTTGCATTGACCTTACAGTGCCGGATGATTTTTATTGTGCATATGCGATAAGGAAAGAAGGTGAATAAAGTGGCTGAATACATTGACCGTTCGGTTGCAATTGCCCGGTTAACTGCGCTTGAAGTAACCGAACCATACGCCACAATGGCAGATGCAAAACGAGTGCTGGCAGATATTCCTGCTGCTGATGTTACGCCGGTGGTGCGCTGCAAGAATTGTAAACATCTTGCAAATGCAACAGTTAATTCTAACGGCTTCTTGATTTGTCATGCTAATGATATGGAGATTGCGCCGGAGGATTTCTGCAGCTATGCGGAGGAGGATAAATAAAATGGATGCTGTAAAGTTTCTGGAAGAAGTAAAAAGAATGTGTGAAAGCCATTCAACTTGTGTAGTTAATGATAAAGTATGTCCAATTGTTTGCTATAGAAACGGATATTGTATTGGCCCTGCTCTAAAATCTATCGAAGTGGATAAATTTCCCAATATTGTAAATGCTGTTGATGAATGTTCGAAGGAGAATTCGATAAAAACACGTGCCAGTGAATTTATGAAGCATTATCCTAATGTAATAAATTGTGAAGGTGTACCCATAATTTGCCCTAAAACGATTGATGTAAGCTATAACCCCTGCAGTGGATGTAGCAAAATAGATTGCTATGATTGCAGAAAAGAATACTGGATGCAGGAGGTAGAATGATAATGGCAAAATTCAAATTAGGCGACAGAGTGGTTGTTGTTAAGAAAAATCCAAACAGCGGTTTAGATGAAAGCCATTTTATTAGAGAGACTGGTGAGGTTGTTGAAATATATGGCCCGAATCATGTTTCAATCATGTTCGATAATCACAGCCTTGAAGGTTTATGGAGTTGTGATATACCAGGGGCAGAGCCAATCTACCGTCGGTTCAATGTAGAATGTATAGAGCCTGAACCTGCATGCGAAGATTTTTTTGACCAGCTCTCGAACATACTTTCGTTGTAAAACCCATACAGGGTTATACATAAATAATTTTAATGCCCAAAATGGGCGAAAGGAGTCAAACTATGACTAAGATCACTATCCACGGAGACGCACTCGTACTCACTTCCGGCCTGAAGCTGGAGACCCTGCGTAAGACTAAGAAGTATCGTCCCGATGCTCTGGTTCTGCGCGACAAGGAAAAGAACCCCGTTTTCAGCATTGATGTTGGCACTAAGACTGCCAGCGCCAATAAGAATGGTGTTGTTTTCGTAAGCGCTTCTCACGACGAGAATGGCTACGCGACCTACACCGAGATGATTCCCACTGGCATGTCTGCCACCGAGGCTAAAACCTACGCTGAGGACAAGTTCGGTGCCATCATCTTGAAGATGAATGCTCTGGAGGAGACTCTTGGTACTACTCTCGCCGAGATCGAGGCTGAGGTTGCTTCCGTTCAGGCTGCCATCGATGTCCAGTAAGCCGTAAACAGCACAGTACAATCAAGCCCCGTGGCTAACCGCTGCGGGGCGCAACTATGTCCCTAAAAAATAAATTTACATAACAAAGGAGAAAGAATTATGGTAAGCATTACTCTGACTAACAACATGGATCGTAAGACTCTGCTCGTGGACGCTGAGAAGACCATTCGAGAGGTTCTCGATGAGAACAATGTAGATTATTCTACCGCCACCCCCGCGCTGGACGGTACGCCGCTGCGTGCCGGTGAGATGGACAAGTCCTTTGCCTCCTACGGCATTACTGAGTCCTGCCGCCTGTCCTGCATTGCGAAGACCTCCAACGCCTGATAATACCTCATGCCCCTCTTCGGAGGGGCAATATGCTGAAGTAACTCAAAGGTAGAGTGGCGCACTCGTAAAGCGCAGGTTCCCAGTTCAAGTCTGGGCTTCAGCTCCAAGCGCTGGCGTAGCTCAGTTGGTAGAGCAGATGTTTTGTAAGCATCAGGTCGGGGGTTCAAGTCCGTCCGCCAGCTCCATTCATAAAATAAAATATAAAGGAGAAATGTAAAATGATTCGAAGTATTCGCAACACAGCATTTACGGACAACAAGTTTTCTACGATTTGCACCAATATCCCAGTAACACCAATTGGCGGAGAGGAGTGTTATTCTCATGTCTTGAGAGCACTGGTCTACCCCAGAGATAAGGAAAATACATACAACCTCCAAATTGCAAACAGCAATTATGCAATTCCAACTGAGCGGAACACGGTCTATTTGATTTCCGGTGAAAACGCTTTGTCTTGGCTTGGCGAGAATAAATCCGACATTATTGCGGCTGGCTTCAAGCAGAATGAGCTGGTAAGTCTTTTCGTTTCCAAGCAGAAAGATGTCGGTTGGGCATTTATTGATGAAAACAATAACCGTTCCATCATCTACAGCGAAAAGATCGATTCGTCATTTGGTCGTATGCTGGCTTGCATTGTGCAGAAGCTCTTCCCTGCGACCTTTGCGGGCAAGCCTCTCGACAACGACGAGCTTGATCTCGTAAAATCGATTTCTCGCAATGATGAAAATATGTTTGCTGACGCATCTCAGAAACTGTATGACCGTCTTGATCTGCGTGAGATGTTCATCCGCTCTGCTCTCAGTGACATTGATGTGAAATTTGAGAAGAGTTCGTTGGAGCGAATGAAAAGTGAATACACGAGAATTAAGAGCAACATAGAGAATCTTCTTCGGCAGCTCGATGACCTTTACGACAGAGACCATTTTAACACCCTGCAAATTGCGGCTCTTGAAGAAAAAATTCGCCGTAATGATGGCAACGAAGGGGAATTTCTCAATTTCTTTCTCCGGTGCAAGGATCTCATCCTGGAAGATGCGGACGAAGAGCTTATCTCCTTTTATGTCAAGGGTTATTTGGACTCTTTTGATGAGGATAGCTTCGAGCGTTGCCTTAATAACGAATACAGCTATTTTTATGGTAACTATGGCGAGCGGAAGAACATCAAGTCCAAAAATGATATGAAGCTGTTCTTGGATAGCGTCTTTGGGGAGAATCCGAAATTCAAGATTCGCACCTGGGCACATTTTGTCTTGGATGTTGCTGGTACCTTGAGACCAGATAAAAGAGAGACAAATCTGGCAGAGCTCAAGACTTATCTGCCTCACCCTCATCTCTGCGGTTTCCATTGCATGGGTGGTAATGCTCGAATCATTGATCGTATGATGGGTGAGAGAAATTACCTTGGGGCAGTTGAACAGGCTATTGGTTCTACTCACAATATCAACTTTGATGACTCGACGGTTGGCGCCAATTTCATTGAAAAGATCTGCTCTTCTAATGAGCGTTTCATTGAGTTCGAGGATGGTTCGGTGCATACCGTGAAAGAAGCTATGGAGGTGTTGAAGAATGGCTAAGATGATTAACATTCCCAAAGAGACAATTGCGGAAATGATTCGAGAATTCACGGAGAAGATCTCATCCGCTAAGAGCTTCGAGGGTGGCAAGTTTACATACACCAAGGAGTTCAAAAGCGAGAAGACGGGTAAAGCGAAGATTATTTTCACCCCCGAAGCCTATTCCAAGATGATTACTTTGGTCAACAATTTTGACTCTGAGGTAGCATGGTATGGATATGTAGACAGAGTGGGTGATGCCGGCTTCAAAATCTCGGATGTGTTTGTGTACCCGCAAGTCGTTACTGGTGTGAATGTGGACACGGATGAGGATGAGCACAGAGCTTTTCTCGAGAAAATCCCCGATGAGGACTACAACCGTATCCGCTTCCAAGGTCACAGCCATGTAAATATGGGGACAAGCCCGAGTGGTACTGATCTCACTGACCAGGCAACCAGGGTAGGGAATAGCTCACCTGATACATTTTGGGTGTTTGTGATTTGGAATAAAAAGAACGAGCACAATGCTAAGATTTATGACCTTGCCAACAATGTACTCTACGAGAATGGTGATATTGATGTCTCTATTGAGTTCGATAGCGGCGAGTTCCTCGAGGATTCCAAAAAACTCGTAAAGACAAAGACCTACACATATCTGGGCACAGGATCGTATAAGGGCTCTGCAAAGAGCGGTACTTATGATTACGGATATGGTGGTTACGGAGGATGCGGTAGTCGATGGGAAGATTTTTGGGACGACTATGGTTATCCGTATGGCAACTACGGTAAGAAACAGAATAAAAAAAACAAAAGTGAGGATTATTCCAAAGCCACGAACTTGGTAAAAGCTGAGGTCATAAGTGGTGGAATTACCGAAGATATTGACTTAGAGGAGGAATATGCAGATGATGGATTTGTCAAAGAGCTTCGAGTTCTTTAATCCGGATAAGTGTGCGAAGACCCGCATCCATATTATCGGCTGTGGCAGCGTCGGTTCTACTTTGGCGGTTTGTTTGGCTCGGTTGGGTTTGACGAACATTTCTCTTTACGACTTCGATGTCGTTGAGGCACATAATCTTGCCAATCAAATGTTTACGACTGAGGATATTGGCAAGCCCAAGACTGCGGCGGTTGCCGAAATGCTTCATAAAATCAATCCTGATATCGATTCAGAGCTGAAAATCTTTGATAAGGGATATGACAAGCAGCGTCTGAGCGGCTATGTTTTCCTCTGCGTAGATAGCATTGAGCTTCGGCGGAGAATCGTCAAGGAAAACGCAACAAACATGAACATCAAAGCTGTCTTTGATTTCCGGACACGGCTTACTGATGCTCAACACTACGCAGCCAACTGGTCTGATCCTAAGATGCAGGACAATCTGCTTCGCTCTATGGAGTTTACCGAGGAGGAAGCAAGAGCGGCAACTCCTGTATCTGCCTGCAATGTATCTCTTTCAGTTGCGGGAACGATTTGGACTATCGTTTCTTTTGGGGTTTCCAACTTCGTAAACTTTGTAAATAAAGGTGTCCTTAAGAAGATTATTCTGGTGGACGCTTTTAATTTTGCCATTGATACCTATTAAATGATTTTTTGCAACGATATTTTTGTTTTCAAAACAAAGCATTTCGTTTTAAGCGAATGTACTGAATTGCCAGCCAAAAGGAACGGGATACCGCGAAGGCAGCCTTCAGGTACCTGGCTCAGGCGAGGTGAAGTGGAATATCATCGTTAACCAAGACAGACATAGGTTAACTGCGAAAGCAACAAACTGCTAATTTCCAACGCTTGTCCAGAGACCAACGCACGGTAAAGACAAACATAATACAGCAGTAATCTCGAGGAGCGTGTCCTCAGAGCTCAGTAGTTGATCGTCGCACACATCTCAGGTTGCAAAAGTAAAACAGTGTTATAGCTCATTGAGCGCATTTTGGTATAACCGAATGGTACGCATAGTCACAGACAAGAGGCACGCCGGAGCAGATCCCAGACATCCGGGCAGGTTCGAGCCAGTCTCTTGTGGCAAAATAATGGCCCAAACCATCAGAAAGCCACGCTTAAGATGGCCTTATTCCATCTGAAACGCCGTCACTAGAAGCAGCAACTAGCAGGCCGGCGAGTCTTCAGGCGCCTCCAGCGTCGTCAGGGAAGTGTTTTAGACTGTTTTATTTTATACAAAAGAAAGGAGTTTTTATATGCCATATGTAACCACATTTATGACAAGAGCAAAGAAGCAACTTACCCTTGAGGATGTTCTCTTTGGTGTGAAAAATCTCAGCCCGTATATTAACGGAGTGGACTTCGGGACATCCACAAGAACCTACGAATACAAAAAGCTCCCCCAGGAGCTAATAGAAATGGCGCGAGTGCCGTATCTTATCGGGAAGCTGAAGAGTTTTAATCGTACTTACCAGCCGAAATTTGATGCGAACAACATGCGAGAACATTATAATTCTTTCAAAATTCCAAAGAAATCCGGCGGTTGGCGTCAGATCGATGCGCCGGATGACGAACTGAAACAAGCTCTGTATAGTCTCAAGACAATCTTCGAGAATGATTTTAAGGTTCTATATCATACGGCTGCTTTTGCGTACATCAAGGGCAGAAGCACTACTGATGCGCTGAAAGTACATCAAAGAAACAACAGTAATTGGTACCTCAAGACGGACTTGAGCAATTTCTTTGGTTCGACTACGCTGGAATTCACAATGCGGATGTTATCCGTGATTTATCCTTTCTGCGAGGTTGTTAAATATGAGGATGGCGAGAAAGCGCTACGAGATGCTATCTCTCTCTGTTTCCTCGATGGTGGACTGCCGCAGGGAACTCCGATTTCTCCGCTTCTTACTAATGTCATTATGATTCCCATCGACCATGAAATCTCTCGCCGGTTGAGAGCTAGCGAGACCAACGATTTTGTTTATACACGCTACGCCGATGATGCTACGGTTTCTTCCAAGAAAGGTTTCTTGTTCATGGGCGTCATCGAGATGATGAACGATGTATTTAAGAAGTTCGATGCGCCATACACCATTAAGAAAGAAAAAACACATTACGGCAGCAGAGCAGGTCGAAACTGGTGTCTTGGTTTGATGATCAACAAAGACAACAAAATCACTGTTGGACACGAGAATAAAAAGGTGTTCAAGGCAATGCTGAATAACTACATAGTTGCAAGAAAAGATGGTAAGGGCTGGCCGCCGGAAGAAGTAATGACTCTGCGTGGCAAGCTTTCTTATTATAGCAATGTGGAGCCTGAGTATTTTGATTATGTTATCTCTTGGTACAACAAAAAGTATCATTGCGATGTCATCAAGATGATGGCAGACGATGTTGCTGCGTAAGGAGGGGAGTATATGAGAAAGTTTCAAGTTGGAGATGTTGTGCAAATCGTAAACCATCAAAGATTGCCCTGGAGACTTGATAAATATCGGCGTAATAGTCTTGTGGATTTCATTGAGATTATTGGCTTCAGTGACCGCGAGTATCGCATCCGCATTCACATGAACTCTGGCATTGAAAGAAACGAATGGGCCGTTCCTGCATTCCTCGAAAAAGTTCAAGTAGAGGAGCCTTTTACCTTTGAAGATGAACTGATGGCTTTGTTGGGAGGTGCAGCTGTATGAATCCGAAGATACATGAATTAAAAATCTGGCCACCGTACTACAGAGATGTAGTGAACGGAGTTAAGACTTTTGAGGTTCGTAAGTACGACAGAGACTTCCGTGTGGGAGATATTCTGATTCTGAAAGAGTATAACGGTGAATATACCGGAAAGTCTGTGACAATGCGTATCTGCTATGCGTTGTCCGACCCGGATTTTGTTAAAGACGGATATGTGATTCTTGGAATTCAGGGGGTGTGAGCATGCCGGAATATCCTTATGTTGATTTGGATTTGTTGAGGGAATACGCTCTGAAGATTGACCATTGGAGTAGAACCATGGTCGATACGATGAAATACTCTGTTCGTTGTTATACGGGACTCTTGAGTTGCTACAAGAACTGGAATAGCGACAAAACGGTGTATTATATCGAACACAATCGGATGGAATGCAGATTCTTAGACAATTGGGCAAAAGACAGACCAGCAATAACATGGGACGAGTTCGTTGAGATGTCTTCTCCGCAGGAAGATTTCTCCGAACAGCTTGCAGCGTTGCTTGGAATATAAGGAGGGAATGATATGGATTACCCTTATATTAACCTGGATCTGCTCAAAGAATACGCTGTGTGCTTTTATGGGCATGTTCGCGAATGGGTGAATACAATGCGACACGCAGTAAGAGTTTACGAAGGTGAATCTTTTCAATGTCGTATGGATTGGGATTGCCTGTCTGATGGCAGTTATTTTTTAAGGAAGACTGGAGGCGGTTATATAATGTCTTGCGTTCCAATATACGCTTCGCCATATCCAGTTATCACCATCGAGAAATTGATTGAAATGTCAAGTTCATCTGACGATTATGATTTTTCAAACGAGCTTCAAACACTTTTAGATAATTAAGGAGGATGTGAAATGTTTTCAAGAAAACTCAGACTGATCATTGATCTTAAACTCAATGGTATGGAAGATAAAGAAGCTATTTATTCCGCCGATGAGATAGGCGAGGATATGAAAGCATACCTTGCGGAAGATGGTAAGACAATTCAAATCAAGAGCACTGGAGTTGATTTGAACAAAGCCATAAAGAAAATCGACGCATTCCTGGCAATCCCCGTTTTTAAGACGACCTGCGCTTGCTGTGGGGAAAAAATTAACGAGGGATACTACAACGAAGACGATTGCGTTACATATTGTTCTGAAGAGTGTCTCGAGAATGAACTTAATGCCGAGTTTGGCGAAGGAAATTGGCGCGAAGCTACCGAAGAAGAAGTTGCCACAGTTAGAGAATCTGGCGAGGGCGGCTTCTTTTATGCTAAGGCAGACGGCGAGGAAGATTGGATCAATCTCCCTATCTATTGGGTAGATTACACCGAAGAGGACGAATAAAAGAAAGGAGCCGCCCATGAAGGGCGGCGGCACACCATGAAACAGAAAGAATGTGCTACGACCATAGTAGTATATTTTTGCTAACTTGTCAACATTTAAGGAGGTATTAACTATGAAACACAATTATGAAATGATGAAGAAGCGCATGGAGAAAGGCTACGGCATGAAAGACCTTGCCGACAAGGTTGGGCTCTGTACCGCTACCGTTTCCAAAATCGAAAAGAACTTTACTCGCTCCAGATTGGAGAACTATCAGAAAATTGCTTCTGCTCTTGATTCCACGGTGGACGAGCTTTTCTCAGAAAATAAATAATTAAAAAAAATTGCAACGATATTTTTAGCGACTGCTAAAGCAGCTCGGTATAACCGGCTGTAACGCATTGTGAGGGCAAGAAGGACGCCAGGGAGCCTGGTTAGTGAAGGCGAGAAGCCGGCAGCTTGCTGCTCGAGGTCATCTACTAGGTCAAAGTCCGATAAACAGTACAGGATTTCACACCTTGGCTAGTCAAACTTAAGTCAAATCCGACTTAATTTGGCCAGAAGCTCAACTTAAGACTACGAAGATACGATCTGAACTTGGAACAGATATCTCAGGTTGCAATAAATAGGAGGAGTTAATTGTGTTGGATATTTATTTGCTTAGGAGCCATTATTTTCGATGGCCGTTAGCGGAAGAACAACAAAATGGGAGCTGATTTAAATGGAAGCAAACCTTGACTTGATGCGGAATAACTGGATTACCTGTCCACAAGGCATATACAGAGAAGCAATACTTGAAGCAATGAAAGATGCGGGAATCAATTTCGACGGATGGCAGATGGATAGCTACACATCTTTATACAAAATAAATGGCAATCGACTTGATATTAGATTTGGTACAGAAATAAACCGGAGTGATTTTATTTCGTATCTCGATCTTTTTGAGCCCGCTATACCGGATTTCTCAAAGGAACTATTTAATCTATTGGGGGTGTAAACATGCTAAATGTTGACTTGATGCGGGTTAAACCACTTCGCGGGCCATTAAAAAGAGGTGACGCTGATGAGCTTCAAAAGGATTTGAAAGAGGCAGGCGTAAGGAACCACAGTTATTGGCAGTTTAATTCGTCCTTGTTGTATTTCATAAATGAGGATAATTATGTTGTTACAGATGATATTTGTGAGCACTCAGAGTGCATCACTTTCGAAGATCTCTTTGTGGAAGATTGCGAAGAGTATCAATTTGAGAGTGAGCTGATGGCTCTGTTGGGGGGTTAAGTATGCTTGATGTAAGAATAATGGAGAAGCATCCGATCCGTGGATTTAACGAATGTAATAATCCGGATCTGGATTTGCGGCTTGAATTGATTGACGCCTTAAAAGAAGAGGGTTTAGGAAATTGGGATTGGTACTATGGCAGCTACGCGTATGCAATTGTATCTGGAGAAGTCATTCTCATGGAGGACACTATGGAGCTGGAATACTATGGGTTCACGGAGAACGATTTAATTGATGTTGAAGATCTCAGAACAGTAGAAATTGAGAACTTCGAAGATGATTTAATGAAAGTTTTAGGAGGGGTAAAGAATGGTTGAGTATAACAAAATCGAAACAGTGTTCAACAGAGACACTACCGGAACAAAGAAGCTTATCCGTGGGGATTGGCGCAATGAAGCTGTGGAGTATCTCAAGGACAGCAAGTGGCAGTTCACAGAGAAGTTCGACGGCACCAATATTCGCGTCATTTGGGATGGACACTACATTAGCTTCGCTGGCAGAACAGACAAGGCTACGATCCCGCAGTTCCTCTTAGAGTACCTTAACAATACATTTTCGACTCCGGAGGTCGAGCAGCTTTTTGAACAGACTTACGGCGAGAAGCAGGTCATTCTGTTTGGCGAGGGATATGGCCCTAAAATCCAAAAAGGCGGAAATTATCGGGAGGATGTGTCTTTTATCCTTTTTGATGTTTTGGTCGGAGAGAACTATCAGGAACGACAATGGGTAGAACAGACGGCAACTATGCTTGGTATTGATGTAGTTCCAATCGTGTTGGAGGGTACTATCGACGAAGCAATTGCTTTTGTTGAGGGACATCCAAAGTCCACGATGGGTACAGCATTTATGGAAGGCGTTGTTGGGCGTCCGGCTGTTGAGCTTCGAGACCGCACAGGCAAGCGCATCATTGTGAAAATCAAATATGAAGATTTTCGTGCGATGTAAAGGAGGACAACATGGGAGACCGTACATATTGTGACAACACAAGTTGCCCATTTAAGGACTGTGATCGCCATTACAGCAATATTAAGGTTTCAACGCCGGTGAGTGTTGCCAACTTTGGAGCTGATTGTCGGAGATACATCGGCTATGTAGTACACGAGCTTCAGAAAAATAATTATAAGGAGGCATGGTGCGGAGCGAGGAAGACAAATGTTTAATGTTAAATGTCCAGAGTGCGGAGGTAAACTCGTATGCCACTGTGTGTATGGTTCAGATGAAACATCTTCCGGCTTGACGGAGAGAATGTATTGTTGTGTCGAGTGCCTTTCCACATGGACAACGCAGGGAGATGGTGAGGACGAAACAGAGCTGCAGCGATACTTTTTCGGATGAATATTTGCAGTTGGAGGAATATTTGTGAGGATATTTTGCAGGCATGATATGCAATTTGTAGGCAGATCTAATCTGACCTGTATGATCAATCTGTTCCGATGCTCAAAATGTGGAAAATATTTTGAGCATTTAAAGTTAACAGATAGTTGGAAACGCCGGAAATACATAGATGTAACCGAGTGGATATTCAAGGAAGAAAGGATGAGTGAAAAATGATTGCGATTGTTTTGCAAGTGATGTGGACGATTATGGCTGTTCTTCTTACAAAGAACTATTACGACAACAGTAGCTATCGTTGGGCTGTTATCAATGCTGGCTTTTCTGGCGCGATGGTTTTACTGACGATTCTCGAGGTTCTCACAACTTGCTTCGGGGTGGTGCTTAAATGATCACGAGCCTTAAAATCAAAAAATACATACGGTCAGCAAATCGTGTTGCCAAAAGCATAAATAATTCTATTGCGGAGGACGATCTGTGGCGTGGCAGGTTTATTATGCGACAGAAGAAATTTCAGTTTTATCAGTATGATGACAAATCTGGGCTTCATGTAGATTTTTGGTATGAGTTTGAGGATCTCAAGACCGAGCAGAAAAAGATTTATCGAAAGCGCCGTAAAACCCCCTTCTTCAGATGTGGGGATATAAGGCGCAAATTCATGTTTCGTTCATCAAATAGGCAGGTATACACAGTATAATAAAACAAATGAGTGATACTGGCGGCGAGAATATGGAATATGCATACAAATTTCGGTTGTATCCAAACCGTGAACAGGAAAACTTAATACTGCGCACCTTCGGCTGCTGCCGATTTGTATTCAACCACTATCTCGCTCTACGAAAGGAAGCCTATGAGCAGACCGGCGAAACGCTGAACTACTATGCCTGCGCCAAGGATATGACTGGGCTGAAACAGCAGGAAGAAACCCTGTGGCTGCGGGAAGTTGATGCAACTGCCCTGCAATCCTCTCTGCGGGATTTGGATACAGCCTATCAGAACTTCTTTCGGCGGGTCAAAAATGGGGAGAAGCCCGGATACCCAAAATTCAAGAGCAAGCGAAACCGTCGGCAAAGCTATAAGAGCAAGTGCATTGGCACAAATATCAAAGTATTGGAAGGTGCTGTGCAGCTCCCTAAGCTGGGAAAGGTAAAATGCCGGATCAGCAAGCCTGTAGAAGGGCGTATTCTGTCCGCAACCGTCAGCCAGACCCCAAGCGGAAAATACTTCGTAGCCCTGTGCTGTACAGATGTGGATATGGAGCCGCTGCCATCTACAGGGGCGGTGGTCGGTATCGACATGGGGCTGAAAGCATTTGCAATCACCTCCGATGGCGTGGAGTATCCGAACCATAAGTATCAATCCAAGAGCCAGAAGAAACTTGCAAGACTTCAACGGCAGCTCTCCCGAAAAACAAAGGGGAGTAACCGCTGGGAAAAAGCAAGGCTTCAAGTGGCACGGCTGTACGAACGCACTACCAACCAGCGGCAGGATATGCTTCATAAACTGTCCACCGACCTTGTACGGAACTATGATCTGATTGCGATTGAGGATCTGGCTCCGTCCAACATGGTTAAAAACCATAAACTTGCGAAAGCAATCTCTGATGCAAGTTGGGGCGAGTTCCGGCGGCAGCTGGAGTATAAGGCAGCATGGTATGGGAAAGAGGTTGTCACAGTAGACCGATTCTTTCCGTCCAGCCAGCTTTGCTCATCCTGCGGTACTCAGTGGGCGGGAACAAAGGATCTGTCTGTGCGAAAGTGGGTCTGTCCGTCATGCGGTGCTTCTCACGACCGAGATCTCAATGCAGCAAAGAACATTTTGAACGAAGGATTGCGCCTGCTGGCGTAAGTAATACATACGGTAGGGCGGGACACGCCCGAACCCATACGCTCGGGGAGACTATGTAAGACCTCGCAGGTGCAGGCAACAGTCGCTGAACTGAGAATCCCCTGCCTTTAGGCATGGGGAGTGTCAATGTTGAATATTGTGATGTTTGGCGCGAAGATGGCAAAGAAGCTATCTACGCCGATAAAACTTTTTATAGGAGGAATAACAGTGGAACCTGTAATTAGCCCGTGGTTGTTTTATCTAATTGAACTGGCAGACGGATTAAAACTTGTATTTGGCGGCCTTGGCTTTGCAATTGGTCTTATCCTTATTCTTTCAGGACATTTTGATGGCGAGTGTACCTATGATGAAAATGTAAAGAAAAAGTGTCGAAAAAAGAAAAAGATTGGGCTTATTGTGCTTCTTGTTGGGTGTTTTATTTGCGTGTTAATCCCATCTTCTGAAACAGTGATGAAGATGGCCATAGCAAAAAATGTAACATATGATGCCGTAGACGCTGCAAAAGATGTTGTTGTTCAGGTCTATAACGATATTCTGGCATTGTTTCAGAAGTAAATAATTCATGTTGCAATTCTTTTACATATAAAAGGTTCTTAGGTTTTATCAAGAATATGACAATACCGGTACCATCGCTGGAGGCTCAGGATCGTCGAACGATCCTTTCGCCCCAGCTCATACTGGTCTTTGAAAATCCTTCAAGTTTTCTGAGATGCTTTTCTTCTCATAGAGAACATCAGCATCTCAGAAAACAAGAAGGCTTACCAACGAGAACATGAATAATGGAGTAAATATGATTTACGATTATGAGGTAGAAAAAATAAGCAATGATAAAACCAGTTCTGAGTTCTATGTTGCAATGAGCAAGAGCTTGAGAGGCTGTGTTGGGCAAGGCGCTACAACTGAGGAGGCAATTGCTGAGCTGGAAGAAAACGAGAGAGTGTGGCTTGATACAGCTATTGAGTATGGAATTCCTATTCCAGCGGTTCCTGAGAGATGATTATTGGACATCTGTTATGGTATGATGGGGTTGCTCAATAAGTGAAAATATGGTAGAGTTTAAATATTGGAGGTGTTGTTGTGAGGTTGTTTAAGAAAAAAGAGAAGGAACCGGAGGTATTTTATGATTCGAAGATATCTTTGGATGGCGGAATCAACTTTCTTACGGCGGAAGAAGCAATGCCGATAATTGAGAAACTAAAGATATGGAGCAAGGTTTACGACTCGTTTGATCCGAAAATTTTTGAACGAGTTAGAAAGACATCTTTTGAATATACACCATTATCTCTTTTGAAAAAATACTTGTCTTATTCTCCCAACAATATTGTTATGGGAAAGAAAAAAACGGATATTTGGATTATTGGGGATTTCAGATTTGCTTCATTAGAAGACTCGGATTTCGGCGAAGAGTATATGCAATATAAAACATATTATGATGACAATACCATTTTTGTATTGTCGTGTGGTTTCTACCCATTTAATAGGCCTTGCATTATGGAGCGTTCCGTAAGGGTAAATATCGGAGGATGCGGAATAAAGTATTACAAAAAACAATCGTTAATTTGGAATAGCGCAAATGTCGAAGTCGAAGATAGGTTAGATATTGAGAGTTGCTCCAATTCCGAATTTCTCATAGAACCAGGAGAAATCATTGAATTTAAGGGTATTAGGATTTTCACTTTTGGCGGAGGCTTTCCTATTGAGTGCTTTAAAGAGATCAATACTCCAATCGAATTTGAAGGTTCAAATATAACAGAAGAAACAATAAAACATGCAAGAGAAAATCTTGCAAAGCACAATTGGGAAGTAGATTATGTTGCGACCTATTATGCCCCTAACAATATTCATCTTTCTTTAGCTCCTGGATTTTATACTCCTAATATCATCACCAATTTCTTTGATGAGCTGCAAGAGAAATTGAAATATAAACACTGGTATGTGGGAGCTTATAATATGGACAGGGACTTTGAAAACAATATTACGGCGCTTTTTAGGAAGCCAGTATGCATAAATGTGGAGCAAGTAAAGAGCGAAGCTCCCGCGTTACCTTCTACAAACAATTCACTTTCATTCAAGGAAATAAAATAAAAGTATCGAAGAGCAGCCCGAAAGAGCTGCTTTTCTATTAAGATGGAGGGCTTTATGCATTCATGGGTAGAGTATCGTTTCATGATTTTAATCAATCAGTTGAATGCGGATTTAGAACAGGTTCATGGAATATCTGAGGAAGATAGATCTTCTATTCAAGATGTAATAGATGAACTCAGCCGAGTTGTATTGGAAACTTTTAAGTAAGGGAGGAATTAACTCATGGCAAATATAAATACTTGTTGCGCCGATAGACCGTGCCAGTATAAAAGAATTTGCGAGGTAAGCTACCTGGATCATTTGATATCTTTGTATAGAGATATCAGTGCTGATACAACCATTCCTGCAGGTGACAAAACCGAGATCATTAGTAAGATTTATACACTTGAGCTACTGGTTGAGCGTTATAGTGCTTGAAAGGGGTGATTTGATATATGGGTGTATGCATCAGCAAAGGAAACAGCAAACTTGGCGAGATAAAAAGTGTCTCACTTCCATCTGGGCTAACTTGCATCAAGTGTGGTTGTAACAAGAAGTGCTATGCCAAAAAGATTGAACGACTTCGACCAAGCGTAAGAAACTCGTACATCAGAAATCTTACCATGTTGGAAGAAGATCCGCAGACCTACTGGAGAGAGGTTGAAGCAGCTATTATGACTTCGAGGTTTTTTCGATTCCATGTAAGTGGGGATATACCTGACTGGGATTATCTCATTAAGATGGTTTCGATTGCGGTGAGAAATTTACATTGTGAGATTCTTTGCTTCACAAAAAAATATGAGATAGTGAACCACTATCTTAGCAATGTTGGAGATCTTCCACCTAATTTACATATGATATTTAGCGCATGGGTTGACCTGAAAATGGTTAACCCTTTTCATTTGCCTGAAGCACATGTTTTGTATAGGGACGGCACAACAACTGCACGAGAAGATGCAAAAAAGTGCGGCGGTAATTGTACGGAATGTGCTTGTATTTCTGGTGGCTGTTGGTCATTAAAAAAGGGCGAACAGGTTGTGTTTAAGGAGCATTAAGGAGGAATGACATTTGAAGAAATTGAGAAAACCTCCGACAATGCCACACTGGTGGTGGGCAGGTCAAGACGGTTGTTGGTTTTGTAAAGATCGCAATGCTTGCCACAATTGTAGTGTGGTTAAGAAGGCGCGGAAACAGTTCTTTGCGAAAAAAGAAAAGAGCAAGAATTCGATGAATCATAAATAAAGAAGGGGTATTTGATATGGCTCAAAAGATAGTTATTGACCTACACAATGGAACAAAACTTGTGGCAGAGGAAGGCTGTGATTCGGCATATCCTAACGAAATATACATTGGGATAATGAGCGATGATGATGTATTTTGGCAAGACCTTGCGGTAGTAAGAGAAAAATATGCAATCAGCAATGGCGAGCCAGAATACATAGAAGACAAATTTGAAGTCTTTGTTTTTGCCGATGAAAAGAGCGAGGACTATACGAAAAAGTTTGAGATTGAAAGATGTTCGTCAAATGCTATTTGAAGAGGGCGGGTTTATGATTGGTGGCTATAATCCAGAGCTACAGAAAACACCAGAGATGTACAACAAGCTTTTCTACCCATGTTTAAATCGCGCTTGTAGCTTTGTAAATTGCTTGGATCATGCTTTGCAGAAGAGCGGCGAGGAAGCAAAGCGTCAATGTGAAATTATCGGATGGGGAGAAGACACAAAACTATTTCTGATAGCTGCGCTAAAAGCCTACGACATGTGTGTAAGAAGCAGAATTTGTTTAGAAGCAATAGGAGGACAAGAACATGCATAAGTGTGATTTTTGCAAAAATGATTCGAATTGTTCTGTTGCTAAACGCCGTGAGTGTATTGTTAGAGATTATTTCTGGTTTGAGGTTGAGAGAGCACAAGAAGATGATACGAAGACTATTGCGGGTCTTCTTTTTGATTACCATGGGAACAACAATCCAGAAGAGATTGCAAAATACCTTGTTAGAAATAACATTGGTCTGAAAACACGATAAAGGAGGTACTCACATGGCAAAGTATCAAGTATTATTTGCCCGTTACGGGTGGGTGACAATCGAGGCAAACTCCGAGCAGGATGCGTATCAAAAAGTCGAAGGATATGGGAAAGAAGATATCGAATGGTCGGATGATTTTGAAGCAACGGATTGTGATGAGTTGGACGAATGGAGTGATTGAGAATGAGTATGTGTTATTGGATGATAGAGGGGATCGGCCTTTGCGCAAGCAGCCTTGAGCCGCATCTCTCGAAGGAAAAAGTGGTTCGGTTCCTGCATAAGCAGCTCCCGAACAATGAGAAGATCGCCGAGCTGGTACGGACGGGCAACTTCGATGGGCTTGATCTCGAGGGCCTGACCTGTGCGTGGGATAGACCCTGCGGAACCGGCTCTGTCAGCCTGAGAGACATTCTCTACAGCTCCTTCGACGGGCGCATCGGAGACCTACTGGCTCACTGTGATGATACGGACACTCTCACATTCTGTGATGACGGAGACGGGAATGAGTATTTCTATTACCCTCCCTCTATGCCGTGGTACAGAACGGAGAACGAGCCGGACAGTGCAGAAGAGGTTCATCGCCGGATCATCAAGGCGGTTCAGTGTCTTACCGACCTGTCGGAGGCGGAGATCGAGAAGATGATCGATGACGATCTTTATGTGTGCGGCTGCGGCTGATATGCATTGCGGAGATCTTAAGATAAGGGGAAATGAAATGAATACTTTAATTAGCTATGTCTATCGAGATGATGGAAATTGGAAAACATATAATGATTGTGTTGTAAAAGGGGAAATAACTAAAGAACAGGAAGAACAAATTATTTCCTGTCTTGAGAACGGAACATATTTTATACCAAGCAGAGTACACAAATATCTTCCGGAGGACACTTTCGACTCCGATTACGTCCCAAGCGACCCGTGGTTTGAATGGAATAGTTGTCATTTGACTAACCAAGAGCCAGATATTGACCTTACGGTTGAGGAACTTGTAGAGGCATTTGATAAGATGGCAAACGAATGGAAGAGCGTTGTTAATGAACGCAATGATGAGAAAAAACCCTACACAGTTATAGTGACTAAGACAATTTCGGATAAGTATATTGTTTACGCAAACGATATATTTGACGCATGCAATGAGCCTCAGATTGTTGATAGCGCAAATACTGACCTGAATAAGTCGGAAAATACAAAATCCATTATGGACTTCACTTGCATTGGTATTGCAAACGCAGATGAGGTTGCATTGTTACCGAAGTTAGGTTTCAGAAGAGAGTAAACCAGTATGTTTATATTTTGCGAAAGGATGGATGAAGTACGCGAAAGAATAATCAATGCGGTTCAGAAATTCACTAATCTATCTGGAAACGAAATCGGAGAAATGATTAACAATGATCTATATATTATCTGCTGTGGATAATGGAATACCATAAAGGAGGAAGTCTTATTATGCATGCTTTACACAGAATTCTAGTTAAACTTGAAGACAAGGATGAGACCATTGACGAGATTAGAAGATTTGCGGAAAACGAAACCGAAGATTATTGCAACGCTTACGATTGGCGGGAAACAGACACAGCTGGAAGATGGGAAAGCGAGTATCCATGCAATGTAATTCTAGGTAGGGACGAACCGGATAAAATTATTGATGAGCTTCTTGTCGTAAGAGACCAGCAAGAGAATATACTTCGTCACCATGTTGAAAGCCTGAAGAAATATTGTCCAAGCATGAACATTGAGGACATCATAAAGAATAGTCCAAGGTCAAGTTTCGGAGAAGGTGGATTGATTTCTTATCATCTAAAGTGCATCTCCGGTTTGCTCGTTGGGGCATATGATTTTGACTCAGCGTTCTTTAATACTGAAGAATGTGATTCAATCATAAACGATGAGCTTATCAATGAAATAAGGAAGAAACCGGAGGACTGGGCGGTTGTTTTGTTTGATTGTCATTTCTAATTAGTTAGATCAGTAATTCGTCAGTCTGGCTTAGGCAGCCAAGAAAAAGGTCGTCCCTGGTGCGATGAGACCATACCAAGGACGGACGGATACAAAGAATCACTCCTGACATAGTGGGTATGTCAGGAGTGGGCAGGACACAAAGAATCGTCCCGAGTGTGCTTGTATCACACTCGGGACGGGCAGGACACTTACATCATAAAGAGATGTTCAACCATTGCCAGGATTGCCAAAGTAAATTCGGAAACCAAGCGGGTGATTGAAATCACCAATGCAAGTGCAGGGTTTACTGCCATCATGCCATAGCCGGCAATCGTTTCTAATGCGAATGATGCCAGCTACAGGGCAGTAAACCCTACTACCAATCGACGAATCAATTGTTTCATAGGATTATTCCCCTTCTTTTTAATCTCACCGGTTTCCCGATGGCAAATTTATTATAGACGATTCAAAACAAATTTGGAAGTACCAATCTTGGCTGTCTAACCCAGGCTGACGAAATAAAACAACAGAACTAAAGGAGGATCATCATGCGTAGAAAGAAAATTGGCACTATGAATTTCCACGGTAGCGTCGATGTCACAGATCCATGCTACGATAGAGATGTTTGGTGTAGAATGAACGATGTGAAAATTAAACAAGGAGAATATGATTGCTATATTTGGCGTCACACAGATAAAGGCGAATACGAGGATAAAACACCATTCGAATATAATGTCGTTGGAATAATTGGCATCTATCACAATGGTAATATTCCGAGGCAAAATGATATGAAAGAAATAGGGACTATAGGTGTTGATGCTGGAATGGCCGGCTTTTCTCACAACAAGCCAGATTACAGCGATGATGAATGGCATGGGTTTTGTGAGCGAACCAGCAGTGGAGATGCATGGATAACAGAGGATGGTTTTTATAGCTATTCTGGCTATGGAGACGGAGAATATGGGGTTTTTGCGTATAACCATAATGGAGAAATAACGGCGTTGGAAATTAGGTTTTTTTGAAGGAGTGATGTTATGGGTAAAGATAAAGAATTGCGAAAGTGTGGGAGTTCATGGCAATATTGTGACGGTGAGTGCGATAATTGCGCTGCAAACACTAAAATAGCTACTTCCGGAAGTACAGAAGGTTCCTACGGCAATATAAATGGTCTCTTCCCTATGAATGGCTGGATATGCCCCAGGTGTGGCAGGGCAAATGCTCCATGGGTCTCGCACTGTGATTGCACTGCTACAGAAACAGGCACTACGAATTTTGGTTGTATTCACGAATGGGAGTGTGTTGGTGCAGATACGGCAGGGTTCACTTTACAATGCAAAAAATGCGGGGCGACAAAAAGAAATCCCATTTCTTCTTATTGAAATGTTTCGTGATTATTGATATTATAAAATAAAGGAGCGTGATGATTTGGACAACTTTGAACTTGAGGCCGCAATGGAAAGCGGCGAGTTTGATGCAGTAATGAGCGAGATTAAACGGATAGACGATGAGGCGAAGAAAAAAGGCGCTTATATCTTCCATCCGGACAAATACCTTCAATATATGAAGATGGTTAAGTTGGCGAAGAAGATTGAAGAGGCAGAGCCTGATTACAAAATAGAATATAATATTGGGCTCCCTTTAATGGGAGCAGGTATAACCATTAGAGGATGTCTTTTGTGCTTTGATGAAGAGAATAAGTTATATGAAACACTAAAAGAGATACTTAGTTTGGCGGATAGCTTTTGGGTTGGAGCGGAATCTGAAGAATCAACTTATATTGAAATTACGATTTTGGGCGTCTTTACTTTTCACATCGATGAAGAATCCGCTAGAGATATTCTTAATGGAACGCCAGAATAAAATAAGTTTAATTTTGCACCCAAAAGGGTGCATTTTTTTTTGGAGGTATTTTATGAATAAGTCAAGACGGACAAGGCTTGAGAAAATCAATAACCGATTGATTGATGTTAAACAACAGCTTTCTCGGGTATGTGGCGAGGAAGAGGACGCAATCAATAACATGCCAGAAAATCTTTAGAGCTCTGACAGATATATGGAGATGGAGGACGCTTACGAGTTGATGGCGGCGGCCATTGACCACATTGAAACGGCACAATATAAATTAAAGGAGGTTTATAGCGATGAACTGTAATTTTAAGGATCTTGTAGAAATGAAAAAAGAATATGATTCCAAAGATGTGCAGGATGTTATTTTGGACTTGAGTAAACTTTATAGGTTATACTATCCATCGACTATCAGTGAAATGACTTGTATAAATAGAAACACGATAGTTGCATATAAAAGCGGAGTAACAAAGCCTTCGTTTGGGAACTATCTTATATTGTTGGAATTGTCTAAAACAGTATAAGATTAGCTATAAGTAACAATAAATTATATTAAACTTTTACATAAAACCCTCTAATAGTCCCACATATGGGACACACAGTGTGGTAAAATTATCTTATAGAATGATATCACCTTGTTTGGACAAGGTACCTTAGAGGTGATATTATGAATAGGCTCCATGAAATAAGAGACGCAAGAAATCTTAGTCTTAGAGAGCTTGCAAAGGCTACAGGGATAAGTAAGGCGCAACTTAACAGAATTGAAAATGGGCAAAGCGATCCGACCCTAAAAACTATGTGCCGGATCGCAAAAGCTCTTAATATGAAAATTGAAGATATTTTTTGGTGTGATTGACCAGTTGACATAGACGGTAATTAGCAGTACAATTAAAGGCGTAAAGAACGAATGTTCTAGGAGGGAACAATGAGCGATTATTCAGATATTTTCTTGGCAATGGGTCTAAGCGCAGCAATCTTAGAAAAAACTGAAAAGCAGAGCAATTGCAAAAAACTATCCACGATCCCACCAAGTAACATGCAACCGTCTGAAAGGGAGAGCTTTCTTGAGGAAAATAAGGATGTCTTAATTGCAACGGCAATTAAGTATACGAACGGGGAATATACGGTTGCCAAAGATGATTATTTGTTAAATGTTGCAATGCAAATTGTTGCACTTAATGAAAGATGGGAGTCTGTTGGAGCGAACCCGCGAGCGTGGCTAAGTGAGAATTATTGCTTCCCGATTCGAGACAATTATATTCATGCCATTCGTTCCCCAGCAGAGCTTCAGAGAGTATATCGTTCAGTTTTTGGGCCTGACGCGGATTTTAGGATGGGTGGAAAGGCTGAGAAGTATCTATACCTCGAGCATGAATCTTGCTGCCCTAATCATTTCTTTCATTTTTTGGGTAAAGCAAAATTCGCAATTGCTAAATATGAGAACTGGCAACCAATGATGTATCAGTCCTATAGATTTTCATACAACCCGATGGAAGAAATCTATAATTTTAGGGATAGAGAAACCGCTAAAATTTATAAAGACAATAGACGGGATTGGTATACAAGGCCATACCTCATCAAAGAGGACACATTTTCTCCGCAGATCGAAACATTTGCTTCTTACAACGGGGATTTTTCGGACTACATAAATGACGACAAATATGCAGAACCCTGGCCGGAGAGAGAAGAGGAACTGCGGGGTCTGTATGATCAGTTATTAGACGAAAAATATGCTATTGTGAGAAAAGGATATTTGCGCGGCAAATACAAAGAAATCTTTACAAAGGATTTTGTGCTTAATAGCCGTAATCGCCTAATTACCATGTGGGATTTCGCTCCGATGGATTATCCGGATAAACCCGAAAGAGTAAGGGAGATGGCTATTAGGTACATCGCGCGAAGAGAAGGGTGGAAACCGACGATGTGTAAAACGGAGGTTATTCCGCCATATGAATGGGCGATGTTTGTGCCAACGGAGACGGGGGAGTGCAAACGGTTTTATTTTGATGGAACCAATGAGTTTGAGGTTCCATATACCTGGAGAGACTTCCCGATAAGCAATCTGCTCTATTGGCCGCAGAGAATAGTTTAAAATCGCCATTTGGGAGGGAATGGTATTGATTAGAGAGAAAGAGATAGAAGAATACATACCAAAAGGGAAGAAGACGACGATTACTATAGATGATTGTTTGTCTGGCTATGCCTTAAAATTTGAGGCATATGGATTTAGACTGATTGGAAGTAACAAAGATAACATTTGTTTTTATGGGAAAAACAACGAAACAAATTTTGTCCTATATAATGTTACGGATCTCAGATTTAAAAATGGAGACTATAAGATATTGTACGGACAGAATAACAGTTTTGTGCGTTTAAGAGCAGAGTATGCCTGAGCATACTCTGTTTCCTTTTAAACTATTGCATTTAGTTATGCATGTGGTATTATTGTCTCACAAAGACAGATTTGTGAGGTAAAACAATGAACAGAAAAGAAATTGCGATTGGCGATGTTTACTATGCGAAAGTAGAATGTAACGGTTCGGTGCAAGGAGGATTTCGCCCCTATGTAGTAATGCAAAATGACATTGGTAATAAATACAGCCCTAATGTTGTGCTAATTCCGTTGACTACAGCGATTAAGAAAGAAAAAATGCCTACACATGTGGTTATTCGATGCAAGGAAAGCGGATTGCCAAAGGATAGTGTGGCTCTATGTGAAAATCCGATTTCTTTCCCTAAAGAAGAGCTTGGCGAATTTATTACAAAATTGCCGCAAAATATAATGAAGGATCTGGCGGTAGCGAATTCCTTAGCCTCAAGTGCAATTTCTTTTCTTAATTTGGATGAACTCTTGGCTCTTTAGAAGAAAGCAAAAACACTAGTTTCTACAAATTGATTTTGTGACATGGTTGTGTTATACTTACATAGGTAATACCCTATTTTGGAGGTACGACACGATGGATTACAAACTGGGTTTCTATCAATCATTAAAAGAAAATGAGAGACAGCCTATCAGAATAGCCCTAGAAAAATTCAAACCATCCGAAGAAAGGCTTGGGAAAGATCTTCTTTTCTTTAACACAGAAGAACTGATTGCTGCCAACCGGACATTTCCTGCTGTTGCTCAGTATCAAAGTAAAATAAATGGATATATCAATAAATACTTTAATTATGGCGTGAATGCTGGCTATATTGAAGAAAATATAGCGAAAAGCAGAAGTATAAAAACTGAGCTATACACAAAAGATGCAAGTAACATATTTATTAAATCTCCAATGGAACTATCAAGAAAGTTTTTGGAGTGGTTTCCGACAATACATTTGGGCACGGTTGAAAATCAACATGCTACTATGCTGTGGCTTTTGTTCGAAGGATTTGATTTAGATGATATTTTTTCTATGAGAGCTGACGCCGTTCAAGGTAGAGTGCTTTGTCATAATGGCGAAGAGCATTTAATTCCTGCATGTATTTTACCTTTCATTTTAAAGACAAGAGATGAAAGCATATTTAATGTCTATAGTAGAGAAGGGATGGTGGTAAGCCCATTGCGCCGTGTAGATAATGGGAAGCTAATAAGAAGTAGAAATCAGTTCACAAGGAATACATTAACTTTGTACGCAAATAGACTGATTAAAACTTGTAACACATTCGGGTATTCCATTTCAATGAACTCTCTTGCGATATCTGGCTCATGTTGGGAGACAAGAAACATAGAGAAAGAGACAGGGATCTTGAGCTATAATATATTTGCAAGAAGACAACATTGGGAGAATATAAAATCGGAACGAGCCGTTGAAAAGATGGGGCTCTACGCCAAATACGACTACGCAAACTACATCAGAACATTTTATCCAGACGAGGCAAAATAGTGCCTCATCTAGGAAGAAAGGAATGGTTATGGTAGAAGAATTTATTCGCCGGAGGTTCAGACCAGACGAACACTGGTTCACTGGAAATTGCTATTAGTTCGCATATATTTTAAAAGGAAGATTCCCGGACGCAGAGATCTTTTATGATGAAGTCGAGGGTCACTTTACCGCAAGGATAAGTGGCTCTTTTTTTGATGCCTCCGGCAGGTATAAGCCTGAAAAAGAAGACAATATGATTTCGTTTGCTGAACTGGAGAGGTCAGATCCAGAAAGATATAAAAGAATAGTAAAGGAGTGTATTTTATGAACGAACATGTAAAGATTGCGCTGATCTCTGGCGCAATTACGATAGTTGTTTACTTTGCGGTGTTCGCAAGATTTTGGCTGTTTTGAGCGGACAGATTTTATTACATAAGCGGGTCTGCAAGTAATTGGTAAACATGCTGGCCTCTAAATCCATGCAATTCCGGTTCGAGTCCGGGGGCCCGTGCCATTGGGCAGTAACATGCCCAAAAGGAAATTTCCTACCTACAGAAAGTCGAGCTGCACGACACTAAAAAGCAGCAAATTACTATCAGGCTGGTCATTATGACGCTAGCCCACCTACGGAGGGGAATTCCCCCTCAAATCTATGTTGTCATTACTTATTACATATTGTTTGAGTGCTTTTTGGTTTAATCGAAAGTAAGGCATTGCTGGCCAAAATAAATTAGAAAAATAAAATTTCACGAAATTTTATTTTTCACTTGACAGGCCGCCTTCGACGAAAATTCGCCCACTCAACTCTGGCGAATTTTCTGGAACATAGATTGTTGTTCTAATCCGAAGAAAGGAGATAAATACATATGATTTTTGACACACGATAGCTAGACGGGAATCTTCAATTAAGTAGTAAAGGAGGAAATTTTATTTCAAAAGAAAACTTTTTAGAAGCAGTTATTCAAGCCGAGCGAATGCGGCAACTTGAAGTTGTGGAGCTAATTGCTTCGGAAAATTTTCCGGATGAAAGAGTTATTAAGGCGTGCGGGACAGAGTTCATGAACAAATACGCCGAAGGTTATCCGGAAAAGAAAAGCGTTGAACGATTCAAAAGCATGTTTCCTGACTACATCCATACTGGGAATATCGGAAGATATTACGGTGGTTGCGACTGTGTTGACATGCTTGAACTCTACACAAGATACCTGTTTCAAAGGCTGTTCAACACGGACTATCATGTGAATGTGCAGCCGCACAGCGGAAGCCAGGCGAACGAAGCAGCATATGCAGCATTTATTAAACCTGGAGACACGATCCTTTCGATGAGCTTATCCAACGGTGGCCACCTAAGTCATGGATTACCAGCAAACTTCAGCGGGAAACTGTACAACATTGTAGAGTACGGTGTGGATGATAACGGCTTCATCGACTACGACGATATTCGCCAAAAAATCAAGGAGTTCCACCCGAACCTTGTTCTTGCCGGCGCATCAGCGTATCCGAGAATTATTGATTTTGAGCGCATCAGAAACATCATTGATGAAGAGTGTGGTGATGAAAACCCATTCTTCATGGTAGACATGGCTCACATCGCGGGTTTGATAGCAACGGGGCATCATCCAACACCCTTTGGCTTTGCTGATGTAATCACTACGACAACACAGAAAACACTTCGGTCGGCAAGAGGCGGGCTTATTTTTTGCAAGCCGGAGCATGCAAAAAAGGTCGATAGTGCAGTCTTTCCGGGCACGCAAGGAGGCCCACTGATGAACATGATTTATGGCAAAGCATGCGGAGCGGAAGAATGTCTTAAGCCTGAGTATAAAGAGTACATCGAAAAGGTCGTTTCCAACTGTAAGGCAATGTGTAATGAGTTCATTAAGATGGGGTATGAAGTTGTAACAGGAGGAACAGATAACCACCTGTTTTTGCTTGACTTCTCAAAAACCCATCCAAATGTTTCAGGCCGTATGGTTCAGGACGCTCTTGATGCTAATGGAATTACTCTGAATAAGAATTGTGTTCAGAATGAGAAACGCAGTCCTATGCAGACAAGTGGAGTACGAATCGGTACAGCTGCAATGACTTCGAAGGGCTGGGAGAAAGAGAATTTCATTGCAGTTGCCCACAAAATTGATGAAGTAATCAGAGGACTTTCAACATGAAAAAGTACCTTAGATTTTTAACAACGGTTGTTGATCCGGAAATGAAATTTGTGTTCAGAGGAGGAGCTGCCTACGAAGTTACTTGGGAGGACGAGCTCCAGTATAAAATCAGAGATAGATATGTTTTCACTAAACAAGATGAAGGCCATATCTTTGAAATAATTGAAAAGTGAGGTAAAAACCATGCATGTAAATTACTATTGCGACACCTGTGGTAAGGCTTATCCGAATGAAAAGGAAGCTATGGAGTGTGAGAAAAAGCACGCCGAGGAAGCCCGCGTTGCTAAGGAGCTGGAAGAAGCTAAGACCCAGGCGAAGAAAGACATCGAGGAAGCGGAAAAGAAGCTTGTGGAGCTCAAGAAAGAATACGAAGAAAAGTACGGTTCCAGTAGTTCCACTTGCAAGTGCGTTGATGAATGCGAGGCTGCTGATGCAATTAGCTTTGGAGATTTCCTGGAAGCCGTTATCGAATTGCTTTCATGAGCAACTACTTCGAAGTTGTCAAAAAAGTTAAGCTCTTTAAGGATTCGGTTATTCTGGCTGCGCGCTATGAGGAGGCAATGGGAAAAATGAAGCTCCTCGCAACGAAACAATATGACAGGTCAATGTATTTTCTTTTGGAGTACGACGATAAGACGGACAAGTTAAAACAGATAGCAAAATCGAAGAACCCTGAACCCTTGATAGAAAAGCTTGAGGAGGTCGATTAACATGATTTGGGATCATTCGCTGATCGAGATTCAATTTGAGAATCTTGATTCTGTTACATTGAAAGGCGGCAGAGAGGCTATCTTTTATGATGGTAAATCAAAGCCACTTGGTAACAAATCCTCATTTCTCGAACATGGTGTTCTCGCAATTAAGCCAAATGGGATAAAAAAGAAGTCAATACTTAAAGTCCGTCTGCTTGACTACTTGAGGGAGAGAAGGATTGTAACTGATATCGTAATTCGACCAAAGAATTCAATCTTCAAAATTAAAGAACAAGATCCCATTTGCGACTATGTTATCCCAATGGACGATTCACCAGATTTAAGGGATAACAAATATCAGAACTTTGATGAAAATAGAACTAACAGATCTACATATTTTCTTGAGTTTTTAGTTCCAGAGGAAACTGGTTCATCCAGTCAAAAATAAAAAGGAGTTGATTTTATGGCTTTCCAAAAAGCAAAAAGAGAGCAAGTGTGGACTAAGCTCCTGCTTGCTGGCCCCAGCGGCAGCGGTAAGACCTATACGGCACTGAGACTCGCAAAAGGTATTGCCAATAAGGCAGGAGGTCGAGTAGCTGCGATTGATACAGAGAACGGTCGTATCCGCTACTATGCAGATGAATTTGATTTCGATGATCTGCAGCTTGATGTACATACGCCAGAGAGTTACATTGAAGCAATTAACGAGGCGGTGGATGGGGGATACAGTGTTCTGATTATCGACTCGGCAACGCATGAGTGGGATTATTGCCTTGAAACGCATAATAAGATGCCTGGCAATAGTTACACCAACTGGGCAAAAATCACGCCACGCCATGACGCATTCATGGAGACGATCCTTCAAACGCCCATCCATATTATTGCAACCGTTCGAGGCAAGGACGAATATGTCCTTGAAGAGAAGAATGGTAAGCAGACTCCGAAGAAAGTTGGCATTGGTTTCAAACAGAGAGACAATACGGAGTACAATTTCACGGTCACTTTCAACCTTGCTCAGGACACTCATGTTGCGGATGCAATGAAGGACAACACTCACATTTTTGAGGGACGCTATGAAGTCCTTACGGAGAAAGATGGAGAGAAGATCTATGACTGGGCAAACTCTGGAGAGAGGGTTGATCCTAAAACAAAGCCGGTAAAAGCAGAGGTTAGTGCAGAAGATAAGCTTGCTAAGGCAATCGAGATGATTGATCTTAAAGCAAAAGAGCTCATTGCTTCTGGTATTCCAAAGGCTGATGTCGGCGCTGCAATCATGGAAGCCTGCGGAACGGCAAACTACAAGAAGATTTCAGATATCGATACGGCAAGAAAAACCTATAAGGCAATGTGTGATATGACGGAGGTACATAACGATGTGGAATAATAAGGTGTTTCTGGGCGGCGCACGGCTGACCGCTGACCCGGAAGTAAAGATTTTTGGCGAGAATGGCAATAAAGTTGCAAATTTCAGAGTGGCGGTTAATCGCCGCCTGGTTAAGGGTCAGGAGCATCCAGAAGCAGACTTCTTTCGGGTGAGTGCCTTCGGCACATCTGCTGAGTTCATTGAAAAATATTTCAAGAAGGGCAACGCAATTAACATCTGGGGTCGCCTCCAGAATAACACCTACGAAAAAGATGGTGAGAAGCGCACCGTAACTGATATCGTTGCAGAGGAAGTCGGCTTTGCTGAGGTAAAGGCAAAGAGTGAGTCAACCAGCGACAACACTGCTCCTGCGAAGACTGCTAAGTCTGCTCCTGCGGCGCAGGAAGATGACGATGATAATGAGCTTCCCTTCTAATGAATGAAAAAGGCGGGGCTTTTGCCCCGCCGATTACGACACATTAGTTAAGGAGGAAGTAATGCTTGAAAGAAAACTATTCATTTTCAAAATTGTCCTCATTTAATGGATGCAAGTATGGATACCTGCTCAACTACATCAAGTGTTGTGAGGCGTGTTCCTCCTTTAATAGGGAAGAACAGTGTTGTGAGCATGCGTTGGCAGACTTTGATCCGTTGTCGTCTCCAATTGAGAGAACACACTGCCCGTTCTTTACAAAATATGTGAATGAGGAAAATGCATTCTCGCAATATGGCACAATGGTTCATGGAATCCTTGAAGAGTATGAGCGGGGTGATCTCGCTGAGTGGGAGCTTGTTGATTGTTTCAAAGAGAGATTTGAAAAAGAGATCACTAAGGATTTCCCATGGAATGCATATGTGGATCTGAAAGAGTCATACTTCAACGATGGCGTTCGCTTCTTCGAGAATTTTGACGGCTTTAAGAACATGAAAATCATTGATGCCGAGCATGAGTTTACGGATGATTTTGATGACTTCCGCATCAAGGGCTTTATTGACTTGATTCTTGAGGACAAAAACACCGGAGAGATTACAGTTTAGGATTGGAAGAGTAAAGCAAAATTTAAGGATAAAGAAGAGCTGAAGAAATACGCTAGACAGCTTTATCTCTATGCAAGGAACATCAAGAATACATACGGTAAATACCCGGATAAGCTTTGCTTTGGAATGTTTAGGAAACAGAAAACAGTAGAGCTCCCATTTGATAAAGACGCATACGAGGAAGCAGAAAGTTGGGTAAGGACTACGGTAAAAAATATTCGTGACTGTGAGGAATATCCTGCGGAACGAGACGAGTTTTACTGCAAAAACCTTTGTGGATTTTCGAAAAACTGCCCATACGCTGCAAAAGACGAGGTGAGTGACGATTGAATGTGCCGAGAGAACTGATTGAAAAGGCAAAAGAAAAACTTGGCGACAGAAATTTTGAGCTGATTATGGATGGCTTTGGAGTTAAGGATTTTGATTCAGTTCATAAACGGTGTTGCTGCCCAATCCATGCAGAGAACACACCATCCTTTATATTTTCTCCTAAGACAAACAGTTGCCATTGCTTTGGCGCTTGCGGGAGAAACTATGATGTTATTGATGCTTTCATGCATCAGGGACTCACATATATGCAGGCTGTTCAAAAGCTGTTTGAGCTTGCCGGCGTAGCTTACGGGTTTGGCGAATTAGGCGTTCGAACAAAACGGTCGTATAACTATCCTAAACCAGAGCAGAACGAGGTAAAGGACGCTGTGTATGCCTATTTGGCAAAACGAAAAATCAGCAAAGAAACCGTAGACTATCTTGATATTCGCCAAGATTCTAAAGGAAACATCGCATTTAACTACTACGACCTTAACGATACTCTTACGATGGTTAAATACCGTCCGACGAGAAAAATAGCACACGGTGAAAATAAGAACTGGTGCCAACAAGGTGCGGACACAACTCCAATATTGTTTAATATGAACCGCATCAATGTCGATCAGCCGTTGCTTATTACAAGTGGAGAGCTTGATTGTGCTGCAGCGGTTGAGGCGGGGTTTATCAATGCCGTTTCAATTCCTCTCGGCGACGGAAACACTCATTGGATTCCGGAATGCTAGGATTGGTTGGAGCAGTTCAAAGAAATCATTATTGCTCACGACAACGATGAATCAGGTTTAAAATTTGTCAAAGAAGTAGTGCCTCGTTTGGGTAGTTGGAGATGCAAGATTGTCAATATCCCAGAATATTACGAAGATGAAGAAGGCAAAAAACACTCCGTAAAAGATATAAATGAGATGCTTTACTTCTTCGGCAAAGATAAGGTCTTAGAAGCTATTGTCAACGCTCAGGATAGCCCAGTTCCATCGCTCGTCGATTTTGCTGATGTAGAAGATGTTGATCTAACAGATATAGATGGCATTCGGTTTGGCATTGATGCTTTGGACAAAGAATTGATGAGGCTGTTCTATGGAAGCTTTACTATTATTTCAGGGACACCTGGCTGTGTCGATTGTGAAACGGAATTTTTCACGGGCACAAAATGGAAGAAGATTTCGGAATGGAAGCCCGGCGATAAGGTTCTGCAATATAACGCGGATGGTACAGCTGGGTTGGTTACTCCTTTGCAGTATCACAAATATCCCGAGGAAACCTTCTATCATCTAAAAACTCACACAGGAATAGACCAGATGCTTTCGATTGAACATAATATTGTGTACTTCACTTCAAAGGGAAACTTAGCTAAAAAGCCAATGAATGAATTGCTTGATATGCATGAAAAATCGGCACGAGGTTTTCCAGGTAAGATACCAGTGACTTTCTCATACTCGGGCTCGGGGATAGATTTGACGGACGCTCAAATTAGGGTTATGTGTGCGGTGATAGCGGATGGACATTTTGCTAAGCACAGCGAAAAAGCAAAGACCTACAATAGAGCGAGACTGAATATTAAGAGGAAAGACAAACAGGAACGGCTCCGTAAGCTGCTTAGTGAGGCAGGAATTCCATAGGACGAAAAAAGATGGAACAACAGGGATTCTGAATACATAAACTTTCTATTTGAATCACCGGTTAGGACAAAAGTGTTCCCAAGCGAATGGTATGAATGCAGCAAACATCAGCTCGAAATAATTGTTGATGAGGTTAAGTATTAGGATGGATATATATCAAAGGGATCTACTCAATTCTTTACTACGGTAAAAGAGAATGCTGATTTCATTCAATTTGCGATGACTTCACTTGGGCATAAGGCTAGTATGCATGTTGATGATAGAAGAGGACAGCCACAAGGTAAATATGTCAGAAAGTCCATATGCTATACCGTACATATGGCACAAGGAAGTAAATGCCTTGGTTTGCAAAGTGACGCCAGAGGTAAAATTGAGATCAAGCCGACCAAGGCGAGCGACGGGTACAAATACTGCTTCACGGTGCCATCTGGAATGTTGGTTTTGAGAAGAAACAACTGCATCAATATCACAGGCAACTCCGGGAAGACATCTTTCTTGTACCAGTTAATTTGTCAAGTACTCGACCAAGAGAAAAACTGCTGGGTGTATTCAAAGGAACTGCCGGCGTGGATGAGCCGCAACTGGCTTATGTACCTATTGGCTGGGAGACGCCACCTCGTGGAATATGTTAGTCCAGAAGGTGCTACATACTATCGAGTTAAGCCGGAGGCGAAGAAGAAAATATCCGATTTCTATCGCGGAAAGCTCATGCTGTATAAAGATGATTGGAGCAACGATGTAAAGTCGATACAAGATTCGATGATAGACTCGGTTCGTAAGTATGGCAGTAAACTATTTCTACTTGACAACATGACGACTATTGACCTCGGAGCCAATGACGATAACAAGTGGCAGAAACAAACCGAGCTCGTCAACTGGCTGATTCAGTTCAGTATGAAATACAATGTTTGTACTATATTGGTTTGCCATCCGAGAAAGATGCAAGACCTTACGGAAAATGTTGGCCTGTATGAGTTGAGCGGTACGGCAAATTTAATCAATCTGGCGCACAGAGCTATTAGCCTTAGACGAATAGGGAAGAAAGAAAAGGCTGGTATTCCAAACGCAAAGGGTGACGGGTGGGTTAAGCCACCATGCCCATACGATGTGGTCGTCAGCGTTCAGAAAGACCGCTTAAGAGGTCGAGCAAATCTCGAGTGCGGCTTATATTACGATGTGCCGTCTCGGCGGTTCTTTACGAAGCCGGAAGAGTTTGAGCACAATTACGCTTGGGATACTACAGAATACATAGACCATGTGCCGTATCCAGTTGTTGATACGGAAGAAGAGATATTCGGAAAGTGAGGAGGTCATATGATTGTTTGTTTATCAAAATTATCACAAACATTCTTGGTTTACAAACCCTCGGATCTCCGATAGTACCGTAAACTACGAGGACTATGCCAAAAGAGCGGTGGAGCTTGGCCACGGCATTCTGTCCTCGTGTGAACACGGATACCAAGGGAGATACATCGAGGCTTACGAGGTGGCTAAAAAATATGGTCTCAAATTCCTTGAATCGGTTGAAGCCTATTAGGTCAACGACAGATTTGAGAAAGACCGTACTAATTGTCACATATTCATTGGAGCAAAGAATGAGAAAGGTCGAAGAGCGTTAAATAATGCTATGTCCGAAGCAAATGACACAGGCTTCTACGGACAGGCAAGATTAGATAAAGAACTGATTCTCTCTTTGCCACCCGATGATGTGTGGGTGACTTCTGCTTGCATTAAGTTTTGGGATTACGAAGATGTCGAGGATTTTGTTGCTGCATTGTTCGGACATTTTGGGCGCAACTTCTATTTGGAGGTTCAGTACCACAATACGGAGTCGCAGCGGGAACTGAACAAAAGAATCATCCGTATCCATAGAGAAAGTTGGATACCACTTATCATGGGATGTGATAGTCATTATATCTATCCTAAACAGGCGCAAGACCGGACAGACTATCTTGTTTCAAAAGGTCTTACTTATCCGCAAGAAGAAGGGTGGTATCTTGACTATCCTGATGGTGATGAAGCGTACCGGCGGTTTGCAGAACAGTGTGTGTTGTCTGACGGCGAGATAAGAGAAGCAATTGAGAACACGAATGTGTTTTTGCAAGTTGAGGAGTATGACTCGCCGATATTCAACAAAGATATCAAGATGCCGTCTCTGTATTTGGATAAACCTCAAGAGGAACGAGATGAAATCTATAAGCAACTCATTAGGAATGGATTTAAGGCTTACTCAAAAGGCATTCCTCCAGAAAAGCGGAAACATTACATTGATGAAATTGCAAAGGAAGTTCAAACCGTAATTGACACTAAGACGGCGGACTACTTTATCATTAACCACGAAGTAATTAAGCAAGGCAAGAAAAACGGCGGCCATTTGACGAAAAGTGGTCGTGGCAGTGCAGTTAGCTTTGTTACGAATATGCTTCTTGGCTTTACGGAAGTAGACCGTATTGCGGCTACAGTCAAGATGTACCCAGAACGATTTATGTCTACAGAAAGAATATTGCAGAGTGGATCTCTGCCCGATTAAGAATATGGAAAACAAAAAGTTTTATGTTTATGTGTGGTTTATCGTATCAACAGGTGAAATCTTTTATATTGGAAAAGGGAGCGGCAGAAGATATAAATCTCTAAGTAGTAGGTCGCGTAGATTTATGAAAGTGTTAGAAGAACATGAGTGCTCTTCAAGAATTGTTAAATTTTTTGATAACGAAGATGATGCCTTATTGAAAGAAGCTCAATAAACCTACACGAACAGCGGCAAAACTTCACTGGATAACCATATAAGGTCGCCTTATATAGTGATATATATTGAACAACTCGGAATAACAGGGAACCCCCTTAGAGATGCAAGTGCCAAGCGCAATCGAAAGAAAAGCGTGGCAAGACTAATCATCTTGGTATGGCAACAAGCTTGTATATTGGGCAATCCTGTGGCACAGCCCTAAGTTACAAATAATATGGGAAGGCCGCAACGACTACCAACGAGCATCCGAGATAATATCAACGATGGTGGTATAGTCTATGCCCTGCACAAATATGTCGAAAGACAGGGTAGTAACAGATTGACTTTAATGTAGACAATCAGGAGCCATTTGCTTTGGCTCAAAAACAGGTTCTTGGTGATGACCATGCATATCCGATGATTGCATACGGCACAGCAAAGGCATCTGCCGCATGGAAACTGTACGCAAAATCACAGGGTGTCCCGTTTGAGCTTGCCAACGAAGTGTCTGAGCAGATAAAGAGATATGAAACTGCTCTTAAACACACAGATGAAGATGAAAAAGAAGACATTGATGTACATAAATACATCGACAAACAATATTGGGAGGTATTCGATAAGAGCAATGATTTTCGAGGCTTGATATCAAGCTGGAGTATTGCACCTTGCTCCTACCTCCTGTATCAAGGAAGTATTCGAGAGGAGATTGGCTTGGTGAGAATCAAGGACAATCTCTGTTGCCTGATGGACGGCCATTGGGCAGAAGAATATCACTTTCTTAAGAATGATTTGCTTACGGTAAAGGTTGTAGACCTGATGTATAAGGTCTTCGACAGAATAGGAATAGATCCTCCGAGTGTCACGGAGCTCTTAGAAATGTGTCCTCCGAATGATCCGGCATGGGATGTTTACGCCAAGGGTGCAACTATCGGTATCAATCAGGTCGAAAAAACAGGCACAACAGCTCGCGTTGCGAAGTATCACCCGACCAACATTTCGGAGCTTTGCGCATTTGTGGCAGCAATAAGACCGGGTTTTGCAAGCATGTACAAGACATTCGAAAGCCGCCAGCCGTTTAAGTACGGGGTCAAATCTTTCGATGAGCTAATACAGACAGAGGAAATGCCGAACAGTTTTGTGCTATATCAGGAGATGGAGATGGCGGCGCTGCATTATGCCGGCATACCAATGTCAGAGTGCTACACGGCCATTAAGAATATCGCCAAGAAGAGAGTAGAGAAAGTTCTAGCGTATAAGGGCACATTCATCTCTGGATTTGCAAATGCAATTATGCGAGACGAGGGCAAACCGGAAGATGCGGCGAAAGAACTTGCGGGAGAGTTGTGGACGATCATTGAAGATTCCAGCCGGTATTCCTTCAATGCATGTGTTAGCGGAGACACAATTATAAGACAATGGAACACACGGATGGAAACTGTCGAAACAATGTACAATGCCATGCACAACAACACGCACTATCTCCACGAGGTATATGCAAGACATGGATACGGATATGGATACTCTCTTGCTCCAATGGGCTTGTACAAAAATAGAATAGTCGATATCCGGTTTGCTGGAGTACAACGCCTCTATAAGGTGACGCTTGAAAACGGGAAAGGTACATATATCAAGTGTACGGAAAATCACAAGTTTCCAACACCATACGGTATCAAAGAACTGTCAGAACTGTCTGTTGGAGATGAGCTTTATTGGATGTCAAATGAAATGATCTATCAGATCAAAATTGACAGGATCGCTCCACAGGCGTTGCGCAAGAAAATTATTTCAATTGAGGATTTCGGAGAGGCTCCTACATATGATGTCGAGATGGCTGAACCTGACCATAACTTTGCCACAGAAACAGGCATCATCACATCAAACTCGCACTCCTATTGTGTGTCATTGGATAGCTTGTACGGCGCTTGGCTCAAAGCTCATCATCCGGTTGAGTTCTACGAGGTTTTCATAAACCAGATGGAAGAAAAGGGCGACAAAGACAGGGCTCAAGACGCCAAGAGAGAGGCTGAGGAATACTTCGGTATTAAGTTCTTGCCATATAGATACGGACAGGATAATAGGGCTCCCATTGCAGATGTGGAGAAACGCATCATAACCAAGTCGCTTACATCGGTCAAAGGCTTTGGCAAGACTCTCGCTCGTGAATTATATCAGTGTAGTAAAAATGATTTCAAGTATTTCGTTGATGCTCTGAAATGGCTCGATGAAAGATCCATCAAGGAGGCAAAAGTAACTCCTCTTATTCAAATCGATTACTTCCAACAATTCGGAAACAGTGCAGAGCTGTCTCGAATAATGCGAATGTTTGATTTCTTTAAGCAGGGAACAATGAAGACGATTCGAAAAGAGAAGCTTGCTGGTTCTGAATTAGAGCATATTGTTGCCAGACATGCAACAGACCGCAATGTGAAAAACGAGGAGCTGAAAACCTACACAATTACGGATATAACAGCTATTCTCCATGAATGCGAGGACTATATTAAAAGCCTCAATATCTCTGAAATTAACCTTAAAGTTAAAATGCAAAACCAGCTCGATATACTTGGCTATATTGATATTAAGACGGGAGTGCCAGAGGATAGACGAAAGTTAATAGTAACTGATTTGGTACCATTAAAATCTAAAGCTTCTGGCGAAGTTTGGGGTTATGCCTGTTTTACTCGTTCAGTGGGAACAGGGAAGAACGCGAGATTAACAATCAGAACAGCTACATATAACAGGAACAAAATCAGCAAGGGAGACATTATATACGCTTCTGATGTCCAAAAGAATCAAAGCGGATATTGGTATCTCATTAAGTACGAAAGGGTTGAATGATATGAATAGAGAGCAGAAACGAGCTCTTGTTAAAAATAAAAAAGCACGAAAGCTTCTTGAGCAGATGCTGATGGATGTTGATCGTCAAAAGGCGGAAACATCTATCCCAGAAGGGGCAAAAGTGCGGCTTCGGTATGATAGAATTCATGGTTCAGAGAAGTGGAATGATTTATCTCAGAGATATAAAGACTTCATTGAAGAAAACAAGGGCAAGGAATTTACAGTCGAATATGATGAGAGATTCAAAGACCGTCCTCTTGTTGTGTGCCTTAAAGAAGACCCTTCCGAGGTTAAATGGTTGTTTAGCGTTCTTGATTTGGAGGTAGTTAAATGAATGTTCAGTTGCTTGCACATACTCCTGAGCCAGAAAAACTAATAACAACTGCAGCAAAGCTATGCTACTCAAAAACGAACGCATGTGGCATCTACGAGAAACTAACCGAAGAAAATGTGGACAAGTTTATTAAGATGCTTGCCGATCTCGGCCATGAGAGTCCTCTTGAACATGCATCATTCACATTCGCTATTGATGGCGTATCTCGTTCCTTGCTGGCACAGATCACTCGTCACCGTATTGCTTCGTTCAGTGTACAGAGTCAGAGGTATGTGAACCTTGGAGACACTTTTGAGTACATTACGCCGCCCGTTATAGCCTCAAATTCGATGTATAAGGAGCTTTATGATGAAGCAGTAAACGAGTCGTTCGAGGCATACAAAACGCTTACAGCGGCAATTACGGCTGACTTGGTGACGAATGGAATGGAACGAAAAAAGGCTGAGAAGATAGCTATAGAAAACGCAAGAGCTGTACTTCCAAATGCCTGCGAAACGAAGCTGATTGTTACAATGAATGCCAGAGAGCTGATGCATTTCTTCAATAAGAGATGTTGCAATCGTGCCCAGGATGAGATCAGGGCGTTGGCGGATGAAATGCTTCGGCTTTGCAAAGAAGTTGCTCCGATTTTGTTCTCTCACGCAGGAGCACCGTGTGTCTCCAGCGCTTGTCCAGAAGGTAAAATGAGTTGCGGCAGTCCGAGAAAGGGGTAATATTCATGGAAGACAAAGTTAGAAAACACGAAAGAATTTGTAAAGAACTCAACAGCATATATGAGCGCAAAAACAAAGATTATGGAGACTCGTTTGGTAGGTCATTCATCGAATATGGAATGACGATGCCATGCATCCGTCTCGAAGATAAGCTTCAGCGGGTAAAGAATCTTGTCCGAAACGGCAGCGCAGCGGTTAATGACGAGTCAATAGACGACACACTGCTTGACCTTGCCAACTATGCAATCATGACCCTTATCGAGAGGGGGTATGGAGAATGAAGAAGCTTTCTGTGCTCAAGAAGAACGGTAACACTGTAGATTTCGAACCGCAAAAGATTAAGAACGCAATTCGCAAGAGTGCGGAGCGGGTCTGTGTTACCCTTACCGATAAGGAAGAAGACAAAGTGGTCGCTTTTGCGAAGCGCAGAATGTCCGAGTATGAGCAACCGGTGCCGGTAAGCATTGTTCACAATGTAGTAGAATGTGCCCTTGATACAGTTAACCCATCCGTGGCTAAATCGTACAGGGAATATCGGGACAATAAGTCATCTTTTGCTTCTATGCTTGATAGAGTGTACAACAAAAAACTGTCACTTAGCTTCGTAGGAGATAGAAGCAATGCCAACGCTGATTCCGCATTGGTGACGACGCAAAAGGCCATTGTGTACAACGAGCTGAACAGCGAACTGTATAAAAAGTTCTTCCTCACAAGCGAAGAACGGCAGGCGATGAATGAGGGATACATCTATATCCACGATAGAGGGAGCAGGCTGGATAGTGTCAATTGCTGCCTCTTTGACATGGGAGCTGTACTTAAAGGCGGATTCTTCATGGGGAACCTTGATTACCAGGAGCCCAAAACACTTGATGTGGCATTTGATCTTGTAGGCGATATTGCAATGAACGCAGCATCGTGCCAGTATGGTGGGTTTACGATAAGTGAGGCCGACAAGCTTCTCGCTCCTTACGCCGAGATGAGTTTCAAGAAATATTACAATGAATATGTTTCGCTCACACACAAAGACGGCAAGGCAGCTGAAAACTGGGCGTTTGGAAAGGTGGCCAGAGACGCTGAACAGGGTTTTCAAGGCTGGGAAATGAAATTCAATTCTGTGGCTTCAAGCCGTGGAGATTATCCCTTTACCAGTATTTCTTTTGGACTCGGAACGAGTAAATTTGAAACAATGCTTTCATCAGTCTGTATGGCAGTAAGAAGAGACGGGCAGGGAAAGCCAGGTTTCAAACACCCGGTTCTTTTCCCTAAGCTGAGTTTCTTCTATGATGAGAACCTGCATGGTGAAGGCGGTGAACTCGAATGGCTGTTTGATGAGGCAATCGAATGTAGCAAAGCCGCCATGTATCCTGACTACATCAGTTGTACAGGCGACGGGTATGCTCCAAGCATCTATAAAAAATATGGAGTCACGATCTCTAGAATGGGTTAAGAATTGGTAGCTCATGTAAAACTTCGTGAACGCATATCAAAGCGGTGTCGATTTAACGAATTAGTAAGCGTAGGAAATGACGCTGAATAAATCGGCTAACGGGGGAAACCTGTTCATACAGACAATCCCGTGTTAATATTCTTTGTTTCAGAAGAAGAAAATGTAGAGACTATCGAAAGCATAGCATAAGAGAAAAACTTATGTAAAGAAGCGAGTAGAGTAGGGTAGAGATTGATACTATCCGAAGCGCGAAGCGGTGTGCAGGAGTAGAAATTCTGTACATTGAAGATATAGTCCTGTGCTGAAATGCACAATGCCGGGCAAATTTAAGTCCATGGTATGAACGAGGCGGTATGGAACCCGCCGATGAGAACGATAAACCCGTATATGAGGGACGCTGCAACTTGGGAGCAATCTCGTTGCACTTTCCAATGATTGTTGCAAAGGCTCAGCAGGAGAACAAAGATTATTACGAGGTTCTCACGTATTATCTCGACCTTTGCAGAGCGATCCATAAGAGAACATTCAGTTACCTGTCACATAAGAAAGCAGGAACCAATCCTCTGGCTTTTTGTCAGGGTGGATTCTTGAACGGTCGTTTAGATCCAGAGCAGGAGCTTGGTGAAGACTTCCTGCGCCCGATGACAATGAGTTTTGGTATTACAGCGCTGAATGAAGCCAGTGTATTGTACTGTGGCAAATCCATTGCAGAGGATAATACATTCGCAATTGACACTCTAAAATTCATTAACGCTTACGCCGACAGATATAAAAAGGAAGATGGAATACTCTATGCTTTGTACGGCACCCCTGCAGAAAGTCTCTGCGGGCTCCAAATAGAACAGTTCCGTAAAAAATATGGCATTATCAAAGGCGTCTCTGATAGGCCATACACAAGTAACTCATTCCATTGTGGAGTTTGGGAAGACATAAGCCCAATCCAAAAGCAAGACATTGAATATCCAATGTTCCATCTTTGTAATGGTGGTAATATTCAGTATTGCAGATATACAACCGACTACAACACGGAGGCAATGAAAACTCTCATCAGACGAGCTATGAAGATGGGTTTCTACGAGGGCATCAATATGCAACTCGATTATTGTGAAGACTGCGGTGCTTCTTTTATCGACAAAGATGAATGTCCTAAATGTGGCAGCACGAATATTACACGAATAGAAAGAATGAATGGATTAGCATAATAGTCCATATAAAACGGTAGAAACTGCGGGAAAGTCCTTAGAGCTTCATGAGCCACAACGAAACTGGAAACGGTAAGCGTGAAGGCGGCACATCGAAAGAACAGACCATAAAAATCATGAAGATTGGATAACCGAGGGTGGAAGTCCCTCAGACGCAACGCCGACCCTAAACCATATGGTATGGGTAACGCTCAACGACTATAACACCGCCTTGATTGTATAGTCTACTCCCCTAATAAATATCGGGAAACCGAGGGTATAAAGGATTTAGGTTACAGCAAAGTTAAGGGAAGAACGATGTATGCGGATCACAAATTAGCAGAATTTGCTGAAAGGAAGTCAATGTAATGAATTACATCAAGATTGACAACTGCAACATGAATAACGGCTCGGGGCTCAGATGTGTGATCTGGGTCTCCGGCTGTGAACATCATTGCAAAAATTGTTTTAATCCGGAAACATGGGACGCTAATGTCGGCTCAGATTTTGGAGAGAAAGAATAGAGCATGATATGTGATACACTATCGCAAGACTGGTGTTCTGGTATTACATTGACTGGCGGCGACCCTCTGTCCCTTGCAAATATTTGGGATACAATGCGTCTCATTGATGCCGTTAAAAAAGCATTCCCGAACAAGAACATTTGGGTTTACACTGGTTCCAGTTGGGATACTGTGAAGCGAAAACCGGGTATTGAGAATATCGATGTCTTGGTTGATGGAGAATACATAGATGAACTCAAGTCACCGGATAAGCATTGGGTAGGTTCCAGCAATCAGAATGTGATAGATGTAAAAGTGTCGATAAGAGAGAACAAGTTAGTATTATGGAAAGAAGGCTAAAAAGATGGAAGACAAGGTAACAATTAAAATCAAGTATTTATCAAAGGATATTGATGACCTCAAATACATAGACGGCAAGAGCGATTGGATTGACCTGCGTTCTGCGGAAACGGTTGAGATGAAGGCGGGCGATTTTAGGCTCATTCCGCTGGGTATAGCCATGGCGTTGCCGGAAGGCTATGAAGCGCACATTGCACCCCGCAGTTCTACATTCCGCAACTATGGAATCATTCAGACCAACTCCGTTGGAGTTGTAGATGAATCATATTGCGGCGATGAAGACGAGTGGAAACTGCCAGTCTATGCAACGAGAGACTGCCGAATTGAGATGAACGACAGAGTTGCACAGTTCAGAATTATGAAGCACCAACCTGCGATTGATTTTGAGGAATGTACAAGACTTAATAAAGAATCTCGAGGTGGGTTTGGTTCAACAGGGAGGAAGTAATATGAATTGTACGGTGCCAATTTAGGAGAAGTCAAACCTGACCCTTGAAGAAGCCGCGGCTTACTTTGGGATTGGGATATGCAAGCTGCGGGAGATAACCAATGAACCGAATTGCAACTTCGTCCTGTTTGTGGGAAGCAAGAGATTGATAAAGAGAGTTCCCTGCGAAAAATGGTTGGCTCAGGCATATTCAATATGACCTCATGGACAGAAAAGCCCCGATGTGATATAATATCTTTCGCATCGGGGCTCCGAAAGAAAGGAGCCTATCATGGAACGCAGAAAAGACAGTAAAGGACGAGTATTGAAGAAAGGAGAGAGCGAAAGAAAGGACGGGAGGTACCAATACAGGTATAATGATGCTTTTGGCGCACGGAAAACGGTATATGCTAATGGTTTGAACGAACTTCGCGACTTAGAAAAACGGATTGAAAAAGACATCGGAGATGGAATCGACTATAGTAAAGGGCAAATGACGGTTTACGAGCTTGTAGAAAGGTACCTTTCACTAAAGCAGGGAGTGCGTTATAATACAAGAATAGGATACAACTTTGTTAGTAACATACTCGGAAAAGAGCCATTTAGTCAATTAAAAGTATCAAATGTCAAAGTGTCAGATGCTCAGAAATGGATTATAAAAATGTACAACGATGGGAAGGGATATAGCACTTTGTCGTCTATTTGCGGAGTAGTTAAACCAGCGTTTCAAATGGCGTGCAACGAGGATGTCATTAGGAAAAACCCTTTTGATTTCAAAATTACGGATGTAGTTCCCAACAATTCAAAGAAAAGAGAAGCTCTAACAGAAGATGAACAAATCGAATGGTTATCATTCATTAAGAACGATAAAACATACTGCAAGTATTATGATGAATTTGTTGTTCTACTTAATACTGGAATGCGTGTGAGTGAATTTTGCGGTCTTACCAGTAAGGATTTGGATTTTAACAATAGAAAAATAAATGTTGATCACCAGCTTGTCAGAGAACGAAATGGGAAATACTATGTTGAAAAAACAAAAACACAAGCGGGTTGTCGTTTTATACCAATGACGAACGAAGTATTCCAAAGCCTTAAACGGATAATAGAGAACCGACCAAAATTGAAAATTGAACCATTTGTAGATGGATATACAGGATTTATCTTAGTTGATAAGAATGGGAACCCAAAGATTGCGCTCCATATTGAAAATGAAATAAGGTGGTCTTTGAAAAAGTATAAAAAGCTGTTTCCAAACAAACCACCAATTATTGTAACTCCACATGTTCTTCGCCATACATTTTGTACAAATATGATAAATGCCGGGATGGACGCAAAGAAACTTCAGTATTTAATGGGACATTCCGATGTCAGCACGACATTAAATATTTACACTCACATGGGGTACGAAAAGGCGTCAGAACAAATGCTAAAAATCTATGAAAATGCAAACTGA